CTTCACCGTGAAGATCGGAAAGAAGGAATACGAGGACTTCGAGGCCGCCTTTAACGGTGTTGATGAAGGGCTGATCTCAGCAATGGACAGCGCAGCATCGGGTATCAAAGCGGCCCTGGCTTCGGCCCTCCGTGAAGTTGCTGCCAAGATAGCCGCCCGGCACGGCGAGCAGTGGAGCGGCATCCCGGACGGAAGCCAGCCGAACCTGTTCTCCAAGACGGGAAGTGGGCTTCGGTCGGTCCTTGAAAGCATCGAAGTGATGGGCGGTGCGACCATTGAGAGCATCGTTGGCGTGATTAGTGCGGGCGGCCTATCCTGGCATGAGTTTGGCGCGGAGCCAAAGCCCAAGGGCAAGTACATGGTGATCCCACTTCCGGCAGCGATGGATAGCCGTGGTGTTCCGATCTATCCCAGCCCCCGGGCTTGGTACAACACCTTCATCCGAATGTCTAAACGCGGAAACTTGATTATTTTTCAAAAGCGCGGTAACTCGATTGTTCCACTGTATTTGCTCAAGACAGACGCTCCAAGACCACCAAGGCTTGGTATGTCCGAAGCCCTTACCGAAGAGCTTGGTTTCTTTCAGGCTAGGCTGATCGAACAGATCGACGAAGCAATGGGAAAGTGGAGAATGTAATGGCAAGCGTAATCTCAGTCCGCGAGGACATTATGGAATACCTTGTCGCAGTGTTCCAAGGTGTTGCCCCGGGTGTTGTAGTCGGTGAGCAGACATACTCCACCGCCTTCGACGTGGTATCACGCTTCCCATTCAGAGGCCAAGACCAATTGATGAACTGTGAAATTTCGATTATTGACCTCAAAGAAAAGAAGAAGCAGGTAATGCTCTATCAGGACTGCTTCCTAATGGTGACAACCGAGTTCCGTTACCGCTTGCAGCTTGGTGACGATCCGCTCACGGAAGCAAACAGGGTGCTATCTGACATCCAACTGGCGATGCGTAGCGACATCACCTGCGACGCGAAGTCACTTAATGTGACAGAACTTTCAAACGAGCTTGATCCTGAACATGGCGGCATCCATATAGTGGGTGGCATCGCCTTCTGGGAGATACGCTACAGACACCGTTGGGATGACCCTCGTCGGATGGTCGGCCAGTGACTTTGAAACCAGTTGCAAGGAGAGCAACCAATGTTGACGCAACGTGCCGTGGTCCTGGCCAAGCTGGAGACCACCTTCGGAACTGACGCGAGCCCGTCGCCCACCGTGGACGCCGTACTCGTTGAGGCTCCCGATTACCAACTCGACCCCAACATCCTGGAGCGCAAGTTCGTTCACTACGATCTGTCCACCATTCCGCACTTGGTCGGCCGCAAGTTGGCGAAGTGCGCGTTCGTGACGGAACTTCGTGGTAACGGCCTCGGCGCAACCGGCCTTGTTGCGAACCTGCCCAAGATTGCGGTTCTGCTTCAGGGCTGCGGTATGGCGGCCACTGCCTTGACCGGTTCTACGTGCGTTTACCCGCCGATGCCGTCTCTGGACAACAGTGCGTCCGAGCCTGCGATCGCCTGGGCCGAGACCCTTGCTACCGCCCCGACATGGGCCGGTATGAACCTGTATAGGCTCACCGTCATGACTGGCGGCGCTTCAGGGACGGCCACCATCGCAATCCAGTCTACCAACCCGGCTTTGGACACCACTGACACCTCTTCGGCTCCGGCTGCTATCACCTCTGGCTCCCCGATCACTCTGGGCACCTCGACGGCAACTGTCGCCCCGACCTGGACCGGCTCGCTCGTTGCGGGTAGCCAGTACTTCGTGCTGGTGGTTCCGAAGAGCGTGGTGCTTTCCCCGGTCAGCACCTTGTTCCAGTCGCTTACCCTCTACATCTATCTCGACGGTGTTCTGTGCAAGATGACCGGCGCGATTGGCACCTACAAGGTGTCGGCTGATGCGGGCGCCTACCCCAAGATCACGTTCGACTTCGTGGGCCAGTACATCACCCCTATCGATGCTGCCCTGCCGGTGAATGCGGTCTATGAGAGCACTCTGCCTCCGGTGGTCCAGACCTCTGGCTTCACCTGGAATGGCAACAACAGCCTTGTCGCGGCCCAATGGACCATCGACATGGCCAACAAAGTGGTGCAGAGGCCCGATATCAACGGGACCGATGGTTATCTCGGTTCGACTATTACCTCTCGCGACCCGAGCGGTGGGTTCAACCCGGAAGCGACCACGGTCAGCACCAACAACAGCGATGTCAATGCTTTCGATGACTTCGCCACCTCCCGGCAGAAGACCTTTGTGGTCCAGGCAGGCAACACCTCGGGGAACATCGTCGGTGTGTACGGCCCCCGTGCCCAGATGTCGGCTCTGAAATACGCCGACCGCGAAGGCATCCGGGTGTACGACTACACGATTAAGTTCCGTCGCAACAATGGCAACGACGAATTGCAGCTATTCTTCATGTAAGCCGCATCGTTGTTGTTGACAACCTCCCTGTCAAGAGCCACATATTGTGCAACACTTGACGGGGCTTTTGTATCTCTGTCAACCGGCGTGAAACCGGTTTCAACTTTCCAAAGGGGCAGTATCATGGCGATTAAGGCACTCACGCTCGCGGCCACCAAAACCCACGAGCTTTCCCGTGACCCGGACAAGGGCACTCCGCAGGCCACCCGTTTCAGGCTCGGCGTCTTGGACAGCCGTGTGATTGGGCATCTTCGCGATAACAGCGCCACCATCCAGTACGATGAAGGCGACCGGTCCCGGGTTTCGACCAAAGTCAACAACTCGGCCGTCGAATTTGAGACCGTTCAGTTCGGCCTCAAGGGCATCGAGAACTTCAAGGATGACGCGGGCAATGACGTGCCGTTCCGCACCGTCAAGAAGACCCTCGGCTCCCGCCAGTACGATGTTGCGGACCCAGCCCTCGTGGCTCAGTTGGGCATCTTCGACATTCACGAGTTGGCTTTCGAGATCACGCGCATCAATGACGTGACCGAGACAGAAGCAAAAAACTGAGACAGGCGGTCATAGCGAATGAACTTCTCCCTGAGTTCAGTTGCTCAAAGTGTACCGCCCAGCAAAAGGTCGTCAGAGGGTGTGATACGGATGCACGGCAACCTCGAATGGTTCTTGATGATGTCGAGCTTGTGCGGTGCATCCGGCGACCCATACTAGATGACCCCCAGTTCTATACTGAGGTATTCAGAATGTACCGAGCCTATAAGCAGGGAAACTATCCCGAGGACGGTGGGCTACTTTCACAACCTGGGCGCCTAATGCTTCTGTTCTCTGTGGTCGATCAGGCAATCAACTACTGCGATCATGAGCGGGCAGAAAAAGAAAAGCTTAAACGCAAAAGAGCAATGCGCGTCTAGGAGGGTGTGAGATGGCCGTGAACACAATTGATTTTGTCGTGAAGATGACGAATGAAGCATCCTCGGTACTGCGTAACCTCGGAGCAGACTTCCAATCCCTCGGTAGAATTGCGAACACGCTCAAGGAGCAGCTTGACGCAACAGCCGAGGGGTTTGCTTCTATTGACCGGGCGGCCACCACGACTGTGGCGAAGTGGGAGACCGTGAGCCGCACCATGACGGCTGTCAAGACGGCTTCAACAGAGATGAATGCCAGCCTAGAAGGCTCGGCGCGGGCAATGACCAGCTTGTCTGGAGCCCTACAGACGTCCCTTGAGGCCAGGACAGCGGGCGTGACCCGGCTGGCCAGTGCAATCTCCCGTCTGACCTCTTCGACCGGTGGCCTCGCTGGAGCAAACACTGAAATTGCGCGTCTCGGCACAAGCCTTGAGACCCTGGTGGGTGCGACCTCCCGAATTGCGCCCCAGATGCGGGCGTTCCAAACGACCATGCGCGGTGTGAGCCGGGCCATCGAACAGACCACGGGTGCGGCAAACGGTATGGGCTCAGGCATCACCGAACTCGACCGCATGTCCATCGCTATGGAGCGTCTCGCTCAGGCGACCACCGTGATCACCCCGGTTGGGCGGGCGTTCTCTTCCATCCGTACCGCTGCCAATAACCTGGGTAGCTCGGTCGCTACCATCGACGCCCTCGCCGTTGCAATGGACCGGATGGCCCTCAGCACCGGTTCGATGCTTGCCGTACCTGCGGCCTTCCAACGGCTGGCAAATGACATCCGTGCGGAGACCGCTGTCATTCGGCGCGAGATCGCTGATGTCAACTCGGTGTTCTCCCAAGGCACCCCTGCGGCCAGGAGCTATGTCACCGCGCTCGATGCCGTGGTCAAGCACTTCAAGGACATCATCGCCCTTGGGAGCGCAACTGCAACGGCCATTAACTCGGTCAATCTCGCCATGGCCCGGCAGACCGTTGCCACGGCCGGCGGTGGTGATATCGGCACTTCTATGAAGGTTGCCTCCCACGAGGCTGAAAACCTGGGGTACGCTCTTGAGCACGCCACCCGCCGGGTGAGCGGCCTTCACGAAGGCATCGCCGGTATCGTTGCGCTGATGGGTGCGGGTGTCGTGGTCGAGCGGCTGATGGGCTGGTCGGAGGCGATGGCCCACGTTCAAGCCATCACCATGTCCACCAAAGAGCAAATGGCAGACTGGGAAAGCGCGGCCCGGCAGATTGGTGTCACCACAGAATACAGCGCCGTTCAAGCTGGGAACGCCATGGAGAGCCTTGCGCGTGCGGGCATCACCGGGGCAGGGGCGCTTACCGCAATCATCCCAGTGACCAACCTAGCCCGACTGAGTGGGCAATCCTTTGAGGACACGACCAAGGAACTCGTCCAGATCATGGGAGACTACGCGATCAGTCTCGACAAGGTGTCCATCGTTACTGACGTGCTGGCTGTCACGACCAAGCACTCTCTGGCCACCATGGCAGACATGGTTGTGTCCTTCAGGTACGTGGGTGCCACGGCGGCTGAAGCGGGTATCTCCGTCAACGAAACCGCCGCTGCCCTTGCGGTACTAGCCAACGGCGGCGTGCGCGCAAGCACGGCTGGTACGGGCCTGCGCGGCATGTTCACGGCACTTGTCAACCCAACCTCGAAGGCCCAACAGGCTTTTGAGGACCTGGGTCTATCGATGGACCAGATGGACGTGCAAGCGCGCGAGGTTACTTCCCCGGGCCACGGCCTTGAGAACATCATGCGCGACCTCAAGGCGGCTGGGGCCGGGACCAAGGAACTCCAGGAAATCTTCGGCAAGTGGTCTATGAACGCTGCCGGCATCGTCATGGCCGCAGTGGGGACCGGAAAGTTTGCGGAAGCCTTTGAGCGCACCAACCACGCCATCGGTGAGGCCGCCAAGATCGGCCAGACCTATGCCGACAACCTGCAAAGCGATTGGCTGCGTCTCAAGGCCGTCTTCACCGAAGCCACTATTGAGCTTGGCGACGGCGGAATGAATGACGCTATCCGTGGCATCTTGCAGGGTAGCCGTGCCATCCTCCTGATCTGGGAAGGTATCGTCACAGAGGGGGATGCGGCTTACGAGCAATATCACCGTATTGCACAGGTCATTGAAGACATTGGCGTTGGACTTGCTGCGCTTGCGGTTGGGGGACTGGTTGCCAAAGTCGCGGAAGTTGGATTGGCTTTCTTTTCGTGGCCCAGGGCCATCGCGATAGCTGCCGCTGCCTTGTGGGATGTCCGCGATAATACGGTCGAAGTACACGGGCATGTTATTTCGCTGGCTGGAGCTTTTGAAGCTGCGGCTGAAGCGGCAACACATATACACATGCCAGAAAACACTACATGGATTGACTTGTGGACAACAGGGATTGTCAACGCAGCCGTATTGGTAGTAAACAAGGTAATAGGAGCGTCGCGGGCTATCTGGGACGTTCTCTTGGCAACCTCCACAGCTATATGCAATCTGTTTGAAGGTGTCGTTCGCAGTATCATAGAACGGTTTATGGACCTCGGTACGGTGATCAGTAAACTCATGAGCGGGGACTTTGCGGGTGCAAACGAAGCAGCCGGACTTGCTCTCGGAAAGTCTATAACGACGGGAATTGGTAAGGCGTTTGACAGCCTCGGCGACGATATCACTAAGGCCATGAATACGGACTACCTGCACGACGCTGGTGTGGTCATTGCCAACACGGTTATCGGTGGGGTGGACGCTGCCCTTGGCGCCAGCGGTGGGGCGTTGACTGCTGCGGAGGAAGCAACCCGTAAGCGTCAAGAGGCGGCTCGCCAGGAAAGCGAGGATGCGTTCCAACGCCGTCTCCAACAGGAAGAGGATCAGAAGGCTGCACTGGGGGCCAGCCTGGAAGGCCAGGATGCCACGCGCCCTAGTTTTCTGTCGGCCAACCCTCGACTGCCCCGTGGTGCCGGTCATGATGACGAAGCGGATGACGGCTCCAAAAAGAAGGATCCATACGCGGATGCCATTAAGAAGGTTGCCCCCTTCATCGAAAAGCAAAAGGACTTGTCAGAGGCTATCGCGAAGGCGAGCGAGAAGCTGGCGATGGGTGATGCTGAACTGAAAAAGTACGGCATCACCACGGCCCAACTGAGTGAGGCAATCCAGGCTGCTGAAATCCGCGTGAAGGAAGAGACCGGCAGCTACGACAAACACATGGAGAAGATGCACCAAGACGCGGACATGATGAAGCTCACGTCCGATCAACGCCGCATTGCCACTGACGTTCTGAACCAGTACAATCAGAGCTTGGGCGAAGGAAAGATACTGACAGAAGACCAGATGAAGGCAATGGCTGCTGCCGAAGCCAATAATCACCTTTCGTCTCAGTCTGCTGAGATGCAGCGTAACCTAGACATGAAGTCTCAAGAGATTGAGAGAGAGGAAGTGCTGATGAATGTTCGCGGAAAGAACGCGGATATTACTCGTCAGTTGCTCGACCTTGAGTATCAGGCTGCTCAGAAGGGCGTAACCCTTAGCGACAGTCAGCTTGACGCCTATAAGAGCCAGCTTGAGCAGTTGCAGTCAATGAAGAAAGAGCAGTCTGACGTGACCTCAACGACGGATTTCCTCTTTGACCACCTGGAAAAGGGTGCCGTGGCTGCGGCGTCCGGGTCGCGTGCGGCCTTCACGAACATGCTCAAGAGCATGTCCGAAGACCTGATGAAGTCGTCGATGCACGACCTGTTCGATAAGATGAAGAGCCTCGCCAATGGGGAAGCTCTTGGTAAGGGCGTTGACGCGAAGAGCCAGCCGTTCAAAAACATCGCTGATCAGAATGCCAACTCCCTGAAGCAGACCGACTACCTGTCGTCGATCATGGAATACACCCGCCAGATGGCTGCGGCCACTCAGGGGCAAAACCGTGTGCCCGGCGACAAGACGGCAATGAGCAACCCCATCGTCCAGGGCGGCCACAGCGGCGGAAGCCTTGACGGGTCGAATGACCAGATACTGACGGTTGCCGCAGCCGCTCGTAAGGCCGGCATTGACCCGACAGTTGCCCTCGCGACCGTCGAGCGGGAAAGCTCGTTCAACTCAAAGGCCGGAAACAAGAATTACGGTGGTCTATTTGGCACTCCGCGTGGTCAAAACTTGTCCCCACAAGAACAGATTGACGCCGGCTTGAAAGAGATGCAGGGGGACCGCGACTGGTTTGAACGGGCTCACGGTGAGGTGCCGACAGGTCAGCAGCAATATCTGATGCATAACCAGGGCCTGCTCGGCTATCAGACGTTGACCTCCGGTGATCCGAACCAGTCTTTGAAGGAGGCTTACCAGCAGGCGGGCATCCCGTTCTCGAATGTCGTCGGGCAGAGCACTCGGGAGCATCCCGGAAACTTGCAGATGGATAGCGGGCTACCCCGCGACGAGACGTTGACCAAGGGACAATACGTCGATTACATGGGGAAGAAGACGCAGGCCGATATGGATGCTGCGGCGGCCAAACTTGCGGCGGCCGGCGACAAGCTCACTGCGGCTGCGGATAAGCAACAGGCCACAAAGTCGGACACAGGCCCGGCCCGCTCGTTCGACAGCATCCTTGCCAACCCGGTGATGCCGAGCGTCATCGGAGACAACGGTGACATTTCCCCGACGCCCTATGTGGATGCGACTGACCAGTCACGTACCGCCGTTGCGAAGGCGACTGGTGGTTTGATCTTTGGTCCGGGCGGCCCGAAGGACGACGCGATCTTGGCCCGCTTGTCGAACCAGGAGTACGTGGTAAACGCGGATGCGACGGGCTATTACGGCTCAGATATCCTGGACATGATCAACAACAAGACCTTCCCGAAAGAGATGCTGCCTGCCTTCGCGGATGGTGGTGTTGTCGGCTCTTCTGTCCCTTCCTCAATATCTAGCGGCGGTAGCCCGTTCAGTGGCTCTGCGGCGGCCCTATACGGTGCCGCCATCGACCTGTCGCAAGCATCCGAAGCCGTCAACACAGGTGGCAACTACCTCAACCAGGGAGCCCAATTAATCCTGACTGGTGGCCAGACTGCTGTCCAGAAGACGTGGCAGTCTGCTGTCCCTTACGCCCAGTGGACGAGTTCGTCTAGCTTCACCCCGAAGCCACAACAGCCATCGGCCTATTCTGCGATCTTCAGTAACTTCGCGCAGACTGCCATGAACAAGATGGCCCTCGCAGGGCTGAACTCGGATGCCTTCAAGGGTGTTATGAGTTCGATGGGCATTGACACAGGTGGAACGGCAGTAAGCACCCCAGGCGGTGGCGTTGACATCACCAACCAAAGCGGTGGTTCAGGCGGCTCAAGCTCTGTCGCCTCTGGTAGCGGCGGCCTCTTCGGCGGTCTTGGCAACTGGTTCACCAGCCTCTTGAGGCCGTCATCGGACAACGGGGCCAACACCCTGGCGCTCCCGGCGCTCTTGCCGACACAGACGGCCTCCACCCCGAATGCCCCCGGCTTCACCTCCAGCGGCTTTTCCACCGACGTTCCGATTGGGCCGACCTCTGATATGCAGAGTTCATCCGCAATGAGTGTGGACCAGTATACCCCACCCCAGAACGATGTTATCGGTCAGATGATCCAAAACGCGGGTATGGATAGCCCGGACTTCAACGCGGCCACCGACAGTCTCGGAAACATGGGTGCCGATGCATCGTCGAGCATGATGGGCAGTGCTCTCGGGGCCATGAGCAGCATGGAAGCCCCGGTCATCGGCCTTGCCCTGAGTGTTGCGCGCCAGTTGATTTTCTCTCAGAAGCCCACGACGACGACCGTAGGAAGCACGAGTGTCAACTGGACGGATGCCAGCGGTAATGCCATTGGCGGGTATACCTTCGATGAGGAAAAAGCCAAGACGCTCTCCCAGGGGCTGATCGATAACAGCAAGTACACGTCAACCAACGTCAGTCAGAATGACAACACATTGAACCCGAACATGGCAGCACTGACCAGCACGAGTGGAAACCTCGTATGGAACCCCGGATCACTGGTAAAGAACTCGGACGGGACCATACAGAACGACGCTCGGACGGCCCAGTGGATGCCGAGTTTCTTCGGCCAGAACCCTTACACCCCAATTGGTGGGTCCAATGCCTATGAGCAAGGCGGATCACTCTTTAACTACATGCCTTATACCTACCACGATGGTGGTGTTGTTGGTGATCCGACTAACTCCAGCCGGTCTGTGTCCTCTTCCCTGTGGGGTGGGGCTCGGCGCTATCACGACGGTGGTGAGGTGCTGAGTGGCGACGAAGTGCCGATCATCGCGAAGCGTGGCGAACGTGTGCTCAATCTGTCTGACAGCGCCCTCTTGGCCCAATCGCTGTCGGCCCCGGGCAGTGGCCTGCTTCGTGACGATGCACTGTCTCCGCAATCCTTGGCCGGTGGTCGGGGTGGGAATGGTGTGAACTCAAACGGGTATTCTGCTGGTAATGGGTCTGGGGGCCACACTATATACCTAAACGTATCGACGCCTGATGCCCAGAGCTTCAAAAAGTCGGAAAGCCAGATAGGGCACGAAGTCGGTAACGCCATCAACCGGACGATGCGGAGAAACGGGTAATGTCATCTAGCTTCCTCGAAAGCCAGTTCCCCCCGGGGATCAGCTATGGTGCGGTAGGAGGACCCTCCTACCAAACCACCATCGTCCAGTTTCAAAATGGCCGGGAATGCCGCAATCAGCAGTGGGCAACCGGCCTGTGCGTATGGGACATTTCCCACGGCGTGAAGACGCAGGAGGAAGTTGACCAGCTTGTGGCGTTCTTCCGAAGCGTTAAGGGGAGGGCCTTCGGCTTCCGCTTCAAGGACTGGTCTGACTTCCAGGCAACAACCACCTTGATCGGGACAGGGGATGGAACGACTTCTGTATTCCAGCTTGTCAAGAACTACGTGACATATGCCTCGGATGGAACTACAGTTGTTGGCTCGGAGGCGCGTCCAATCTTCAAGCCTATCAGTGGGACGGCCAGCGTCTGGGTTGACGGCGTGTTTGATAACAACCACTCTATCGACTACACGACTGGTCTTGTCACTTTCAGTTCCAGGCACATACCGGCTTCCGGTAAGGCCATCACGGCGACCTTCCAATTTGACACACCGGTTCGTTTTGACACGGACCAGATGAAAGTCACTTTGGAGGATTGGAATGCATACTCGTGGGGGAGCATCCTGCTCAAGGAGATCATCCCCTATGGTTCTTGAGGGTGTCCATCCCCATATAAAATGAAACCAGTTTCAGGGAAGTGCCCGATGAAAACCTGCTCCTCAAGCCTTCTGGCCCACCTTCAGGGGGAAGTCACGCAGCTTTGCTCGCTGTGGCTGATCACCCGTACCGATGGGACGGTGATGGGCTTCACTGATTTCCAGAAGGACATCGTGTACGGCGGCAACACCTACGCCTCTAAGAGCGGCTTCACACGCACCGCAATCAAGACGACTTCCGACCTGTCCGTGAATAACATGGAGGTCGAAAGCATTTTTGATAGCGACTACATCGCTGAGGTTGACCTCCGGGCCGGCAAGTATGATTACGCACAGGTCGTCGTCTACACTATGTGCTGGGCGCACCCAGAATGGGGTGTCATTATCATCCAAAGTGGCACGCTAGGCGAAGTCACCCTCCAGGATCAGACCTTCAAGACAGAGCTTCGGGGCCTCACCCAGCCCTATGCCCAGAGTGTAGGAGAACTCACGACCCCGACCTGCCGGGCGGACTATGGGGACAAGCGATGCACACTGACCCCTCCGACTGGGACAGGAACTGTCACAGCAATCACAAGCCAGTGGGAAATCACTTCTGACAATACGAGCCAGTGGAGTAGCGGTAGCGCCAAGTTTACATCCGGCGCCAACACAGGATGGACCGTTGAACTGATGTTGGCAACAGCCGGAACGATCAACTTCTTCCTGCCCGCACCTTATACCATCCAAATAGGAGACGCGCTCCTGTTCACGGGTGGCTGCAATAAGACGCTCGCCAACTGTACCACCAATGGAAACATCGCCAACTTTCGGGGCGAGCCTTGGATACCGGGCAACGATGCCATTTACAGCATCCCAGATGCACCGCCGCCTGCACCTGCACCTCCGCCACCGTCCGTAAGCAGTGGAACGGTAAACCAGAAGACCACTTCGTCCACGACTTCAACAGGGGGCTAATATGGCGACGCGCAGACAGGTCGTTGACGAAGCCCGGAAGTGGGTAGGGGTCAAGTGGCGTCATATGGGGCGTGACCGGGCCGGTATTGATTGCGGCGGCCTTGTATGCAATGTCGCCAACGCCCTCGGCGTCGAGCACATTGACATGCGGATATACTCTCATGTCCCGGATGGGTTTGAGCTTCGTGCCGTCATGGACAAGTGCCTTGACCGGATTGACCACACGGCGGCCCGCTACGGGGACCTTGTTCTCATGAGATGGGACCGTATGCCAGTCCACATTGGCATCCTCTCTGACACCTACCAGCCCCTCGGTCTGATCCATGCCTACGCGGCAATGAGGGGGGTGGTCGAGCACACCTTCTCCGGTGAGTGGCCGGCTCGGACCTGTGTCTACTTTTCGTTTCGTGGCTTGGAGGATTGACCAATGGCAATGATGATCGTTGTCGCCATCGTCATGATGGCGGTTTCCTACGGCGTCTCGATGCTGATGGCTCCTGGCCCGCAGCACAACAACTCGTCTTCGTCGAGCTTGCAGGAAGGCTCCCGCCTGTCCGACCTGTCTGTTCAGACGGCAAACTACGGCGCGTCCATCCCCGTGGTATGGGGGGCGATGCGCTTCGCCGGGACTGTGCTGTGGTCACGCCCTATTGACGAAGAGACGACGACCTCCACCACGGTGACGACGATCACCCAGACAAGTAAGAGCGGTAAGGGCGGCGGTAGCAAGAGCACGTCAACAAGTTCGTCAACGGACATACAGATTACCTACAACTACTTCATCACTATGGCGTCCGGTATTTGCGCGGGACCAATCGCAGCGATCACCAGGGTATGGGCGAACAGCAAGCTCGTGGTTGACCTGACACCAGGGAACCCAGGGCTGAAGTACAAGTACGCTGAAAACATTTACACCTTCTATGAGGGCAACCCAGGGCAGGGGATTGACCCCACGATGTCGAGCTTCGACACCACTCCTCAGACACCGTCCTACCGCGACTGGGCTTACATGGTCGTAAAGAACTTCCCTCTAGCCGACTTCGGGAACTCAATCCCCCAGTTCACCTTTGAAGTTGTCAGCACAGCTGTCCAGATTAGCACGGGCAACTTGGTGACAGGGACTTACGGAGCCGCCCCGGGAAATGCTCAGTTTTTCGTGGCCGACCCCAACGGTGCCCTTGCGGTATCAAGCCAAGGGGCGCACGTCCTAATAGGCGTGAACCGCCTGTCAAACCAGACGATATGGACCTTTGACACGTCAACCCAGACACTCAATTTCAAGACAGGCTGGTTCTTTACAGGAACCGGGTTAATTGTCAACGGTGTGTTCTGGGCGTGCATGATGACAGGTAGCAACTCACAGTTCTACTTGGTTGGATTTGACGTGAACTCCGGGCAACAGACACAGACTATAAATCTGTGCCCAGCGAGCGTGTCGTACCTATACTTCTTCGTCTCTGGCATCATGTGCATTGACGGCGCAATCATCCCTGTTGGCGACCCTGAGACAGATTGTTCGGCTTACCTGTCCTCGGGGACCTTGGTAAAGACGGGCGGCGACTACTTCGTGTCTTGCACGGGTTCGACGAGCGGGTACGGAGTTGTGCTCTCCACAAGCACTCCTATGACAGCCGATGGCAAAACCTTCATTGGCATCGTCACTACGGACGGCTGCACTTCCAATGGACAAGATGCAATCCTTCTCAAGTCGGGCCTGACCCTAACCAATTACAGCGGGACGCCAACAACCTACATGACGGGGACAGGGACAGCCGCATTTATGGACCTCGACAGTGGTCACGTCATCGTTGTGACCGTCGATAGTTCGTGGGGACGCGGTGGTATCTGGCGTGTCGATCCTGCATCATGGACGGTCCAGGCGGCCATCCTGAACATGGATGGGCCAATCTTTAGCATTACCGGCTCTGGCGGAACGAATACAATCACCACCTCTGTTGCGCTTTCACAAGCGTATATCGGCGGGTTCATTGACGTATCTGGCGTCGGGACCATCATACCGGATGGGACGTGGATTACCGCAATCAGCGGGTCTACCGTTACCCTAAGCAACGCACTCATGTCAGACGTGGCCGGAAATGTTGCCCAGATTGAAAGCTCAAACTGGGGCGGCGGCATGACGACCGCGAGTTCACAGAATGCCCCGACCCTAAATACGAACTTCAACACGGTGACTAATAGCCGAACGGTGATGTTGAACGTGGCAACAATGATGCCGGTAAAGAGCGTCAAGTTGAGCACAGTGAACTGGACAAATGGCTCAGGGTCAACGATGTATGACTACTGGTACGACAGCTATACATGCTCGTCTTACGTTAGAGACCAAGGAGTATACGTCCTCGATCTCGGTCGCCAGACCGCAGGGGCCATAACCGATGGGGATGTGGTTGCTTGGCTGTCAGGGATGGTTGGTGTCACAAACATCGACGTGAGCCAGTTGACTGACACCTTCAATGGCTGGTTTCTGTCCAAGCAGGCGCGAGTAAGGGATTGTCTTGACCAGTTAAAAACCTGCTTCCTTTTCGATGCTGCGGAGATTAGCGGGAACATAGTCTATCGCAAGCGCACCAACCCGGTTGTCACCTGGAATAACTTCACGGGAACGGTCCCATTCGAGGACATCACCTTCAAATTGGACGGTAACAAAAACTCCAATATGATCAAGGAAAGTCGCCAACAGGAAATCGAGATACCCCGTCGCCTCACCGTGAGGTATGCGAACTATGACAACGCCTTCCAGGCTGGTAGTCAGGTTGCCCAGCGGATGATCAAGACCACCGAGGCTAAGGGGGATATGACATTCGATACCCCGCTCTGCATCACTGATAGCGTAGCCGCAAACATGGCCCAGCAAATGCTTGGAACCATGTGGAGTGAGCGAGCAGCCGTTGAATTTATGCTACCTCCTAAATATATGTTACTCGACCCGACCGATGTCATCATTATAGAGAAGATCGACCGTGAGGTTGGGCCATCATCCGGCACGAACAACGGGACGTTGACCTACATATCAGTGCGGCTAACAGAGGTATCACTCCTTGAAGGATACATCGTAAGCTGCAAGGGGGTTGTAACTAACAGCGTGAGCACAGACGAATATGTTGATATTGGTGGCCTCGTTTCCTCGAACTACGTCGCACCTACTATGACGCCCCAGGTGATTAATCCGATCCCAGCATCGGCTATAACGATGAACTATTCGACAACGGCAACATCTGGAAACTGGATGCCAAACACCGCCTACTCGGTTGGCACCATCGTTACCGGTACATAAGGAGCCTGCCATGATCGGCGCATATCAGTGCATCCAAGCGGGCACCTCAAATGGCCCGAGCAAAACCTGGGCGGCGAACACTGCCTTCGTGAAGGGTGATCAGGTTAAGGTCGGTGGCAACCTCTACAAGTGCGCGACCGGGGGCACGAGTGGAACTGTTGGCCCGACAGGGACCTCAACTACCTACTCGGTATGGGACGGGTCTGTTGGGTGGGTATTCGTGGCGACCTACGGCCTCAGCGGAACAGGTGCGAGCATCACGGACGGAACCTGTCTATGGAAGTACGTTGGGGTGGCCAATGCAACGGCATCGGGAACCAGCAATGGAGGGGGCAGTAGCTCCGGCGGCATCGCCTATAGCATCCCTACGTCCTTCCTGATGCTCAACGCCCCAAACGTGGGGCAGGCGAATGACGTTGGCGGCTTCTGGATGTGTGCGGGGCCTTCCTACGGGGCCGGGAAATCCTTTAGCCAGTGGAACGGGTGCGTCGTGTTCCGCTCCACAGACAATGTGACGTGGAACCAGTGGAAGGCCATCACGAAGCCGGCTGCGATGGGCACCGTCCAGGGCACAGTTCCCGGCCCTGCGAGCGGGTGGGAAGACTGGGATATGAGCACGGCCCTGACCGTAACATGGAACTACGACTACGGCTTCGAGAGCAAGACAGACCTCGACGTGCTAAACGGAAACAACGTGCTGCTTATTGGGTCAGAGATTATCCAATTCGCAAATGTGTCCTTCGTGAATGGTGATCCAACTCAAACAGTATTCACCCGTCTATTGCGCGGCAGGCAATGCACAGATAGCTCAATTTGGACACACGCAAGTGGTGAGACTGCAATAGTTATTGACACAAGTGCGTTTACCTATTGCTCCGACATTTCTGAGCGTGGGATGGCAAGGTATTACCGGGCAACAACCGTTGGAACGGATATGGCCTCGTCAAATACCGTCACGTTCACCAACACCAGTGCCGGCCTTATGCCTTACAGCCCGGTCCAGATCAAGGCTACCTTCGATGGCAGCTTGAACCGGACTTTGAAGTGGTTCCGGCGGTCCCGTGTGCAGGGTGGGTGGGCTGAGAGCGTTGACGTTCCGATGGCCGAGACCACCGAAAGTTATGACATCGAGTTCTGGAACAACGGGGCGGTCGTTCGGACGGTGAGCGGCTATGTCAACAGCACCCCTTCAGCCCAGCCGACCATCACCTACAGCGCCGCGAACTACGCCGCTGATTACCCGAGCGGCCTGAAGATACCCCTGCTGTTGGCAGATACCGGCGCCGAGACCACGGACTGGGCCGACTGGCATATAAGCTCTGGCAGCATCGGAGTGGGACATGACACGTCCTCTGGCGTCACACCCCACGCTGGGACGGCGATGTTCCTGACAGGGACGGCCAGTCTCAATTCGATGTATCAGATCGTGAACATGATGGAGAGCGTCACAGTCGATGACCTCAGACAAGGCTTAACGCTGTTGATCGAGTGCTACATCGCGCAGACGGCAACCAACGCAAACACTTCTTCCGTTGTTGCAACCTTCTATGACTACGCAGGCACAGCGATTGGCACTGTAACTACGGGCTTGCAATCGTTCACCGGAAGCACCACATGGAAATATGTTAGCGCATCGGGCGTCATCCCTGTGGGAGCGCGCACTGTCAAGGTGGCGATGTCTACCAATGTAACGGCTTACACTGGTTCCATCTACTTTGACGATCTCGCGATCTCGGTGACTTCAACCTCACTAGCTCAAGTCATCATATACGAGCTTTCGTCCGTTGTCGGGCGTGGCTATCCGGGGAGCGCCGTCCTATGAGCACGTCACCCAATCTCGGCATCACGCACATTGACGTGAGCCAAGCCCAGAAGGAAGTCACGGCCAACGCCGCTTTCGACGCCTTGGACCTTGCGATCACCGGGATGGCTACCGTTGCGTTGACCACGACAACGGCCACTGTCTCTTCGGCAATTGCAACCAGTTGCACGACGATGAAGTTTACCGGAACGCCCGGAGGGACATGCATCGTCACAGTGCCGGCAGCGAAAAAGGACTGGTTCATTGTCAACACGACGGCTTCCGCGCTCCTCCTGACCACCGGCTCAGGCACCACGGTTAGCGTGGCCGCAACGAGCAATGCCCTGATCTACTGCGACGGGACCAACGTCATCGCCATCGCCGCAACCACCATCGCCATGGCCTTGTCCGGTCTGACCGACTGCTTGATCAGCACCCCGACCAATGGCCAGTACCTGACCTATAACACCACAGCCTCGAAGTGGGAGAACACCTCCCTGACCGTTGTGACGGCCCTGAATGCCCTGACCGACGTGAACGTGACGGAGGGTAGTGGCATCAATGGCTTCGCCCTCACTTGGTCGAACAGCACCAGCAAGTGGGTCGCGTCGGCAATCACCAGCACCCTTGCCGGATGCACTGACGTGAACGTGACGGAAGGTAGTTCCATCGACGGTAAGGCGCTCACCTGGAACAATTCGACCAGCAAGTGGGTGGCGACTGCGATCTCGACCTCTTTGTCTGGCTGCACTGACGTAAATGTCACCGAAGGGTCGGGTATCAACGGATATGCACTCACCTGGAATAATTCGACCACCAAATGGGTGGCGACTGCGGTTACAAGCAGCATCGCCGGCTGCACAGACGTGTCCATCTCCAGCCCGACCAATGGCCAAGCCCTGATTTATAACAGCGGGACCGCCAAGTGGGTCAACGCTGGGTATACTGCTCCTTCCCTTGAAGCCCTCAGTGACGTGTCTGTTTCCAGCCCAACGGCTGGGCAGAGTATCCAATGGAGCACGGGCTCGGCGAGGTGGGTGGCGTACACCCCGGTCACGACAGTTGGGACCTTGACCGATGTTACCGTTTCAAGCGCGGCGAATGGGCAGGTGCTTACCTGGGTTTCATCCGCTGCCAAGTGGGAGAACGTGGCCATTCCCGCTCAGTCACTAAGTGGCTTGGCCGACGTGAACTTGACCAGCATCGCGAACGGGCAGCAACTCGTATGGAGCGCCTCGACCACCAAGTGGGTGAACAGTACCCCGGTCACGGCCCTTTCCGGTTGCTCGGATGTTACGATCTCCAGCCCGTCTGGTTCCCAGGTGCTTGCCTGGAATGGGACGGATGGGAAGTGGGAGAACACCACCATCGGTGGCCTCGTTGTGACCACCCTTTCCGGCTTGACCGATGTGAACGTCACCGAAGGCGCCGGGATTGATGGCAAGGCCCTGACATGGAGCAATTCGACCAGCAAGTGGGTAGCATCATCGCTCACGACCACCCTCGCCACCCTCACCGATGTCAACGTGACCGAGGGCAGCGGGATAGACGGTAAGGCCCTGACCTGGAATAACAGCACCAGCAAGTGGGTCGCCGCCTCAGTAGCCAGCGCCCTTTCCGGCTTGTCCGATGTCAACGTGACAGAGGGGTCAGGTATTGACGGCAAATACCTCAAGTGGAGCAACGGAACGGGGAAGTGGGTGGCAACCCTCCCGGCCCTTTCGGACCTGTCCGACGTTTTCATCGTCGAGGGTAGCACAATCAACGGCTACGTTCTGATGTACCAGAACGTTTCGTCGAAGTGGGTTTCCGGTGCCTTCACCTTGAAAAACCTTGCGGATGTCGCTGTCTCTGAGAACTCTGGCGACAACGGAAAGGCCTTGATATGGAATAACTCGGTTGCGTTGTGGCAACCGGGGACGCCATCACTTGCCCTTTCGGCATTGACTGATGTAAACTTCACAGAAGGTTCCGGGATTGATGGTAAGGCACTCACCTGGAGCAACTCAACATCGAAGTGGGTGGCCACGTCTATCGGAACGTCCTTGGCCGGGATGACCGACGTGAACGTGACTGAAGGCTCAGGGATAAACGGTTACGCCCTGACCTGGAGCAACTCGACAAGCAAGTGGGTGGCTACTTTAATAAGTAGTGGTTCATCGACACTATCCGGCCTGACCGACGTGAATGTTTCGGAAGGCAGTGGTATAGATGGGAAGTACCTGAAATATGACAACGCATCATCCAAGTGGATTGCCGGAACCCCGTCTGGCGGTGGTGGTGGGTCGCCAACCCAATACTACTCTGGCACCACTTCAGCATCCACAATCGACCCTACAACGACCTCATATCCCTACAAGGTGGCAGGCAACACTCCACCAGCCGCGACTGATGGAACCCAGGTTCTTTCTCTTTCCTGCGCCGCTACGTCTACTACTCAAAACATGTGGATACACGCACAGGTTCATGGTGGGTGCTTCACGACGGCGGACTGCTTCTGGGTCACGGTACTTGCTGGTTCCACTGTGATCTATGTGGGTATATGCGACAATAATCAATCGAGCATGGGAACGCTAACGTCGTTTGATTTTCAATACACACCAGGAACAACAAGCGCAGTGACCTATACTGTACGTGTTGTTCCAATGGGTTCGACTTATAATTACAAGGTCTATTTCAACGGAGGCAGCGCAACATCGGGAAGCGTAGGCTTTCTGAGCAACATCATCATAACCCCCGTCAACACGTAAGGAGGGCCGTGAGATGCCGCCCATTACTCCGATCCCGGTTCCGCCGTCAATGTGGGACATACTGAACACGATAAACGCCGCCAGCGTCATCGGGATGCTGGTAGGCGTAATCCTCTACTATGTCGCCATTCGGGTCAGCCGCCGCGATGTCGTCTTGTTGATCACCAATCTGTGGTCGGTGTGGCTGGGGAAGGGGATACCGGCACAGCCGTCCAAGCCGACGCCGCCGGCCCCCTTGGAAGATGTCATCCCGGCTCACCTGATCCCTAAGCATGAGATTGAGTTCATGAGGATCATGTCAACTGGAATGTCGGTGGGTTTCATCTTCATTGACAACACGCAAACCATCCGGGTCTTCAACCCAACCGCCGAAGACATCTTTGGGTATAGCTCGGAAGAGGTAATAGGGGCGGACCTGTCCCTCCTAATGCCGCCCCCGGATGCTGACCGGCATCACTTCTACATCGACCAGTACCGAGAGCAGCGCAACTACAAGCGCGTATCCCGCACGGTGGGGAAGACGCGACCGGTCATGATCAAGAAGTCGGATGGGAAGACGGAACTTGTGATGCTTTCCATCACAGATGTTCAGAACGGCATTAGCGGGTTCGTCGGCCTAATCTGGAGGCAGGATGTCCACCCAGTACAGACTGTGGCAGTGGTTCCTGTTGTGCCGCGCCAGGAGGCCATCATACCCATGAACTCGAACGCTAAGGAATTGGTAAGGCCGGCTAGGCCTGAACCGTTGCTGAACTTTTCAGCAACTACGCGCAGGGAGATTGCGGCTCTGGCCGTTTCGCAAGAAACGGTGAAACTGCGGTCCGAGAACTGTGAACTAAACCGAGGCGCACTTGTGCGCACAAATTAGAAAGCAGGCTTAAATGAAACCAGTTTCAAGCGCGACGATCATTGGATTGGTTGGCGCCAGGGGCTGCGGCAAGACGATGATCGCCAAAACCCTTGAAGCTCAGTGCGGTTGGAAGCGTATCCGCTTCGCGGACGGCATCAAACGGATGCTCGGGGCCTTGTGCCTCACGGCTGAACAGCTTGACGGTGGGGACAAAGAGATACCCGCCGACCAGCTTTGCGGGGCGACCCCCAGGTGGGCACTCCAAAGTCTCGGCACGGAGTGGGGCCGCAACCTCATTCACCCTGACTTGTGGGTGATTGCGCTCTTTCGCTACGTCGAAAAGATGCAGTGGCAGCGTGCCTACAGCCGGGTTGTTATTGACGACGTGCGCTTCCCGAACGAAGTGAACGCCATCCGAGAGCGTGGGGGCGAGATATGGGTGGTCCGCAGGCCCAGCGTTGAGCGGGTAGCTACATGGCTTGACAAGCTGGTTGGTCAGTACCCGGTGCTGTATCGGTATCTCCGCTTCGTGACGAACGTCCAGCACCCGTCAGAGGTTCACTGGCATGAGTTCGTTGCAGATAGAGTGGTCGATAACTCAGGAGACATTTACTATGTACTAGAGCAAGTGAAAGCCTTAAACATGGGGGTTCCCAATGACTGACCAGCCCAGCGCAGTGGCGCCAGACCCGGCGGGTCCGCGCGCAGACCTTTCCCAAAGCCGCACACTCAAGGGCGCGGCTCTTGCAGCACTTTCAACTGTCTTGGATCAGATCGTTGACCCGGCCCTGGCCGCCGTCCAACAGATCGCTCAGACCACTCAGCCGCTCGACAGCGTGGCCCCGATGTTCCACCAGATGTTCGTCTGGTCGACGCTGGCGGGCATCGTCCTCGCCGTCTACGCGCGTTGGGACGACCATCGGCGGGGGCTTCGCTAAAGCCTGCACGGCGACTTCGCCAACGCAATGTGAGGGATAATAGAGATGAGCGACGCATTCGAGGCCTTGGCCATTGGCCAGATCGTGATCGACGATGCCAAGCAGCGCGAGGGCTTTTACGCACGGGTCTACAACGACCGCTCCGATGGAAAGGGCACCCAGACCATCGGCTATGGAACGGTTGACCCGGAATATGCCAAACCGGGCGTCGTCTTGACCGAACCCGAGGCCACGGTGTTGCTGGTTAAGGAATTGACCCGCAAGGCCGACGACATCAAGGAGTGGTTTCGCAAGTGCGGGCACCCCTGTCCATCCCAGGCGCTGTGGGATGTGATGCTGGATTTTTCGTACAACTGCGGAGAAGGCGCCCTCGAAACATCGACGTGGTTGAAGCTCCATCATGAGGGAAAGTGCTTCGGGGCGGCCTCGGCCGACGTTGGCACGCTCATGAAGATAGGGGAGGGGACCTTCCTGCCGACCAATGCCGCTGATGCAATCTGCATGTACTCGAAGCAAAACCACGAGTTCGTGCTGGGGCTGCTGCATCGACGCATGATGAACCGCAGCGACTATCTGATGGCTGTCAACGGTCCCTACAGCTACATCGTTGAGCCTGCTGGTGTCGAAATGCCCAAGCCACGCGTGGCCCAGGCTATCCCGGCCCCGGCACACCCCGCAGTCGCCGTAGGCGGCCCTGTGGGCGTGGCCCTCGTAACGAGTGCTGTGGTAGCAGCCAACGTTCCAAACGCAACGTGGGTGTTTCCTGTGGCCGTTGCGGTCCTCGGCGTTGTCGCGGTTGTCGCCGTGATCATCGTCATCAAGAACCGGAGTAAGTAATGGGCGTTATCATTTCCGCTGTCACGGGGTGGTTCACCTCGTCTTCGTGGGCGATCTATGCAGCCATTGGCGCGGTGATCGTCGCAATCGTCGGGCTGTTGCTCTTCCGCCTGACCTCACAAGCAGAAGCCCTCGGTGAAACCGTGGTTCGGCTGGATGTCCTCAAGGAGAACGCACGGGCGATCAAAGCTCGGGACGTAGCTGGAGCCCTTCCCTCTGACCCGGCTTCCACCGTTAAGCGGTTGAGGGACGGGTCATTCTGATGGAGGATTAGGTTATGAAGATCAAAAAGGGAAAGCTCTGGGCTCACCTCGCAACGATCCTCCTGGCGGTCGTAAGCCTGTCTTTAGGTGCCTGTGGAACTGATCATATTAGCACGGCATCGGTGTGCCCGGTTCCGAAGGAATACTCGCAGCCCTTCATGATCCAGGCGGCCAACGAACGCGAAAAGCTGCCCCCGGAGAGCGCGGTCGGGGCACTGGTGGATGACTACGGGGCTGAACGGAATGAGCTTCGAGCGATCCAAAAAACCGAAACCCCTTGACAACGCCCAGCAGGGTACCTAAATATGAACCTGCAATCGAACAGTGAACTGGAATTTTCCAAAGCGGCCCGTCCTCGTGACGGGCCGTACCTTTGTGAAACCGGTTTCAAAAAATCTGCTTGCCACACTGACTGGAAGCGCGCATATAAGGTGTAGCTTCCGATTGCGAGGAAAACCTCAATGGCCACTTTCAATTCCGCGACCCGAGCAGGGCGTATCGCCGAGGGAAACTCGGCAAAGTTTCAGCACCAGTTCAACGTCCTGAACCAAGCTGGCGTCGGTGTGGTTATGGTCCGTACTCGGGAGCCCAGCCGGGCGCTGCGGGCGCTACGTATATTTGCGCTGTCAAACCGGTTGGAGTTCAAGGCTTGGAACTGCCTGGACGGTTGGGAGAAGGCGATTGATGGGACCTCTGATGAAGCGGCTGACCATAACTCAGACCCAATGCCGGCGCTGATGTACGTCGGTGCTGAAGGAAGCGGAAACGGCCTCTTCGTGATGTCGTACCTGCATTATTACATCCCGAAAATCCCGCCCATGGTGGTTGCGCTGAAGCAGTTCTCCGAACGCTTCGCGACCAATCGGAAGCGCCTTGCCCTGATCGTTCCCCTGGGCTTCAGCCTGCCCCCCGAACTTGAGGATGATGTTCTTATCCTTGACTTCGACACACCGAGCGCGGGTGAGTTGTCCGAAAGTATTTCCTCTGTCACAGATACGATCAGCGAGAAGAACCGGCCCCGCTTTGCCCCAAGCGACCGCGACCGTCTGATAGCGGTGATGTCAGGTATGACAGCTTTCGAGGCCGAGACTGCTTTGTCCCGCGCATTGATTGAAAATAAGAAGCTGCTCCCCGACGTGCCAATAGAACAGATCAGCGAAATTGTGACGCAAGTCAAAGTCGAGGTTGTTAAGCGGACTGAAATACTTGAGGTTATGACACCAGAGCCTGCAAGTAATATCGGTGGACTGGAAAACCTCAAGGAATGGCTTACGATGCGGGCCAAGTGCTTTTCACCGGAGGCTAGGGCTGCTCACATTGACCCGCCCAAGGGCATGTTGATGGCCGGGCCGCCGGGGACAGGCAAATCACTTGTTGCCAAAGCGACCGCCCATATATTGGGGCTTCCCCTGATCCGGTTCGACGTGGGGCGCGTGTTCGGGAGCCTCGTTGGGCAGAGCGAAGAGCGCGTCCGTGGCGCACTCAAGATGGTTGACGGGATGTCCCCGTGCGTTTTGATGATCGACGAAGCCGATAAGGCGTTTCAGGTGAGCGGGGGAGGGGATAGCGGCGTCGGCCAGCGTGTTCTTGGTGCCATCCTCACATGGATGCAAGAAACCAAGTCGGTCGTTTTCGTTGTCGTGACGGCCAACCGGGTGGACAATCTGCCCGCCGAGTTCCTTCGTCGGGGGCGCTTGGACGAAGTCTGGAGCGTGGGTGTGCCCAACGACGCCGAGCGCCTTGCCGTGTTGAAAATCCACTTGCGGAAGCGCGGTGTGGACCCGGCGGCTATCACCGACCTCGACCAAGCTGTTGCCCGGTCCAATGGGTACGTGCCCGCCGAGTTGGAGGGCGCTGTGAAGGATGCCAAGATCGTTGCCTTCACGACGGACGTTGTTATGACTGGAGCCTTGATCGCTGATCAGCTTGCGAACATGGTGCCGCTATCCGAGGCGTTTGCTGAACAGTTTGAGGCGATGGCCCTCTGGGCTCGCAATAATGCACGGCCAGCGAACAGCACCACTGGCGTAGGGGACAGTCAAGTTAGGTTGCGGAACCGGCGGGCACCCCCTGTTGAAAGGACAGCACCAACAGGTCGAGTGGTCGATCTCTGAAATAAGGACTGGCGTGGGGGCTAACCCCCCGCTATATTCTAAGCCTCAACGCGGAGCACCAACATGGCAAACATGCTCATTTCAACAATGTCGGGAGAGGAAAGCAACAACCTTGGTATGGTAAAGTTCCACCAGTTTGTTGTACCTTCCAGAGACTTTCCGATTGCCAAAGAGCACTTCATTTGGCAGATAGCTCGCGGTGTTGATCCCAAGTTGACCATCGACGTTGCCGGTCGTGTCCAGATCATACCTGCCGCGCCCAACACTGAGAACCAGAGCCTGCACGGTCAGTGGACCACGAGTGCTTATGCTGTCCCGCAGGGTCTTATCCTCAAGTTGTTCTGTCAGAAAAAGGTGGCGGCCGAAAAGGCCCCGGTGAACTCGTGCGTCTACATTCGGATGCGTGAGGGGGCACCGTTGGTTCGGGTTTCCGCTATCCTTACCGGATGGGCCAAGTGCGCGTACATCCGAGCGAACGTCGAGGGGCGGTTTGACATCCTTGACGGACGGGGCCTGAAGATGGCCGGCGTCGAGATCACTCCGCTGGTGTTCCGCAACATCGATCCTGCGATAGTCGGGCGTTGCTTCGAGATCACCGTGATGGACAGGGCAAGCTCCGGTCGGGAAGTTCACGAAGTCCAAGCTGCCGTCACTGAGGACGGCAAGGTAACAGCGGTCGCAGTTGCTCGCCCTGGTCGGGTACTCGATATATAAGGAGTTGAAATGAGCCACACCACAAAGTTGCAGGGCATAGAGATCGTGGACGAAGCGGCCCTGGTGCAAGCCATCAACGACCTCAAGGCCAAGGGGCTGGCGGTTGAGGTTGTCCGCAACGCCGTTCCCCGGATGTACTATGCCGACCAGCACGGCAAGTGCCCCATCGTCATGAGGATCAAGGATGGGAAGTATGACGTGGGCTTCGACCGTGTTGACGGCAAGCTCGTTCCGGTGTTCGATGAATGGCAAGGCTACGTTGCCGCGTTCGTCGGTGAACCCGTCGCCCTCGATGAAAAGATCACCAAGGAAGAGCGGGCACAGCGGGCAATTGGGAAGTTGTTGAAACGGTACGCGCGCAACGCTATGTATAGTGCTGCAACGCAACAAGGCTACCTCGTCGAGAGCGAGCATGAAGATGCTCAGGGAAACATCCATCTTCGCATTAACGTGGGGGGCTAGTCATGGCGATCATGAAGGTGACGATCAGCAAGACCGGACAGGTCGTGATCGAAGGGCAGGGGTTCAGCGGGTCATCCTGTGTGGAGGCCAGCAAGAAACTGGAAGCGTCCATTGGCGGGACCGCCAAGCGCACGCTAAAGTCCGACTTCTACGAGACCGAAGAGACCACCCAGCAGCACCAGACGCTACGCTGGTAACAGGAGGCTACGATGATCCAAGTGCTTACAATCGGCAGCGCCGGGGAGGTATCTGGACTTCGGATGCCCTGCGGCATGGGGATTGATCTGCGGTCCTTCGGCCGCATCCAGGTCAACCGTGTGAGCGACATCATGTTCGATGCAGCCGTGCAACTCTATTACGTCAAGTTCGTCGCCGGCCCGCTCAAGGGTGAGACCCTTGGGACGCTGATCTGGCACAACGCCTTCGGCCAGGACATCCCCGATGGGCTTACCTGTATTGGAGGCAACCTCTATTTCGACAGCTATGAGGATGCGGTCGATGCTGAGGTAGAAGTCCTGATCCATCTTCGGATGCAGGGGGTGTTCTGAAACCGGTTTCATCCGCTGGCTACTACCAGTTGATTCTGACACACTATAGGTAGAAACCACCACAAGCCACTGACAAACCTTGCAATCCACTCTATGTGGCACCACGTAATCCTGGCCTGTCGATCTAGGGACTTTTCTAGGTGAACAGGTCAGGAAGATCGGAGGGAAATGGGCCTTGACATTCGGCGCCCACCCGATCAATGCTTTGGGCAAGGCGAAAAGCCATGACGAGTTCGATTGCAATGCAACAGAAAACCGCCAGCGGGGCATCAAAGCCCTTGCCATGTACGGACGACGGCCCTCAAACCGAGGCTCGGTCGTCTCCGCTATATGATGGATCACGAGCCAAGTACGGGCCGATTGCTAGGCATCTTAAAGACCTCCGTAACAAGGTCGATCTATCGCGTTTGATTACTAGCGGCAAAGCCATGGTTGCCCTTTCGACTGAGGGGCGCCTTACCGGTGATCATATCAAAATCCTTCAGGTCCTCGACCGCATGACCACACAGTGGGGCCGCGAGTACGTCGAGATCACCCGTGAAGAGTTCATGAATGGCTTCGTGCCCCTGGGAAAGGGCATTGAAAGCAAAACCCTCACCTTCGGGAAGTCCCTTCGGACTTTCGTAAGACGCATTAGTGAACTCGAAGAGATGGGGTTGATCATTACCTCCCATCCGCCGGGTTGCATGAAGCGTTACAGCGTGAATTACGCTGCGATGGGGGGTGATACCATGGGCTGCAAGGAACCTAAGCCACCGAAGAGCCGATCAGAGGCGCGGATTGACCCGTTCCAGGAACCGCCGAGGGAGCGTGCAAGCAGGGCAGCAGCCCAGGCCAAGGCAAAGGAAGCGCGCAAGGAAGAGGAAGCGGCTGCTCCTGCTGCTCCCGCTTACCAGAAGGAAGAGGCCACCATCCCACCCGACGTGAAGTGCTTTGTGAACAAGCTGGCAGAGACTTGGCAGCGGGCCTTCGATGAGACCTACGGCAAGCTCGGGGAAACCAGCCTGCCTTGGACCGACCCTATCCGGCGCAAGTATGGCATCACCTTGTCAGAATTTTCGGATGAAGGCAAAAATGAGTTCGCCGAGGCAATGGAGTGGTCAGTCCGTGAATGGGTAGCCATCCGTGCAAAGGCATGGGCACACAAGGGCGAGACGAAGTGCCCACTTCTACCATCGGAAAGTTGGTTCCATCGTTTCAGTGACGGCTATATACGCAACTATCGCGATGGTTTGCTGATTAACGATTTGCCACGAGAGCTTAGGACGAGGTATAACGACTTGAAGCTGGCCGGGAAGAGTGAACTTGAGATCAATATCCTCATGGCTGAAGAGGCCGCTTCCAAGGAGCGTGGCACCTTAAACGCTGAGACCATCCAAGTCGTGAGGGAAGAGCGGTTTCTTGCCGAAGCGGCACGCCAAGACACGGCACGAATGCTTCATCAATCGGCAGGCACTCGACGCCCTAATAAACCACCGAAGGGGCCACTGGTCATGACGGATGTCAAAGTTGACTTTTCTATAAAACCCGGAGAGGTACGATGACCATATCGGAAAGTCACCAGCGTTCTCTGATGCGAGCGGGCATCGGGCAACGCTATATCAGGAAAGAGTTTGCCGACCTGAAAGATGGGGATAGATATAGCCAGGAAACCGACGTATTGGATGCCACACAGATAAAGAATGGTAAGGGCATCCTCTTCGTTGGAGGCCCTAGCGTCACAGCAGATACTGTATTCTATCTAGCGGCAAAGCGTATGCACTTGTCTGGTATTGGCTGTCGTGTTACAACTTTACCAACTCTTGTTAGAGCGGTAAGCAAAGACGCTGAAGTTCTGCATGAGTGGATGGACACATCTGCGTTATACATCGACGGTTTCTATGTGAAACGACTAGATAACACTTGCCCATTCCGTCCTTACGAAATGGTCTACGTGGAGGACTTCCTAAAAGATCGGATCAGTAAGGACCGTCCGATCTTTCTAAAATCAAGTGTCCAGGTTTCAGCTATCACTGGCTGGTGGTCAGACGACTTCGTGCAACTGGTTTCAGACGTAACCCTTACCGTGCGGGTGGACTGATGTCTCAAGGATTGGCTGCGCTTCACGCTATCTGTCGCGACGGAAACCGAGCGCAGTTTCGGCGTCTTCGCCCTGAGCTTTTCATGGAAGAGGAGCTACTTCCGTACAACCGGGTGCTCGCCTTCCTCGCTCAATACGGGCATCTTCCGTCGCTGGATACCTTGCGGGCGGAAGGCATCCGTCTGTTCCCGACCGCCGAGCCTGTTCCGGTTGTCGTTGACCGCCTTGTCCAGCGGGCTTGCTACGCCTTGGTGCGCTCCCATTGGGGGGCAATGCAAACAGCGATGTCCAATAATGATCAGGATGCTGTGACACGCATCGTTGCAGAAGTGAACCAGCAACTCCAGGTCGGACGAGTGCTCGATCAGGTTGTGGATTTACACGAAGCGTTTGCTCTTGTGTTGGAAGAGGCTGACCAAGCCCGTGAGAACGACGGCTTGACGGGGGCCACCCTTGGGTGGCCGGTGCTCGACCAAGTGACCCACGGTGCAGCCCCGGGCGATCTGATAACGATTGTGGCCCGCCCACAGATTGGGAAGTCCTGGACGATGTTGAAGATGGCATTGTCCTGCTGGGAAGCTGGGCACAGCGTCTTTTTCGTTTCGATGGAGATGACCAACGTCCAAACCGCCCGGCGCGGCCTTGCCATGATGGCAAATATCAGCCCGAATGCCCTTGCTACCGGCGGACTTGACGCACGCTCAATTGAAAGCGCAGCCCGTACCATCGACATTGCCCGTAATAGCCCAGTACCCTTCCGGCTGTTGGCCGGTGACATCAAAAAGAGCGTTGATGACATCGACGCTCTGACCGCCGAGTTTGAGCCCGGCATCGTGTTCATCGACGCCAGCTACCTGTTGCGCCCCCCGGTGCGCGGTAATGGTGGTGGTAAGCGGTGGGAAGCCGCGAGTGAGGTTGCCGAAGAGATCAAATCGATGGCAATCAAGCGTAACGTGCCGGTGGTACAGTCGGTACAGTTCAATCGGTCGGCGAGCAAGGATGAGCGCGGTGGCGGACTAGAATACATCGGTCAAACCGACGCCATCGGTCAGTTGTCCTCAGTTGTCATTGGTGTGGCCGAGGGCCGCGAGCCTAATGAAGAAAACGAACGGGTATACACGATTTACAAAAATCGTAACGGACCTTGCGGAAAGTTCGCGGTTTCTTTCGAGTTTACTCCGTCCCCGACATTGGCGTATAAACCAATCTCTCAGGGTGGTATCTCTGTTGAGAATGGTGGTATTGATCTCCCCGACGTGACGTGGGGAATGCCAGGGGAAGAGCACAATGGTTTTTGATCCGACCCCCAAGTTCGCCTTCCCTAAGATTGGGCAGGCGAACGCCCCCATCCTGGTCGTGTGTGACGCCCCGAACGAGTTCGCCGCTCGCCGGGGAATGCCCCTCAGTACCCAGGAGTTGCAGACCTTCGCGGACTTGGCCACCCCCTTGGGCTTTGCCGAGGGGGACTTCCGGTTCGTCGGCCTGTGCCCCCAGGTTGCCAAGGGGGACCTCAAGTCCGAGGCCCGGAAGTGGGATCACGTCCAGCCCTACATCCAACAAATCAATGACCTGATCGCCGAGACGAATCCGGAAGTCGTCGTGACCTTCGGAGCCCTGGCTACACGGGCTATCATGGGCAAGGCCATGAAGGTGACGAAGGTATCTGGCCTTCTCCAGCACCGGGCGGACGGTGTTCGGGTGTTCCCGCTGATCAGCCCCGGCTTCATCCTTCGGGTGCCTGAGCATCGCGGGACGCTCCAGGCCGACCTGATGACGCTGTTGCGCTACCGGCGTTCCGGGTGGCAGGAAGCTGCCCCTCCTGGGAAAGACTACCAGTGGCGCATTGACATCGCGGACATCATCGCGTCAAAGCCCAAGATTATAAGCGTGGACACCGAGACCACCGGCCTGATCTGGTGGCAAGAGGGTATCCTGCCCATCACAGTCCAGATATCCGTTGCTCCTGGCGAGGCTTACGCCATTCCGGTTGACCCGGTTTACTGGCCTGAACTCAATGATCCGGTGAAGATGGCCCGTGTCCGGTCACAGTTGAAAGAGCTACTCGAAGACCAGACTATCCTAAAGGTCGGGCACAATATCAAGTTCGACGCGATGATGCTCCGCAAGTTCGGTATTGAAGTCAAGGGGTGGTATCACGACACGATGTTACTGTGGGCCTTCCTTGACGAGAACGCTATGCGGAAGGACTTGGCTTCCGCCGTCAAAAAGTTTGTGCCAGAGATGGCTGGTTATTCCGATGTCTTCGACGCCAAGACTGACAAGTCTCGGATGCGTGAAGTTCCCTTCGATGAGATGTTGGAGTACGGCTGTGGTGACGCGGATGCCACCCTCCGGCTCGCCAAGGTTCTGGACGCGATGATCCGCTTGCCCATCAACCGTGGGCAGCTTCGCTGCTACCGCCGTATCCAGTTCCCGGCCTTGTTGGCCTTCCTCAAGGTGGTTGAGCCCTATGGGATCAAGATTGACCTGGAACACCTGACCACCTTCACGGCCAGCATCATCAATGAAGCCGAGACCCTTGAACGGAGCCTTTGGAGCCGGATACCGGGAGCCGTCCAGCGCAAGGAAATCCGCAAAGCATTTCATTCCGGTGCCAAGACCATCGACAAGCTGATGTCCTTGACCCGGCCTGATTTCATTCGGGATGTGCTATTCTCAGACGTTGGCTTCGGCCTGAAACCCGTCCAGTTCACGGCCGGCACCGTAGACCTTGAGCCTGAACACCAGATCGCTTCCACCTCGGCCAAGACGCACATGCCGTACTTCATCACCCGTAATGACGAGGCCGGGCAGTTCTGCCGTGAATACGTGGACTTCACGAAGCTGTCAAAACTGGGTGACACCTACCTCGGTGACGCCTTCGCCAAGTATATCTGCCCAACGGATGGGGCAGTTCACCCGTTCTATAAGCTCCACAATACTAATACTCTGCGTACAAGTTCAGAATATCCCAATGGGCAGAACTTTCCCAAGCGTTCTCGGTGGGCTGCGGAGTATCAAAAGCTCTTCATCCCGCGCCCCGGGTTCACGTTCGTCGATTGCGACTTGAGCCAGATCGAACTTCGCATCGCCGCCTGGGAAGCGATGGAGCCGGAGATGCTCCGCATCTATCGGGGAGGTGGAGACATCCATACGGCCACGGCAATGGTCGTTATGCAGATCACCCTCGAAGAATGGAACGCCCTTACCCCGAAGGAAAAGAAAGCCTTTAGAACTAAGGCCAAAGCCTGCAACTTCGGGTTCATCTATGGAATGCAATGGCGTACATTCCAGGCGTATGCCTTTACGGACTACTGCGTAAACTATACAGAGAAGGAGGCCCAAGAAGCGCGCGAGTTGTTCTTCGATAACTATCCGGGCCTCGTTGCGTGGCATGCTCGCAAGAAGCGGTTCGCCCATGAGACGGGGACCTCCGTCGCGCTTCACGGGGCAACCCGGCACCTTCCGTCTATCCGGTCAACTGACCCGGCGATGGTTGCGCTCGCTGAACGCCAAGCGGTCAACGCGCCTGTCCAGCGTTTCGGTTCGGACCTCGGCCTCGCGGCCCTCGCCCGGTTCAGTGCTCAAGCCGACCCTGAGATATACCGCATCGTGGCGTTCATCCATGACGCGCTTATCATGGAAGTGCCAATCGAGATGGCGGAAGAGGGCGCTGCCTATCTGCGCTGGTCGATGGAGAGCTTTCCATTCCAAGAGTGGTTTGACCTTACCCCTCCGCTGCCTATCCTGGCAGAGCCGAGCATCGCCAACCCCGAAAAGCCGAGCCTCGGTAACATGATTGAGCGCCCGGACATTCAACCCCGTAAGCCAAGTTGGTGGAACGACGACGAGATCGGCGCTCTCAACAATCTGGCTGGACGTTTGGCCGCCTGAGGCCCATATAAGGTGAAGGCAAGTTGAAACCAGTTTCAGGGAACACAGTCATGGCTACAGAAGTTCGTCGTCGTCGCCTTGGTGGCGGCATTGGGGTTGAGACGAAGCCCCTCGAAGTTGAAGTCGAAGCGCCCGTGGTGTCCGCAGTAATGCCACCTGTTGCTACGGTCGAACAGCGGCAGCACAATCTCCCGCCTGAACTCACGGAAGCAGCCCGCAAGGCATTCCTGACCAACAGGGCTGCCGCCGCCGCCACGAAGGCTGCTGAGGTTGCCAAGGCCGCACTTGTAGCGATGATCATCCGGGGAGGCTACCCTGACTTCGAGATCGTTGTGGCCGGTGAGAATGGTGGCTTCAGGACTGTTGACATCACGATGGCCGCAAAGGAGACCGAGAAAATTGACATCGCGGCGCTGCAACGGCTGATCAGCAACGACGACTTCCTCAAGATCGTCACCGCTGCCAAGGCTACCACCGAAAAGGTCGCCGGCAAGAACGTCCTAGTGGCATCAACTAAAGTTGTCAAAGGTGAAGCCACATTGTCGATGAAGGAGCGCAAGGATGGCTAAGATACTCACCGGGAACTTCGGGGGCCAGTCTGCTCCCGTTACCCCAACCGAACCAGAAGAGCCTGGGGTGAACCTCAGCGCCTTTCTCCCGGACTTACAACCTGGGGACACTGTGATCGGCGTCGTGACCGAAGCCGAAGTGCAGACGCTGCTACAGTATCTGCACTCCCAGAAGATGATGCTGGAGATGACACACGCCTGCTACATCCGGGGAGTGACAGCAGCATCGCGGTACTTCCAGGAGAACTTGGCAAAGCCGAACCTGAAGCCGATCAATGAAGTGATCAGCGAGGCGTCCGGTTTCCTAACCGATGCCGAAGCCAAGTTGTTCTGCAAGATCAGCAATCAGGCAGACACCCTATCCGCCCTTCTGTTGTTTACCGTCAAGGAAAGGCTTGACGTACACCACTTGGTGCTTGCCTTCCGCACAAAGGGGCGTATCGTATGCGTCGGCAAACGAGCGGCTCTGCCTGGAAAGTGAGCCCGCTATGGATGGAACGCTCGACCTTTACTGCCTATACCATGTGCGCCGAAATCCTAATATGGCCGTTCCTCGCGAACCACCGAATATGAGGGCACGATGAAAGAGCGCGATGTCCATAACGTGCTTCGGGCCTTGAACATCCAGGCTCAAACACGGGTCGGGGCAAGTTGGGTGAATGCCCCTTGCCCCTTTGCGCCGTGGCGACACAAGCACGGGACTGATAGCAACCCCTCCTTCGGAGTCGTGTTCAACGACAACAAGATGTCACGCGGAAACTGCTTTTCCTGTCACTGGAAGGGTACTCTTGCCGATCTCGTGACCGAGCTTGAAAGCCTTCGGGGGGTCACATACCCGGAAGCCCTTCACAAGCTGGTCGAAGACGAGATGCTGGGGATTTCGCTGCCGGAATGGGGGGACCACATTCATGACGATGAGCCCCTCCCGGAACCGTACCCGGACGAGCTATTCGTCAACGCCTGGGACAACGCCTGGGACGTGCCGGCGGGCAGGGAATACCTGATCAATGGCCGTCCCATCGGACTTCACGAAGAGGCTGTCCGCAGCCTGGACCTTCGCTACGATCCCGACGAAAACCGCATCGTGTTTCAGGTTCGGGGGAGGGGAGGGGAGTTGTACGGGTTCTCAGGTCGGTCAATCTTTCCGAGGGCTCAGCCGAAGGTAAGAGACTACGTGGGCCTGCCAAAAAAGCATCTTATCCTTGGGTGCCATCGTTGGCAGCAAGGCAAGCCAGTGATAATGGTTGAAGGCTTGTTCGCCTATGCCCACCTTGTGTCCATTGGCACCGAACAGTTCGCCAACGTCGGGGCGGCTCTAGGCTCGGTGTTGACTGAGGAGAAGGCATCTATACTTAGGATGTTCTTTCACCGCGTCCTTCTTTTGTTTGACCCAGATGAACCGGGGTATGCTGGCATTTGGGAGCCGACGAGGGACGGCAAGCGTGACATGAAGCACGGGGCGGTCGGAAAGCTGCTCGGCCATGTCCCTGTCTCCGTCCCCCGCTACCCAGAAGGGTGCGATGACGTTGACAAGCTGCTGATCGACGAAGTTGAGGCTATGCTGGAAACGGACGACCTCATTCCACGGAAACCGGTTTCAAATCGCTTCCGGCGCACCTAGTTTTTGGACACCACCACTTGTAACTCTCAATGAGGATACATACATCGTGATCAGTCAAGAAGACGCGAAAATCTTGCATGAGCAACTGAAAACAAGCGGCGGCATCCGAATGCCAACGCCAACCGGGGACCTCTTCCTAGTTGACGCCCGAGTATTTCAGAAGGCTGGCCTGCTGATCGCATCCTCAAACGGGGGTTGTTTCCTCTGGGATTACGACCGCCCTCTCAATGCGTTTCGTCTACTGAGTGCAAAGTTCCCGCTCGGCATCGCCGAGACTGTATCCAACATCGCCAACGCTCTTGGCGCCCTGGAACAATCCTTGGAACAATCGCTCGTAGAGCCACCCCTTTTGGAATACAAGGACCCACCCGATGGCTCAGGAACTCCGTAACCGCTCCTTCGGGGGCGCCGCGCGTCCCCAAGCTCAGACACAGGCCGCACCGAAGGTTGACGACCTGTCTTGGACCGCTTCCGGCGACACCGCTCGCCAGCAGTCCGCTCAAGAGGCCGAAGCCGCCGCTGCCCGGCGTGCCCAAGCCTACCAGCCCCGGCGTTTCCGCTTGGGTGTTGGCCAGCAAGCCGACGTTATCGTCCTCGACTACAGCATCGTGCGTGTACCTGGGACTGAACTCACCTTGCAGACGCAAGGCATCCCCTCCTATCACGAACATGACCTGACCTGGGAGCCGGCCTTTGCGCGCAATCGCACGGGCAGCAACTCCAAGCAGGACATCTTCGAGGCTTGCCCAAAGCTGCAAGAAACCTGCCCGATTTGCCGTTTCCTTGGCAAAGAAAGCGGCTTCATCATGTTGGTTTCCGTTCTGGACGCCCGTGCGATCACCAGCCAGAAGACTGGTATCACGACCCCGTTCCGCCGGAACATCCTGGCCGTCAAGAACGAGCAGCAAGCCGTCATCCATCGTATCTTCGACCGTGCCGGCGGCAACCCCCGTGGCGTTCACCTCCTGATGACCCGTGATGGTCAACGGGAAGCGGCCATCGGTAAGCCCGAGTACGTTGACACCCTGACCGAGCAGCAGCTTCTGGAATACTTCAGCCACCCGGCCGAGCTTGCCGCCGATGGCAAGGTGCGGGTCGAGGCCAACGGTATGCTCCAGCCCTACCTGTACGGCTCTTTCTTGCGCCGCCCGACCGCTGCTGACATTCACCGGAAGTACCCCTTCCTGCCCGCCGTGGCCGGTAGTGTGACTGCCAACGAACGCGGTAGCTACGAGGCCCCACACAACCCCGTGGGTGGCTTCAACCACTCGGCAGGCTTCCAGGGTGCTTCACAAGTTGCCGCTGCCCAGCAGGCTGCTACGGGCACCGGTGGCGGCTTCGCGGGTCGCGCTGCCAATGCTAAACCGCCGGCACAGCCTGACCTGGACGACGAAATTCCTTTTAACTAAGGGGACACGCCATGACCACCAGCGAAAGCTGGCGTGTTGTCCCCCGCTTGCCAGAGTATGAGGCGAGCAGCTTCGGAAGGGTTATGCGGACCCCCTATAGAGCGGAGATGCCTCACGGCGGATACCGCACTTATGGGGGTCAACCCCGGTACGGAGATTTAGAGGACGGCCGCTACCACATCATTTTCAAAGGCCACTGCTATAAGGTTCATCGACTGGTTTGCGAAGCCTTCAACGGCCCGAAGCCTTTCGATGGAGCGGTAGTGATGCGCCTTGACGAAGATGAGACCAATAACCGGCCGGAGAATTTAGCTTGGGGCACACAGAAGGAAAACCTGAATGCCCCTGGTTTCATCGCTTACTGCAAGGGTCGGACTGGCGAAAATAATCCTCGCACAAAAGGGTGTCGTTAGTTTGAAACCGGTTTCAGGGGGCTATCATGACCGCCATCTTGTCGAACTATCTCTATATCCCGGTGGGTCAGTTCACCCTCCGAAGCATCGCCGAATTGCGCTCGGAACTCACCGTCGTACCACGGAACTTCGCGGCCAAGAAATTCAACCAACGCCAGCCGGTGATCAAGCTCTATGAGGACCGGATGCCCGGGTATATCGGCATTCCGAAGGCATGGGGCAGGGAGCACTTCCCAACGCTGATGGTCGAAGACCGCCGGTCGAACGGAAGTCCCATAGAATGCCCAAAGAGGCCCGATCCGAACCATCCAAGGGTCAGAGAGCCGGCCAAGCAGGCCAAGTTTATGGCCGAGTTGCTTGACGCCGCCGGTGACGCTAAGAACTTCATTGCATCTGCCTCAACCGGGAGTGGGAAGACGGTTTGCGCCCTGAACATGATCGCCGAGCTAGGCCGCACAGCCCTGATCGTTGTCCACCTTGACCGGTTGCTCGATCAGTGGGTTAAGGAGATCAAGGACAAGCTGGGCCTCACTGACGACGAGATAGGTGTCGTGCAAGGTCAGAAGTGCGACTACAAAGGTAAGAAAATCGTTGTAGCGATGTTGCAGTCGCTTTCGATGAAAGAGGACTACCCGTCAGACCTTTGGAACTACTTCGGTACAGTGGTTTTCGACGAAGTTCACAAAATCGGAAGTGAAATTTTTTCCCGGGCTGTTACCAAATTTAACGTAAGGGTGAGCGTCGGCCTGAGTGCCACTGTTCGCCGCCGTGACGGGGCCGACAAGGTGTTTCTGTATCACCTCGGGCATGTGTCCGTGCGTAGCGAAGCCGAAGCCCTTCCGATGGACGTTTACGTCATCCCGTACACCTGTCGGAAGGAGGCACCACATGATAACGCCCACAAGTCAGAAAAGCTGGAATACCTCACCAGTGACAATTACCGCAACGGGATGATCCTCGACCAGATCCTCCGAATGCACAGGACAGGCCGGCAAGCCCTGGTGGTTGGTGACAACATCGACCACCTGCATCACCTCCGGGACAGGTGCGTGGCCTATCGCATTCCTGAAGAAGACCTCGGGATGTTCACCGGCCAACTCATTGTCGATGGGAAGAGAAAGAAGGCGTCTTCTGAGCACCTAGACCGGGTGATGAAGGACAGCCAGATACTCTTTGCCACCTACCAAATGATCACCGAGGGCATCGACATCCCACGTCTCGACGCTGGTATCGATGTGACGCCACGGGCCGATGCCGAGCAGTTAATCGGCCGAACCCGTCGCCCGATGCCGGGAAAAAAGGACCCGATCTGGGTGACGTTTGAAGATAAGAGCGTCAAGAGCTTCGTCCGGGCCTTGGACTCACGCATCAAGGACTACCGGAACACAGGATGCCGTGTATTCACCATGAAGGAGCGTGGCAATGTCTGATTACTATTGGGGGCCTCTTTATAACCAAAGAAGACGAGACAAGTACAAGAACGACCTCGCCTTCCGTCTCAAAGAACGCCGTCGCGCTAAGAGCGACCAAAGGAAAAGACGGGAGAAGCAAAATGGCACTGCGGGAACGAAAAGCGCCGGTAAAAGCACCACCGGCTCGGATACTTGACGTTGAAGGGGCCGAGGGGTTCATTACCGTCAAGCGTGGTCGGTTTAACATGGGGAAACTGATCTTCGAGAAAGAAGACCTCGATACGATCACGGTCCCCTGGTTTAACGGCCCAATAGCCCGGGTTAAAATCAGCAGCAGCACTACTCGCAACCTGGGTGATTACAACTCTGTCAAGGTCGAAGTTAGCCTTGACTTACCGTGCTACGCCGTACCCGGCGAAATTGAGCACACATACAATCAGGCCGCCGATTGGGTCTGCGCCAAAATCGAGAGCGAGCTTGACGATGGAGGACAGACCAATGGCTGAGATCCGCCAGCGCACCGCACCCACAGAACCAGGACCCCTGGTCCTGCCCGATAGCCTGAAAAATCTCAAGGATGCCCTCGCCAAGCGTTGCGGTGATGGTGTCTTCGTGATGGCCGGCAACCTTCCACCCCGTAAGCACATTCCGACCGGCATTTTCGTTGCCGACATGGCGACCCTTGGCGGCATCCCGCGTGGCCTGATTACTCAGGTGCTAGGCATGCCCGCTGCTGGCAAAACCCTGCTCTCCATGCGGGCGGCAGCATCGGCACAGCGCATGTTCCCCGACATGTATGTTGCCTGCGTTGAGCCTGAAGGCACTTGGGACACGGAGTGGGCCGCTTGTCACGGTGTTGACAACAGCCGCCTGATCCTCGTCCGCCCGCCTGATGGCGAAGCCGGTGTGGATGCCACGGACGAGTTGCTGCGCTCCCGTGACGTGTCCCTGGTCATCCTTGATAGCTTGCCTGCCTTGGTTCCGAAAAAGGAAATCGAACGCTCGGCTGGCAACGACAGTATGGGTGAGCAAGCCCGTCTGATGGGCCGGTTTATCGTCAAGGCGGTCAACGCCTGCAACGAAGGTCGCCGTGCGGGTTTCCTGCCCACCCTGCTGATGATCAATCAGTACCGCATGAAGGTCGGCTTGGTGTTCGGCGACCCCCGGTCAATCCCTGGTGGCAAGGCCAAGGACTACGCCATTTCCCTGTCCCTTGAATTGAAAAAGTCCAAGGAAGTCATGGGTAAAGACAGCCAGGGCCGTGAGGTTGCTGATCACAACGATCACAGCATCGAAGTCAAGAAAACCAAAATCGGTGGCTCCATCACGGCTGGGGACTTCACCCTTTGCCGCAACCGCGATGGCAAGTTTGCAGCCGGTTTCATTGACGAAGGTGAGACCGTCAAGGGCTTCGCAAAGGACGCGGGCTTCCTGGGCGGCTCGGCCGGCAAGTACACGGTGGACGGTGCCATTGACCCGTCAACCGGTGAAGTGCTGATCTTCCGCACTCACCAGGACATCATCGACTGGTGGTATGCCAACCCGGTGGCGTTCGAGACCATGAAGACCGAATTGATCCGTCTCCAGCGGATCAAGTGCGGTTACACCAACCAATGGCTCTAAAGGAGCCTAAGTGCCTGCAAGGCAACCTGTCACCATCGCACCTCCGAGCAAAGCAGCAGGAAAAGGAGATCGCGAAGAGGACAGGGGGCCGGCAGACACCCGGGTCCGGTAACAAAACGGTGAAGGGTGATGTTCGGGTTAAGGGCGTCATGAGAATTGAAGCCAAGACCACGAAACACCTTTCATTTACCGTCACCACGGAACATATATCAAATATAACCAACGCGGTGGCTGGTACTCTTGAGATACCCTGTATGGCAATCGAATTTGGCGACGGTACTTCCTTTGTCATACTTCCGGAGAGCGCACTAGACACCATTCTTGAGATAGCGAGAACAAGATGTCCCTCCTGACCCGCGCAACTCAGAAGCTCGCTGCCGTTCAAGGGTTCGGGACCGGTCTGCCCCAGAGGGATGCCAACCGCATCCCCGAGGAGCTACTGACCAAGCTCCTGACAAAGAGCGACAACCTCCCAGAAGCCAAACGTGCGACCAATGCCGGGTCGAACATGCACGTCTCCAGCCTGATAGGGGTATGTGAACGGTCGGCGGTGCTGATGAGGCGGTTCAACGACGGGGCGCCTGTCTACAATCAGGTGAGCGGCTTCGACCGCATCGTGTGGAAGATCGGGCGTGCGGTGGAAGCCCATATCCGGGACAATATCATCCGGGCGCACGGCCCGTCGAAGGTGCTTGGCAAGTGGACCTGCCCATGCGGAGCGGCCACCTTCGAGGGGACCTTCCCGATGGACCGCCCCATATGCCCGGTATGCAAAAAAGAACGAGACATCTATCAGGAATGGGATTTGATCGATGATGAATACGGCGTCCAAGGCCATCCTGACCTTCCTCTGATATGGAGCGATGGCAGCATCATCGTTGTCGAGATCAAATCTATGAACGCGAAGGAGTGGAAGGAGTTGAAGAGCCCGAAGGGGGACCACCGGTTTCAGGCGTGCATGTATCGCCGCATCCTCCAACGCAAGGGCTACCGGGTCAACGACAAGGTCATAGTCATTGTCGCGACCAAAGACTACCAGTTCACTCGCAAGGAAAGCCCTTATAAGGAATACCAAATCGACGCGACTACCCCACAGCTTCAGGCAGAGCTAGACGGTGCGCTCGTGCTTGCTGGCCGGGTAAGGGATGCCGTTGCCAATGAGACTTTGCCACATCGGACGTGTGCCAACCCTCAACTTTCAACAGCCAAAAGTTGCTCGCAGTGTGTGCGATGCTTTAACCTGTGAGGGTACTATGTCACGCGGGAATATGTGCAAGCTCGGGATCACGCTGCCGGATGGAGTTGTAATTATGGGCATCGACCCGTCCTTAACGGCCACTGGCCTCGCTTTACTCAAGGGCAGTGATCTTGTCACCATCACTGCGTCGCCCCCTATGCCGACCAAGACCTGTCCCCGGGGGGACTTTTGCCGCCTCGCGTGGTTTAAGGAGCGGATAGGGGCAGTGCTTCGCACAGGCAACCCCCTGGTGGTCGCAATTGAGGGCTATGCCTACGGGGCCAAGTCCCAGGCACACTCGCTTGGTGAGCTTGGTGGGGTTATCCGCGTATTGCTCTTCGAGAGTGTTATCCCCAACGCCGTTGTCGTTCCGCCGAACGTACTGAAGAAGTTTGCAACGGGCACCGGCAACGCAGATAAGGGTGCCGTAAGCAAGGGGCTGTTCAAACGATGGGGAGTTGACGTTGAAAACAACAACGAGGCCGACGCATCCGGTCTGGCCCTTTTAGGGGCTGCCCTTCATTTCCCAGACGTTTTCTCATTGAAATCCGAAGTCCATGAGGCTATCTCTAGGGCATGTGAACGCTTGCCAGTCAAGTCACCGGCCTGAAACCGGTTTCAACTCGGGGCAACAAGGAGCAACCTATCATGGCCGCTAAGAAACAGCCCGATCAGGACTTGATCGGCAAATACGTCCAGTTTACCGGGTACGTCGATCTGACGATGGACCCGTTGCTGGAAGTTGGTGAACGCCTCCGCATCTTCGGTTTTTACGAACCGAATGATCCCTCTCAACCAATGGGCTTCAAAGCGCACTCTGACCGCTTCGGACCCGACGAAAAAGGCGTCATCGAGCGCATTAGCGACCCAGTGTTCCCCAAGGAGTTCGTTCTCTCCAGCGATCAAACCCCGTTCGCGAGTGAGGAAGAGTTTCCAATTCAGATTGAGGGTGAGGATAAGGTCAAAAAGGCTGCCAAGCCCAAGGCTGAGAAGGTCAAAGCCGCTACCAAGCCCAAGGCTGGAAAGGCCAAAGCTGCCGAGCCGGTCGTCACCCCGGAGCCGGAACTTGCACTTGAAACCCCTGTGGCGGCTCCTGAGCCCGCAGTTACGGTCGAACCTGTTGCGGCCGAAGTACCGGTTGCAGAACCGGAGGCCATCCCGGTACAGGAGATCAGTGAAGAGCCCACAGTTGACGCGGAAGTGGAAACCGTGAATACTCCCACCAATGTGATCGACAACGAAAGTGAGCGGATGACAAACGGAAACAGCGAACCGAAAAGCACTTGGACCCTGGCCGACGTTGTCCTTGGTGAAGAGGCGGACATCCCGGTTGAAGTCCCGGAGCCCCCCGATACCACCGATGCGGTCAAGGATGAAGGCGGCGTTTACGTCCAGCCGATTGACGCAGTTCGTGCCGCACTGGAAAGCGGCGATATGCTCAACGCGGCGATCAAGACGCACCAAGACATCGAGTTGCAGTTCTACACGCTCGGCGGTATCCTGTACGAAATCGAGCGGACTGGCTCCTACAAGGAAGAGGATAAGTACAAGGGGGCGGAAGGCTTCGTCAAATTCTGTGACGAGGCAGTCGGTTGCAGCTACCGTAGGGCAATGTACCTGATCAAACTCTACAAGCGCATTCAGGTGCTCGGACTTGACTACACCAAGCTGGCTAAGGTCGGCTGGAGCAAGGCGACCAAGTTCCTCGACCTCAATGACGAGTTGCTCAAGCTGAACTATGATGAGTTGTGCGAGATCGGCGCCCAGCTTTCCCGCCCCAACTTGGTCGTTGAGATCGGAAGGATTAAGGCGGGCGGTGTCACAGAAGACGAACAGGTTGCCAAGTTCAAGGTGGCCTTTACCGTCACGGGTGACGAGGCCGCACTGTTCAAGGGTGCCCTTGAGACCGCAGCGCCCAAGGCTGGGGTTGACGCCCTTGTTGAGAACTTCACTCGCGAGCAGATCGTCATGGTGTTCAAATACATCGTCAACGACTGGGCAAGCCTTGCCAATAGCGGCGTCGTCCGCCCGCTGGCTGATCAAATCCGTGAGATTGAACTGATCCACGACGTTCGCATCACGGCGGTCCCGATGTCCGAAGTTGAGGACGAAGATCAGGAAACCGTCAACGCATGACGATGCCGCATCGAATGGGCAAGGGGAGGCTAACACCTCCCCTTTTTTTTGGAGGGTCCGATGGATGTCGTGCGTGTTCCGATCCACCTCACCAAGAATTGTGAGCTATCCAAGGAAGCTCTGGTCGCTGCTGTGTTGAGACTTGACAAAGCAGTGGAGGGTGGGGCCTCCTCCCAGGAGTTGCAATCGATAAACAACGATTTACGCCACGCGGTGCGGACGTACAAATTTCACATGTCGTCACTTTCAACGCCGCTGGACACAAGCCACTAAAGTGCCTATATACTATAGCTTGGGGCTTGGCACTCTGAGGGACCACAACATGAAGAAAAATAACATCCGGGACTTCGAGCCTGGAATGGGGAGAGCGGTGGCCGAGCGCACCATCCTCCGCAAGCGTCTCGACAACGATGAACTCACCGGGATGGGTGTGCAAGTCGTGATCAACCCCAAAGACCCCGACGCGCCAGCCTGGATTTCTGCTGCCGAAGCGGCTGATCTCCTGGTCAAGACCGATTATGAAGCCGGTTTCAAAGGCCGGAAGCCGAAGACCCGGTGGGAGACCTGGGAAGAGGTTGCCAGGAGGGTGTCGTGGGGCAACACTATCCTCACTCAAGAGGGTGAAGACGACTACCTCAAGATGTACGAAGCTATGCTTGCCGGCACGGTGGTCATGAGTGGCCGCCATCTGCAACACGGGGACAGCCGCCAGCCAGGCCGACCGCAGGAAGTCTTTACTAATTGCAGCGTTTCTGCGACTACTTTCTTACTCTTTCGCCTTTTGCTTTCCGGCAGTGGTGTTGGGCGGGACTACAGCAGCCACATGATCGCCGTCAATTTTGACAATGCTCCACACCTCCGTTGCATCCTCAGCGAAGATCACCCTGATTATACCCCAGGCGCGGCCTATGATGGTCGGCGCGAAGCCATCCATAAATATGGGTCGCCGGGCACCAACCCCGACGTAATCTGGTTCCGCGTCCCTGACAGCCGTGAGGGCTGGGCGCAGGCAATCGAGACGTGGGAAGTGCTGGCCTTCACGAAGGCCGCCAAGAACAAGACCCTGATCCTCGACTTCTCAGACGTGCGCGAACGCAACAAGCCCATCCGGGGAATGCAGTACCGCCCGTCCTCTGGCCCCATTCCCCTGATGAACGCCATAATCAAGGCCGCCAGCCTCAAGGGGGCCGGGATTACGCCCTGGAAACAGGCGATGCTGATCGACCATTTGGTCGCCGAGTGCGTCCTCGTTGGAGGCGCCCGTCGCTCGGCGCGTATGGCCACGATGTATTGGCGTGACCCGGCCATCTTCGAGTTCATCCAATGCAAGCGGCCCATAGAATACATGGGTCTGACCGCCACTGAGGTTGCCCTTTACCGTGATCAGTTGGCTATCCTCGGTAAGCCGGCGCCAGGAACCTTCCTGTGGAGCGCCAACAACAGCGTCCTGTTTGACCAGGAAGCGTGGGGGCTGTTAGCCTTGCGGAAGGGCGAGAAGCTCTATCACAGTGCCAGCGCCCGGCACGCGCGCAAGGTATTCGACCTGATCATCTCGTGCTCCTACGGCGACGGAACCGGCGAGCCGGGTATCATCAACGTGGACAAGCTGGTGGAGAACTGGGCTGGGTGGGAGACCATCGCCAACGGTAGCTTTGCCGGGAACGACACCTACCCCATCGTCGGGGAAACCCTTCACCTGATGGCCGATCTTGCCCGCCGGGTGCGCCTCAGCCCCTACAGCATGATCGTGAACCCATGCCAGCCCGCTTGGGCGCCCGTGCTTACCCCTTATGGTATAAGCACCATGGGGGCAATCAAGATCGGGGACAAGGTTTGGTCCAAGGATGGGTGGGTGACGGTCGTGAATAAGCAGGCGACCGGCGTGAAACCTGTTTACTGGTATCGGACCAACGCGGGTGCTTTCGTCGGCACAGAAAATCACCGCGTCGTTTCTGGGGGCATCAAGATCGAGGCGGGGGAGGCGGATAGCATTGACGTGCTGGCCGGGCCTCTGGGTTCGGTTGAGCCCTTGGCCCAGTTTGTCATGGATGGTCTCATGATAGGAGACGGGACTGCACACCGGACAAGCCATGATAAGGTGTATCTCACCATCGGAGCGGGGGACCAGGACTACTTCGCTTCTGAGGTTGGGCACCTGATCATTGGTGACCATTCTGTCAAGAAAGGCAAAGCGTTCAAGGTCGAGACGACTATCGACCACGATGAGCTTCCCCACCTGCCAGAGCGTGTTATCCCGGATCGCTTTCTGTACGGAACGCCGTCTGAGGTGGCATCGTTCCTTCGTGGCCTCTTTTCAGCCAATGGATCAATCTGCGGAAGCCGGGTGACGCTCAAGACAACTTCTGCTGGTCTTGCGGCTCAGGTTCAGTGGATGCTCTCGTCTATTGGGATCGTTTCATACCGGACCACCAACAAGTCGTCGTCCGTTAAATGGGAGAATGGGGAGTACACCAGCCGCCAGTCCTACGACATCAACGTCAACGCCCATAATGCTCTGGTGTTCGCTGAGAAGATTGGCTTCATCCAGGGGTACAAAAACGAAAAGCTCGCGGCTCTTTCTCGCTGTGATGGGCCTCGCGGTCATCGGGTTAAGACCACGTTCGACATCGTTGAGCGCGATCTTATCGGTGAGGAAGAGGTATTTGACATCACGGTTGACGGACCATCGCACACCTATTGGTCCGGCGGGCACGATGTGAGCAACTGTGGCGAGGTTACCCTTTCAGTCCTGGGTGGTTTCTGTGTGCTATGTGATGTCATCCCGTACCACGCAGAAAGTCTTGATGAGGCCGAGGAAGCATTCCGTGTCGCCACGCGGGCACTGATCCGGGTCAACACCATGGACAGCGTTTACAACAACGAAGTGAGGCGCACCAACCGCATTGGTGTCGGGATGACCGGCATCTTTGAGTTCGCTGCCAAGTTTTTCAGGTGCGGCTTCATTGAGCTTATCAACCCTGATTTCACTAACCCGCACTGCCGTTCGGCCCAGTTCTGGATCACCCTGAGCAGGTTCGCTCGGGCTGTTGAAGAAGAGGCCGAGAGCTATTCCAAGGTGCTCGGGATGGCTATTCCGCACACCAACCGTACTATCAAGCCCAGTGGCACGATCAGCAAACTGTGGGGCCTTTCCGAAGGTGCCCATCTTCCTTGTCAGCGTCGGTATCTTCGCTGGGTTCAGTTCCGCTCTGATGACCCCTTGGTGGCCGAATACAAGGCCAAGGGCTACCCTGCGAAGGAACTGGTCACGTACACCGGCACGACAGTGATCGGCTTCCCAACAACCCCTGTGCTGACCACGCTGTTGCCCGACGACATGATCGTCACGGCGTCCGAGGCTACTCCGGCGCAACAGTATGCTTGGCTGCGTCTTCTTGAAAACCACTGGCTACGGGGTGGTGATCAACATGGAAACCAGTTTCAAACAGATCACTCGAACCAAATCAGCTACTCGCTAAAATACAACCCAGCCATCGTCTCCGCCGAAGACCTCAAGGAAATGCTGCTGGAGTACCAACCGGGCGTCAAAGCGTGCTCGGTCATGCCCCTCACCGAAGACCGATCGGCCTATGAATATCTCCCCGAAACCCCTGTTACCAAATCGGAGTACGAGGCCATCTCCCGTCAGATCAGCGCCAAGCTGGCAGAGGATGTTGACCGTGTCCATTTAGATTGTGCCAGTGGTGCTTGCCCCATCGACTTCAACAAGAGCTAGACATTGTTGACCAGAAGGCCTATACTCCCGGGTAGGGGTAACACCATACCCGGGAGGGTCCGATGGCTCGCAAGAAAGCTCCGGCGCCTCAACCGACAAAAGCTCGCCCAAGCCTTGTGGTAAAGTACATTGAGTTGTACGCATCGCGGGTGCGGGAGATGCAACGAACCATAGACGAGGAGGGTCTGGCAAATACACTACTACAAGAGCGGCGCCTAGCTTCAACGCTCACCGACGAGGAAGTATCTGGACGGATGTTCAACCTCTTAAAATTCGGTGAAATGTATCAGGCGTAAGGAGCAACCCCATGAGCAGACGAGCAGACCGTTATCAGTCGGAACGTGGTCGCGGCCCCAACAGGCGCGGCGCACAGCAATCCCCCGGCAAGGGGGCTGAAGAGCCGACCGAGCCCCAAGCGAAGATCGCCCCCTTCAAGCCACGGGGGGAAAACCAGATCGAATACGTCCGGTCCCTCTACGAATACCGTCTCACCTTCGCCCTTGGCCCAGCGGGTACAGGCAAATCCTACGTCGCAGCCAGCATCGCGGCGAAGCTCCTGGCAGATAAATCAGTGAAAAGCCTGATCCTCTGCCGTCCCGCCGTCGAAGCGGGGGAAGAGCACCTCGGCTTTCTGCCCGGCGATCTCAGTGAAAAGATGGCCCCCTGGACTGCACCCATCATTGACATCCTGTATCAGCGTCTCGGCAAACAGCGGGTCGATGGTATGGTGCGTGCCGGTGTTATCAAGACCATCCCATTCGCTTACATGCGCGGGTGGACACTTCAAGACGCCTTCGTGCTCCTTGACGAAGCCCAGAACACCACCCCGAGCCAGATGAAGCTCTTCCTGACCCGCATCGGTGAGGGGGCAACGGTGTCCGTCAACGGTGACACGAAGCAATCTGATATCCACTCCGAAGACAACGGCCTCGCAACGGCCATCTGGTTGGCCACTCGCTTCAACATCCCCTGCGGCGTCATCAAGTTCACCCCTGAAGACTGCGTTCGTTCGGAGATGTGCCGGGCGTGGAGCATCGCCTTCGAGGAAGATGAAGACCATATCGACAACTCACTCCCGTTCCTTCGGGCAAGTTGAAACCAGTTTCACTGAAACGACGGTTTCCGCTTGAAAAAGTCGGGATGGTGGTTACATAATGTGGGAACCGGTTACCCTCGTTACAAGGATCACCATCCATGGCTACCTTCACCATGCCTGCGGCCACTGGCGGCGGCACCATTCCCCACCCGGATGCCGTGGCTGCGCTGCCCATCGGTGGGGTCATCAATGCCGTTGTAGGTACGGCGAAGACTGTGCTGGTAGCCCCGAAGGGCGCCACCTTCCTCGTTCTCCAGTCCGACAGCGGAGACTTCCGCGTCCGACAGGGTGATCATTCCGGCGGTACGGGTTCCCTTGACAGCGCCATGCCGGCCGCCGCAATCCCGGCCGCGTCCGTCTCCGATGGTTCAGCGGGCTTCCGCATTGCCTCCGGCACCAAGCTGGTCCTTCCGGCCGCTACCGTCACCGTCGTCGGCTATGCCTCGGGTTCGGCCCTGAGCTACTACTTCCTTTAGGGTGCAATCATGGCCCGCTTTAACAAACAGGCGCCCCGGCGCGCTACCGTACCGACCCCAGCAGGTCCCCGGCGCGGTGCTCACGAGATCGTGTGGCGGGCAACTTCAAGCCTCACCCCCTATCTTCGGAACAGCCGTACCCACACCCCTCAGCAGGTGGATAAAATCGTCAACTCGATCAACACGTTTGGGTTTAACAACCCCATCCTTATTGACGAGAAAGGCGAAATCATCGCCGGCCACGGGCGCCTAGCAGCCGCTCAACAGGCTGGATTGGCCGAAGTCCCAACGGTAACGCTGGACCACCTGACCGATGCCCAGAAGCGTGCCTACGTGATCGCGGACAACCGCATCACCGACGACGCCGGATGGAACGAGGACTTGCTGTCCATCGAGTTGAAGGCCCTCCGGGATGAGGACTTCGACTTGACCACAACCGGTTTCGAGGAAGATGAGCTTGCCGTGCTCCTTGAGGAAGACGGTCCCGGTGGTGATACCGATGCGGACGAAACCCCTGAGCCCCAGGCCGTGGTGATCTCCCGGATCGGCGAAGTGTGGCTGCTCGGGAACCACCGATTGATCTGCGGTGACAGCACCGATGCTGCTACCGTATCCACCCTTTTGGGCACCGTGAAACCACACCTAATGGTCACGGACCCGCCCTACGGCGTCAAATATGACGCTACTTGGCGCGATCACCGGAACGGGGCCTTCGGAGACGGTAAGCCGGTCATGCGCGGTGTGGTTCAGAATGATGACCGGGCAGACTGGCGCGAAGCGTGGGCCTTGTTCCCGGGCGACACCGCGTATGTCTGGCATTCCGCTCTTCACGGCCATGAGGTTGCCGAGAGCCTTGTTGCAACCGGTTTCAAACTCCGCAGCCAGATCATCTGGAAGAAACCGCACTTCACCTTGTCGCGGGGCGATTACCATTGGCAGCATGAGCCGTGTTGGTACGTCGTCCGCGAGGGGAAGAACGGGCACTACGGTGGCGACCGCACCCAATCAACCGTGTGGGACATCGCCGGCATGAACCCAGCCGGTCAGACCCGCAACGCCTGCGATGGCAAAACCAACCATAGCACTCAGAAGCCGGTCGAGTGCATGCGGAAGCCCATCGAGAACAACAGTTCACCAGGGCAAGCAATCTATGAGCCCTTCGCAGGCAGCGGTAGCACCATCATTGCTTGTGAGCAGACGGGGCGTATCTGCTTTGCCATCGAACTTGACCCGACGTATATCGATCTGATCATCCGCCGTTGGCAATCATTTAGCACCAAGGAAGCAACCCTCGAAAGCGATGGGCGCACCTTCGCTGAGGTAAGCGCCGAGCGGAGTGCGTAACATGGGACGGTTCACGAACGCCTTGCAGGGCATCAAGGACAAGAAGAAGCGCGCAAAGCCCCCTGTAGCCGTTCAGGAAGGCACCAGTGGGTATGGGAAGGACACGCAGCCTTCCCTTATGGCACCCCCAACCCCGATGGAGGCTGGCACGGCCAAGACCGTGCTCGTCCTTCCGAAGACCACCATCCCAAAAAGCGATGACCAGACCCTATGGGAAGAGCAAATGGTCGCCAAAACCGAAGTTGCGATGCTCAAGGGCTACCGAGACCCCCGGATGATGGCTCAGTTGCTCCAGATCACCGTCCCCCAGGCCGAAAAGTTCATCAAGAGGGTGCTCGCTCGCTTTGAAATCGTCGGTACGGCCCATGATCTAAAGAGGGTGCGCGGCGAAGGCTTGGCCCGTATGGCCATGTTAGAGCGCAAGTATTGGCAGATCATTGAGACTTCCAAAGACCAGAGGGCCAAGATCGTTGCGTTGCAGTCGCTCCTTGAGATCAACAAACAGCGTGATCTTTACAACGGTGTTAGCCAGAAGACCATGGAGAGTGTGTCACAACGCACCGAAGGGTCTGAGGTTCAAGCCCGGCTCGCCAAGCAGGCCCGCCTCGGGGCGATGGCAAAACAGTTGGCCGAGATCATCGCCGAACAACAACGTGACGCGACGGCAGAAAAAGTCACCGTCGTACCTGCCGATCAGAGTATCCCGCAGGATTTTGAGGAAGAAGACGATGGCTTTCAAGACGCCGACTGACCAGTCCAAGGCGCTGTGGCGGCACCTCAGGAACCAAGTGCATGACGAGATCGGAGCATCGGCTCTCGCGGCCTTGGCCCACGAGTATGGTGACGACCCCGATGCCCTGATGGAGTTCCTTGAAGCCCTTGGTGAGAGCGGGGGCGACATGGCCGCCCTCCTTACCAAGACCCATGAGCCGGTAAGCATCGACCAGTTTATCGAGGATGACTACTTCCTGGGCTACGATGCCGACCACATCTGGCCGGAGAACCGCCGGATCATTCGGGAGATCGTTGAGGACGGGTACGTGGAGGCACTGTTGATGGGGGCCATCGGTTACGGCAAGGCACAGCCTTTGTCTGCGAAGCTCCTTACCCCAAACGGGTGGATGCTTATGGCGAACATCCGTGTTGGCGACTTCGTGATTGGCAGAGACGGGAAGCCTACGGAGGTTATCGGTGTGTTCTTCCAAGGCGTCCGTAAAGTCTTCAAGGTTTCCTTTAACGACGGGGCTTCCACAAGATGCTGCGCCGAGCATTTGTGGTCTGTCCGAAGCCCTTCTGCCGCCCATACCGATGCGCCGTGGAAGACTGCATCCTTGAGCAGCTTTGTAGGTGGCGTCCGCAATAAGAACGGCCAACTCAAGTGGCATACGCCCGTAATGGACGCCGTAGAGTTCCAGGGCAATCAGTTGCCAATCGACCCTTATGTACTCGGAGTCCTTATCGGTAATGGTTCATTGAAAGACGGGGTCCGCTTTTCCTCGAATGACCAGCCAACCATTGACCGTGTTTCAGAGGCCGTCCCAGCGCCCCTCTCTGTGAAATACGTCTCCCAGTATGATTATCGGATCACGGGTCCGATGTCTGGTGGTATTGCTGGAAGTAACGAAATGCTCGCCTCTCTTAGGTCTCTAGGGCTTTTAGGGAAGGGTTCAGATGATAAGTTCATACCGCAGGAATACCTTCTTAGTTCTATAGCGTCTCGCATCGACTTGCTCCACGGCCTTATGGACACTGACGGGTGGGTTGAAGGTGCTGGAGGCTGCGGGATTCGGTATTCAAGCAATTCAAGTCGTCTAATCGACGATGTGACATTTCTTGTGCGATCTCTTGGCTGCACCACCAAGAGGACGGTGAAGGTCTCCGCGTCTGGAAAAGATCACCATCAGTTGGCCATCTGCCCTCCAGCGGGCTTCGATATGTTCTGGCTTCCTCGCAAGAAAGACGCAGTTCGTCGCTCCGGGAAGTACACGCCATCTCGAATGATCTCTTCTGTCGATCCAGACGGCTCGGAGGAGTGCATGTGCATCAAAGTAGCCGCCAAGGATCAACTATACGTCACGGATGACTTTGTTGTGACGCACAATACAACGGTCGCACAGGTCATCACGGCTTACCAGATTTACCTCCTTTCGACCGAGAAGTTCCCACAGGCCAAGTATGGCTTGCTGCCCACCTCCAGCATCGTGGTCGCGATGCTCAACAAAACGGATGACCTCTCTAAGTCAGTAACTTTCGGCGAGTTCCGCCAGATGATGGAGCAAGTACCGTATTTCAAGGAAGAGTTCCCCTTTGACCGCACCGTCAAAAGCCAGATGCACTTCCCCAACAACATTCTGGTCATGCCAAGCGCCGCTTATAGTAACAAGCTCCTCGGTATGAATATCATCGGGGGAATTATCGACGAAATGAACTTCATGGCTCAGGTTTTGAAGTCAAAACAGGCGCGTGACGGGGGGGAGTTTAACCAGGCGAAGGCCATTTATAGTACATTGGTTCGGCGCCGGAAATCCCGCTTCATGAAGACGGGCAAGGTCCCGGGATGCTTGCTGCTAGTTTCGTCAAAAGGTGGCCCAGACGACTTTCTTGAGCAACGCGCCCGCCAAGCATCGGATGAGGCCGACAAGCTGACCTATGTGGTGGACAAGCCCATCTGGGAAATCAAGCCGGCGGAGAACTACTCCGGTAAGACGTTCCGCCTTGAACTGGGAAATGAACGGTTTCAGGCTCAGGTGCTTGAAGACAGCCAGGAGCCCCGTGAGGGCGCGTTGACCATGACAGTGCCCCTGGAATACAAGGGCGACTTCACCAACGACATGGAAGGCTCCTTGCGCGACCTAGCGGGTGTTTGCACGCTGGCCCGCCGCCCCTACTTCTGGGACCGGAGCGCCATTTGGCGGATGGCTGATGACTTCAAGGAAGCGGGCAACGAGAGCCCATTCGCCGGGTTCAAGTACGAGCTATCGAAGGGCATCCCGTTACCCATCGAAGGGTACAAATGCCGCGACCCGCACATGCCCCGTGTTTGCCATATCGACTTGGGCCTGACCGGGGACTATTGCGGCCTTGCCGTGGGCTATGTCTCAGGCATTGAAATGCAAAAGGGTAGGGGTCGCAAAGGTGAGATCGTGATTGAGGAAATGCCGATAGTCACCTATGACGTGGTATTAACTATTACTCCACCCCCAGGCGGCGAAATAGAGTTCTCTCAAGTCCGTGAAATCCTGTACCTCCTTCGCGATCAGCTTGGCATCCCCATTCAATATGTTTCGTTCGATCAGTTTCAGTCAGCGGATAGCCGTCAGATCCTTCAGCGCAAGCGGTTCGTCACGTTCCACCGCTCAGTGGATGGTGAGAAGGGGCTTGAGTTCTATCGGATGTTCCGTTCGGCTGTCAATGGACACAGGGTACTCTGCCCTGACAACCCAATCGCCTTCAAGGAACTTGCGATGCTTGAGGAGGATCACGAGCATCGTTGCGTTGACCATCCAAGTAACGGCTCTAAGGATACCGCCGATGGTATGTGCGGAGTTTATGCCACCATTATGATGCGGCGCCACCTGTGGGAGCGGGGAGGGGCCAAAAATGTCACCGTCGTAACTGAGAATGCGAGTAGGAGCCAGCCGGAGGCTCTCGGCAACTCCTTTGAGGAGTTTCGGAAGGAGCTTATGCCCAACACCAAGCAGCGCCAAGAGCACCCAGCATCGAAGGAGAGGCCGAAGTCAGGCCGCCGTAGTGGTGGGCCACGGCCATCGTCAAATCGGAGATAGTCATGATCGTCCAAGAGCGAGTCATCGCAGCAGCATCGTTGCTACGCGCCGAGAAAACCTACACGGTGCATGTGATCATCATCCTGATCGACGAGTTTGATGAAGACTTGTTTCTGTGCATCCCTTACGCAGTCGTGACGGATGCCCAAGGTCCGACCACCGCTGCGGTAACTGCGCTGCAAGCAGCATCCGAACACGCCGAGAATAACAGTGACAGGCCAACGCACCTCGTCGCCTTCACCCGTGTAGTGTCCATCTATCCCGGGAAGCAGGAGAGCATCCACGTCGATCTTGACTACGATGCAATCGAGACGAACCTATCTCGACTTCCCGAGATCGACCACATCTTCCCAAAAGAGGAAGTATCGAACCCATCCGAGTGGGCGACCACGCCGTGAAAGTGCTTGTTAATTCCGTTGGAGGCCTCATATAGGTGCTACATCCAGCATAAACCGTTGCCGGAATGAAACCGGTTGCAAAATCAGGAGAGCACCATGTCCTATCTCGCCGCCCGCTTCCAGGAGCGTGGTTCTATCGGAGCCCTGTTGATTGCCATTGCGGCCATCACGGTCTCCGTTCTTTTCGTTCTGGTCGGCCACGGCGATGCCTCGCTGGGCATTACCATCGCCGCCATCTCCGGGCTGTTCGCGGTCCTGGTTCTGTTGATCCCCGAAGCCGAAAACGTCGCCGAGGACCTTTTCGACGAAATGCACGAGGCTTTCGGCGAAGTCCATGAGGCCCTCGACAACCTCCACAGTCACATCGATTCCGTGACTGAGGAAGTCGAGGAGGATGTGGTCAAGGCGGTTGAACCTGCCCCCGTGGTTGCGTCGGTTGTGGTGCCGGCGACGGTGGTAGCGGAGCCGGACGCGCCCATTAGCGCGGTTCCTACCGCCACCCCGTAATAGGTGGGTTTATCTTGAATACACTCTATCTGGCAAAATAAAGGGAAGGGGGGCTCGCGCCCCCCTTTTCTGTATCAACGACCTCGGCGGTCCAGGTGTAGCGATAGATTTCCAGCCGCTGCTGGTGTTCGACCTTCCGGCTCACCTGCTTTCCTTCCAGGTAGGCACCCTTGCCCGCGATGCCACGGGCCTGGAGTATTACTTTGGCCTTGGCGATGCGTTCTCTCTCAACTTTTACCCTAACATCCTCCAAAGGAAAAGGGGGGGCAGGATCACCCCCCAGTAGTGGTTACGGCACCAGGGTGTAAACTCGGTGGCCTTCCGCGTTGCGAATGTTGGTGATGACTGGCCGATCACCGGCTGCGTTGAAGTGGCTGATCATGCCCCGAACGGTGTGCGAAGCCAGCCCACCGAACATCTCTTGAAACTGGGCAACGCTGACCCCCGTTCCGTTGGCCTGCCGCAACGCCTCGTACACCTGCTCCTTGCGGGTAAGCCCCCGTTCCGCTGACCGAGGAGCCCGAGACGGGCGTTGTGAAACCGGTTGCCGTGACCGGGTGAATACCGCCGACGCCCAGGCATGAACGTCGAGACTTTCATCTGACGAGAGGCCAGGGACATTACCAAGGGCGAAAAGAGCCGCCACCAGGGCAGGGTTGCGACCGAACACGCTTGGTATACGAGGCGCAACTCCCGCGAGTGCCCCGGGGATGACCAAGGAAGGGCCTGCGGCCTCTGGCTGCGGTGAGCACACCGGCGCCTCGTTAGCCTCTCCAGCGGTCATCGTAGGGGCTTCCGGGGCAGGGTAGGTTTCCGCATCGACTTGAGCCCGCCAAGTGTCTATTTCCACGTCAGTGGGGAGCCCGTCAGTGGTGTCCTCGACACAAAGTACCGGGCCGAAGGCGTCTTCACCGTAGGGGGAACCGATCTCTTCATCGACCTCGGTAACGGTCGATGTAAGGGTGGCCGGGTCGATGGTGGCCAGCAACTCGGCATCGGCCGGTTCTCCGTCGAACTGCTGGTCGTGCTCCAACTGGGCGATAAACGCCCAGTTCTCATCGGTCAACTCGGCCATCGCCTGCAAGACCTCAGTCGGGGTGCTGATTGAGACCAGGGTAAGCTCGCGGGCCTCACGGGCCAGGGCGTCCTCAAGAGACACGCCTGGGGTACTTTCGATCTGGAGTGCTATGTCGGTAGGGAGAGAGAACCTGCCGCTCACGGCACGCTCGGCCATTGCGGCCTCCGCGATCAGGTCCCGAACGAGAAAAGAACCGTCGCACTCGTCGATGGCGTATTCCGTTCCGACACGCGCGCCGGAACCAAAATAGGCGCGGGCCGCGCGTGACGCCTGGAGACGGCTTGAAAAGCTGGCGTCCATCGGTGTGTCAAGGGTGAGGGTCATTGAGATAGCTCCTTAGTTTGAGACTGTGTACCTACCATGTTCGCATTAGACTAAATGCGTGAGGCTCCCGTCAAGTCCAACATTCAAGCCTCGCAATCTTTTTTGAAACCGGTTTCACCGGATCACTGGGGCTCCCGCCGTATGAGCCAACCGGCAGTCCCGCATAGTTGACAGGGCCACCTTGAAGGGGCCAGCCCACGCGGTCAGGGCCTTTTCCGCTTTGCGCCGGGCACTCATTGCCGAGCGGGCGAAGATGATACAGGTCCCGTGGGACGTATCAACAAGAAAGGGAGCAGTAACCTGATCAGAGACTGCCACCGATGGTGCTTGACGGTTCCTCATTTTCGTTCCTCTTTACAACGCGCTCAAGTGCGCGATAATACCAAGTTGGACCACATGCTGCCGGGACCTTCCGCTTTGTAAAGTCTCGCAACACCGATGCTAGTGTTTCACCACCTGTTACACGAGCGCGTGCTTCGATGATGATGGCCTGTTGAGCATCATCCTTGACGAGATTATCACCCTCACGACGCCATCCATAGGGGACCTTACCGTACACCTTGCCTGTGTGCTTTTTATGCTGTAGCACCGCCTTGGTACGCTCGCCGATGACCTCACGCTCCCACTGGGACACAGAAACCAGGAGATTTAGACAAAGCCGTCCAGAGGCTGTACGGGTGTCAAGATGCTCGGTTACAGATACGAGAGACGGACCACCTTGGTCGGGGTTGAACTTTTCCAACAACGTGGCTAGGTCCCTCACCGAACGGGTAAGCCTATCGAGCTTCACCACAACAAGACAATCTGCTTGCCCGTCTTCAATCATACGCAGGGCCTTCAGAAACCCCGGTCGATTGGTATCCTTAGCGGACAAGCCGGCGTCAACCACCGTCTCGATCAACATCATTTCGTATAGATTACAGTAGCCCGCGATGCGTGAAAGCTGGGCATCAATTGATCCACCATTTTCGGCCTGCTCTGACGTTGAAACCCGTGCGTATCCGATGGCTTTGACCATTGTCACCTCCGTTGAGTTAAGCGGTCTTGCGCCGCGTCCTAGTAGCCTCCCGCGCTTCCTCTGCCTTACGCCGGGCCTGTTCAGCGTTATAACTCGCGATCCGGGCTTCCAGCAAGAGTTTTTCTTGCAGCTTGATCTCGTGGGTCCGGGCAACCGCCGCGTTTGCTTCGGCATTCGGCTTGGTATACTCGATGGTCTCCAGGAGGGGATCATCGGACGATGCTACCCGAAACGTCGGAAGCAGTTCCCGGTATTCGATGGCATTATCGTGGGACATCCGTCCGTGGACTTCCATGAGATACCGCCCATCGGGGAGGGTATCAATGATCCGGCCATAGTAGCAGGCCGTCTTTTCAGGGTTTACCCAGTGCTTTACGAGATTGTACATAGTCTTGATCCTTACGCGGGAAGGTGCTTGTGAAGATAGATGTCAACAGCCTCCGGGATGTCCCCATCGTCTTCATCATGAAAGGCGTTAAGCCCAGTCGCATTCTGTAGCGAGCGAAGATGCCGCCTTATAGTCGCCTGTGACATGCCCGTTAGCTGCATGATGGTGTCACTTGTTGGCCACTCGTGGTACTTTTGGACCCACTCCTTGACCAGCCCGAAGATGCGGAGACGGGTGATCTGTCCCCGCATCGTTTGTTTCTTCGTTTTCATGCTGCACACTCCAACCGCCCGAGGATGTCGGCTCCGAGTTGCCGATGGTATTTCCGAAGGAGTGCAGCGGCGGCAGCTATCTGCTTCGGGGATAGTGTACGACCCTTGCTGATCTGTTCAGCAAGTGAGTTGCCGAACTTGGTGTCCAGCTTGTTGAAACCAGTTTCATTCTGCTGGCTTGCGTGGTCCGGGTCACACCCGGCCAGGGTCAGAATGCCTTGCACGACCGCCTCAGTGACCCCTGGGGCAACCACGATCTCGCGACCGCAACGCTGGGCCGCAATCTTAACCCGCTCATCTTCTGCGCGCGCTTTTGCGGCTTCAAGAGCGTCGGCACGTTCCTTACGCCCGGCTTCGATCTCGGCTTTGACCTCACCCAATGAACCCGCATTTGCTTGCGTGTTCAGGGCGGCATCGATCTCCGCCTGCTTTTCAACGATGCGAACCGCCATCCGTGCGTCAAGGCTTCCTTCAAGGACCAGATGCTGTACCAGAACGCTGGACAACTGTCCGATGCGATGCGCCCGATCTTCCTCTTGAGACACGTTGCCGGGCACCCAATCAAGTTCAACCAGGATGACGTGGCTTGAAGCGGTAAGGGTGACACCCTCACGCATTGCCGCGCTACCAATGATGACCTCGACCGCCGGGTCATTCTGGAACCGGTCAACGATCCCTTGCCGCTTTTCGGGGGGCGTGCTGCCGTCGATGACAACGCAACGCGTGCCGAAGTGCTTTGCAAGACCCTTCACCATGTCCTGGTGGTGGGCAAACACGATGACCTTTTTCGACTGCTCGACCGCCTCGTCAATGAACTCGATGGCGATGGGCAGTTTCTTGATCGCAGTCTCATGACGCCGCTTGGACATTTCAGCGAACACGACCTTTTCAGCCTCACGCAACTCCGCGACCGCCGCTTTGTATTCAGGCTCGTCAGGATTTGCACCAGATACCTTACGGGCCTTGATCAGCCGTTGAAGTTCCTGGAGCCGCTCAAAGGTAGCCAGTTCCGCCCTGACCGCTGCCATCGCATCGGGTGATGCGGGCAGTTCAACGATCTGCCTGATCTTCGCCGGTAGCTCTGATAACACATCCTTTTTCAAGCGCCGGATCATAACCGTTTCGCGTAAGAGCAACTGCAACTCGTCCAGGTTTTGACCGCCTCCGTACTTAGACTCAAATTTGCGGTAGGACCCGAACTGCCCGGGAGCGAGGAAATTGACCAGCCCATAAAGTTCTGTCGGTCGGTTAGGGGCAGGGGAGCCGGTTAAGAAGAGCTTGAACTTGCAAGGGATGGGGGCGATCAACTCACCAGCCTTGTCCTTGCCCATGACCTCAGCCGCACGCCCTGTCTTGTGATTTTTCAGGTAGTGGGCCTCGTCAACGATCAACAGGTCCCATTGAACCGCCCGGATGCTGTACCGGTGCTCTTTGAGCATGTCGAAATTGGTGATCACGATGTCCGTCGCCGGGAAGTTGCCACCGATTTGCACGCCGATGCTCAAGTCCTTGACGAGCCACCGCTTCAACTCACGTTCCCAGTTTCTCTTGATAGACGCGGGGCAAACGATCAGGACCCGCTTGATCTCCGGTTTGTTGTCAATGACCCCAATCGCCTGGGGTGTTTTGCCTAGCCCCATGTCGTCAGCAAGCAACACGCCGTTGCCCTGGTCGAACCTGTCGAGGGTCGAAGCAATGCCGCCGCCTTGGTAGGGAAAGAACTTTTTACCGTCCTTGGTGATGATTACCCGGTCAGTGCTGGTGGCCATAGAGCCTTCCAGGATAGCCTCTTGGCGGGCCGTGGTGGCCAGCAAATCCGCCCGAAGGGCAGGAGAGGCGTATTCAGCAAGGCGAGCCGCCTTGGTCTTGTCTTGGGTGAACCAGCCCTTTTGTCCGCACTTGGCACCCGTACCGTCCCAGGTAAACTCCGCCGTCTTGGGAATTGACCGGTCGGCATATTGGGTGATCGCGATGTAGAAACGTCCCTTTTGAAGTAGCTCCATCGTAGTCTCCATTGAGAATGTACAAAACGAAAGCATCACTTACATAATAAGCGCCCTTGCCCCTGTCAAGGGCTTTGAGGGTGCGTTGCAACACGCACCCCTTTGCCTCAGCCGGCCAACACTTGCCGGATAAATAGGGCCGTGGCAACCGCCTCGACCACCGCGTATGTCTCGTCCATCTTGGTCTTCACCCACGCCACCGCCTGAGCACGGGAGTGGAGGTGAGGGGCCGATGCCAAAAGGCTGTCCGCTACCTCGTCTGCTTCTGTGTGTCCCATCGTTGTTCCCCTAAAAAGTCGCCGTGAAACCGGCCATTTCGAGTTATGCCGCAACCCGCCTTGCGGTCACGCCCTGCATTGTGTAACCGCACCGCTTCAAGTTGATTGCGATACGCTCCCCATCGTCCAGCATAAGCCCGATGGTGTGGTTCAAGTGCATGATGACGATGCCCTCGTGCGCCACCTCCTTGGTGCTCCGATTGATCAGACGAACCCGATACCCTGCGACCATTTTGGCCTCCCGTTGAAAGAACCAAAGCGGGGGCCGGAGCCCCCAATGTTAAAGCGGAACCTCTCGAACGACCATCTTGTGAGTTGAAAGCCGTTCGTTGACGTGACTTCTCTCGGCCCTAAAGGGCCGGGTTTGCGCGGCCAAAAAGGCTGGTGACTTCTCTCGGCCCTAAAGGGCCGGGTTTGCGCGGCCAAAAAGTCAGATCACCCGGTAGCAACCGACCGTAAAACCACCTTGCCTTCAATTTCGATCTCGAAGTCGCCGATCTCACGTTGGCCCATCGCCTGCCATGTAAGCCCCGAAATGATGGCGGCTTCCGAAGCGTTTCCAAAGTTGCCCTCGAAAGCGATCTCGCCAAACTCGATGGCCTTTTCGTCTGTGCGCCGTACCAGTGCGCGCTTCACCGGCGCTGTCATGTCATCCTCCTAACATTCCCATCCAAGTTCCCAGTCCCAATCCTCTTCAACGACCCTTGCCGCCTTGACCGGTAGTTTTCCCGTCATGGCAACGTCGATCATACCAAGAGGCAGCCCGCAGTCCTTATAGCCACTTCGGATGTGGTTCAGGTAGCTTTCACGGGGCCGACCATCTGTCTTGGCCGTCATCATATACGTAATCACCGTGGCCTCGTAGCCCTCCCAGTCAATAACCCGAACCGTTGCCCTCCGGTATACCTCAGGGGTGCCTTCAAAGCGGTCAAGTGCTATTCCGTCAAGTTCCGCCATGTCAAACACAGCCCCGACCACCACCCCGTGTGGGGCTTTCACGATCGTTGCCTTTGCGTCCTTTGGTCTGCCCCTAAAGACCAAGGTGTAACCGTGTAGCGTAGCGGTGCCGATGTACCGAGACGATGGGCAACGCTTGTATAAACGGTCGATGCTTAGATTGCTCCCATATGCGAAATAGAGCATGGCGCCTCCTGTCTGGTGAAACCGGTTTCACTTGGATCACCAAAGCGGGGGGCCGAAGCCCCCCAATAGGTCACGCCGTAGCCCGTTTGCCCTGGATGCGGGCCGTTCCCTTAGCAAAGCTTGCAACCAACCTCATCTGGCCAGCAGCCGGCCAGCTATCCCAAACACAACTCTTGTACCGGAAGTCGTCGGTAGCAAGAAACATCGCGATCTTGTTGGAAAGGGCTTCAAGGGCCTTGGTCAAAGGCTTGTCTTCAATGCCCTCCTCACACATCTGGTAGTGGAGGCATTGGATGCTCTTGAGCGCCTGATAATGATCGATCAGTGCCCAGGCCATCGGCCGGTAGTGAAAGATCGGGACCTCAAAGTCCTTGACCCCGTAACGCCCGTTGACCGCCATTGCATTGAGCCGGTACAGCTTCCGACCCAGGTCATCCAGGTTATCACTGGTGACGGTGCTCACACCCCCGAAGGTGGTGGCCAGTTCCTTATCCGAATCTCGCGCGAAAAACCCGGCCCTTCAGGGCGGGGATGGATAGCACGTTCGGCAACGCCGAAAACGCTTGACAGTTAGACGCAGGCGTCATATATCTAAGCCATGTTGAGAGCCACCCGTATCCGCATCTACCCGACCGACAAGCAAGCCAAAAACTTGGCCGTCCAGTTCGGGTGTGCGAGGTGGGCATGGAACAACGCACTTGCCGAGACCGGGGAACTCTACCGCGCCACTGGCAAGGGTCTTAACTATCACGCGATGGCAATCCGACTGCCGAAGCTTAAGCAAGAGTTTGAATGGCTTAAGGATGCTGACTCACAGGCGTTGCAGCAATCATTGCAAAACCTAGCCCGTGCGTTCGATAACTTCTTTGCCAAGCGTGGCCGTTATCCTCGGTTAAAGTCCAAACATGGGCGCCAGTCAATCCAGTATCCGCAGCGTGTCAAGATTAACGGGTCGCGTATCTATCTGCCGAAGGTCGGATGGGTCAAGTGTGTTGTTCATCGTCACATCTCTAGTAAGTTCAAGACTGTAACTGTGAGCCGTAACGCTTGCGGACAGTTCTACGCCTCAATCCTGACCGATGACGGCGAAGATATGCCGACTGTCGTGACAGAGGGTAAAGCTATCGGTATCGACGCTGGTCTAACGCACCTTGCTGTGACCAGTGACGGATCGAAGTACGAGAACCCCCGCCATATCAGGAAATCCGCAAGGAACCTGAAGCGTAAGCAGCAAGCCCTTAGTCGGAAGAAAAAAGGATCGAAGGGCCGGGATAAAGCTCGGCAGAAAGTAGCACGCGTACATGAGAGGGTGGCGTGCGCTCGGAAAGACTACCTTCATAAGCTGTCTCGACGGATCGTGAACGAAAACCAAGCAATCGCCGTCGAAGACTTGAATGTGAAGGGAATGATGAAAAACCACTGCTTGGCGAAAGCTATCAGCGACGTGGGATGGAATATGCTAGTGAACTTCCTGGAATACAAAGCGGCGCGTGCTGGCAAGGCGTTTGTCAAGTGTGGTCGCTGGTATCCGAGTTCTAAGGCTTGCTCAGAGTGTGGTTCTATTTGCGACAAGATGCCGTTAGATGTTCGATCATGGACTTGCGCCCATTGTGGCGCGCACCATGATCGAGACATTAACGCGGCTCGAAATATCCGTGACGAAGGTCTACGGATATTGGCCGGAGGGACTCCGGCTACTGCTAGTGGAGGGGACGTTAGTCGCCAGAGAAGCCGCAAGACTTCTGGACGCGCGGTCCCCAGTGAAGCTAGAAGCTTGGCCCTTTAGGGCCGAGTAGTTCACAGTGTTCGATGCTGTTTACTACGACCTGCATAGTCTCAAGAGACACAACGAAAGCAGACATAACGCCCTCCTTGGTTGGTATGATGTCTGGAATTCGGACGGCTTTATGGAGATAAGCCGCTTTTAAAGTCAAGGGGGAAAGGCGCGAGCCCTAAAAATCCCGCCGGTTTACCGGCGGGATGGAGTGTTCATACACGCCGAAGGGCCTCCGCAAGCATTCGCTTACGCCGTTCGATGATCGCATCCTCACTTTCAACCGAGCTTTCGACCTTGACCCAAACCATATCGCCGTTGGGAAGCCCGCCGGCCAAATATTCGCCCTCCCATCCCAGCTTGGTGCAAAGCTGTTGCATCGCACGCCGATACCGGTCTTGATCATTATGTTCATCGCCGAACGGAACGATGATCCGGTTACGACCAGCCGTCACTGAAATGCGGGTCGGTCGTTGCGCGCTTCCACCCACGAACCGGGTAAAGATTGCCTGTGCCATGTTGGCCTCCTTCGTTGAAACTGGTTTCAAAATTGCCAAACAGGGCAGGGCAAGCCCCACCCTAATTTCTCGCCGTATTATACCCACTATGGAGTGGCAATTTTGATGTCCAAGGTTTCCCGAAGGCAATCCATCCATACGTACAGGGCATTCTTGTTTTCGATGGTGTCTTCAATCTCCAAGTTCATCTCCAAAACCTGCTCGACCAGATCGGCGTTCGTCATCTCGAACATATCCGATGCTGAATTGCCGGTCGCATCGACATAGCTGTCGGCCAACTCACGGCATACCGCCCGCGCCCAATGATCGATGGTCGGGAACGTCTCGCCTTTGAACGTCTTCATGACGTCCTCCTATTGGCGATATGACCGGAAACACGGCAGTCCACAAAACTCACCCTTGAACCAAGACCTCTGGGGACCTCGGTAACTGTCACGCTCGGTGCCGTATATGAAGAGCGAAGCAACACGCCGACCGCCCGCCTTCAATTTCACGGTACGATGCTGGCCACACCAGTCGCACTTTCCATCTGACCCTGTGTCACGGCAAAGCCCCTCGCGCGCAAAGGCGTCGATGCTCAAAGTCATCATACCCATCGTCGTCTCCCTTGTTATGAACAAACAGGGGGGCGTTGCCACCCCCTAAATGCTTAGGCTACCGGTTGGCCGTCACTGTAAAGGCCGTCCTCTTGGTCGTCGTCTTCACCCCAAATCAGTGGCAAGGCATCTTCAAGGCCGCGTGAGACGAACGCCGATGCGGGTGCTTCCCAGGTCAGATTGCTTGCCCAGGCTTCGATCATACGGTCAACGACCGCCGCGTAAAAGTTGCTGTCAAGGCTTTCTTGGTTGTCCAGCACCTCAGCGTAACCGGGCAACAAGCGCACCGCCGCAATGAACACGGTGCGGGCCTCGCGGGTGGTTACGGCACCGCCGTTCAAGCGCAACACCCGTGACAACATGGCCGGGACGGCATTGAGTGAAAGAACACGAGCCAGGGCCTTGGCAGTTTGGCCACCACCCCGAACATAGAAGGTGGTCGGCAGTCCGGTAAGGCTGTCGTTCTGGTCGATGCGGAACAATTTGGATGCGGTCATGATACTGTCCTCGTTGAAGGGTCAACCCCATGATTGAAATTGACAAAGGGCACCCCACGCCGTGCCTTTGAACAGGTCACGGTCCCTGTCAAAACAACAGGGTGGGAAGCCTTAAATTTCCCGCCGAATTACCGTCTATTTGGAGTATGGAAAACGAAAACGAGGCCGAACCCCCCAGTGGCCGATGGGACACACCCCCACCCCCCGGTCGATCCCGGCCTCGAACAGGGCCGGTTTCCACCGCTTTCGGTGGGACGATGGCCTCGGTTTGCATCGTGTGACGACCCGACACCTTCTGACCGCCGATGGCACGGACGGCCGATTAGAGCCGCCCGACGCATCCGAGCTTAAAGTGTCTAAAATTGTATCTATTTGTCGGAGTGCGGCGTCTTGACCGGGATTTGGTCAAGGTGACGACCCGACACATGACAGGAAAGGCGATCACCGATCACGTCACTAAGGCGCGACAGAGTGAAACCGGTTTCCCTGAAAAGGTGGTCGAGACGACCCGACACCTGAAATCACCAAAGCCCCTTGCCTTGACCGGGCAAGGGAATGAAACCCTAGTCGCCACGCGCGACCATTTGCGCCTTGGCTCGCGCAAGCGCCACAATGACATGGGCAACAGGGACCTTGTGTATTTTTAGACCTTCCTTGATCGTGGACACGTAATCAGACTGGTATCCGTATTCACGCAACTCGCCACAATGGGCAAGCATTCTGTCTGTCTTCATTTGGTAAATCAGGGCTTTGCGGCCATCCGATAAGAGTATCACTCGACGGGAATAGAAGCCCTTGCTTACGCCTTCCCTTGCGTCAAGGCTACGCTCTGTCCGACTGTCAATTTCCCAGAGTATCATTCCGCACTCGGCGGTTTCGTCTTGAACTATATCAGCACAACCACGAAAGGCCAACCGAATGCCCTTGACAATGACACCCTCGCCTTTGGTTTCCCGGAACATATTCCGTGGCGTGGTGTTCATACCATAAGCAACATATAAGCCGGTTTCGCCTTCCTTGATATGAGCGGGCACGTCTTGGGTGATGACACCTTGCAACGTCTTAACCTTGGCCATTATGTCCTCCCGTGTCAAAATTGACAAAAGGGGCAAGCGTTGCCCCAATGAAACTGGTTTCACACATAGACCTGTTGCCCGCCCAATGACCGGGCAACGGTATGGGCAACGGCAAGGCTACGGTAGCAACCGACCAGCTTTTCCATCACCACGGCGTGGTGACAAGGCCAATGACCGGTAAGGGTTTCCGTCTTGACGTACACTCGCCACGCCGCTACCTCGGCACGTTCTATCTCGACCACCTGACATGATTTGCCCATGACACAACTCCTTGACAGGAAAGTTATAGACAAAGCGGGGCAAGACACCTTGCCCCAATGATCACCCTTTCGCCTTCACAACATACCTCACCGCACCATAGATCGTGTCAAGACGATCTGCCTTGCTATACGCACGTTTCATTGTTGAATACGTGCCTACTACCCTACCAGTCTGGTTGTCTATTACATTATACATGACGCCACCTCGTTGTCAGGAACATTACAGACACAACGGAACATTGCGCACGACGAAGGCGAGGGCCGCTTCCTGTGTCAAGCAAATGCACGTCTTGCCTGGTGCCCTTGCCAGCCATTCGTGGCCACGACGGGTGATCTGACCGCGCACGTTGCCCTTAAACGTGACAACGCCGTCCTTTGAGATTGCCCATGAGAACATGACACGACCCTCCTACATTGAAACGAAACCAAATCGACAAAGCGGGTGACAGTGTGACCTGTCACCCAATGACCTATGCCGCACGCCGTTGGTCAAGACTGGCTATATAGCGTTGCCTGTTTTCCCAATAGGTACGAAGGGCAACAGGAACACCACGCCAGAGCGTGTCAACCTCTCTGACCGCTACCGCTACCGGAACACTTGCCCCGTTGGGAAGCGGCACAGCCTTGTAATACTGAGTTGCCCCGATCTTGAACCGGGCAACGGTAAAGCCGGCCGGTTCAAGGATTTGCTGTTTGATATGCGTCACGTCACCTGACAGGCTGTGGCGTTGCCAACCAAGACGTTGACACATTGCCTCGGCGTCAATTCCACCCTCAGAGAACAGAGCATCAATGATCTGGCGCTTTTTGCCGCTATACAAAGCGGCGTTGAAACCGGTTTCAGGTTGGACCGGAGCTACAGAGGCAGCAGACTGCCTTGACGTGACCTGTCTTGCGCTTTCGTCACAGAACGCTAACAACAGGTCGATCCAGTTAATCACCTTTTCAGCGTCGAAGGTGCCGCTATGAACACGAACCTCGAAGGTGCCAAGTGCGCGTGGTGCGTTGTGACGAATAGCAAGCGGCGTCACATTAAGCTTGCGATACCGGTCTTGACCAAACACAAGCGCAAGCCCTTCGATGCAGTCCGCAGTGTTCAAGAGGTAACGGGCACGGCCATCAAGGCGTGACGGTCGGCAAAAACTACCGTTTCGACGGTCATGGGTGACAAGGCCATCAATAACACTTTCATGATCGGACCATCGTTCGATGATCCTTTTGAGTATAGGCAGGTCAAGATGTGCAACTCCCAGGTGTACGTGAAACCCTGTCGTTGTGTTTACCCCGACGCCGCTATCAATGACGTTGCCCAGGGCAAGCCTGATTTCCTGTTGCCAGTTTTCGTTCGTCTTGAGAACACGAGACACTAACTCGAACGCATGACCGTGACCTGACACGCTACTGTCAGATACGATTTTCCAAGTTGGTTGCGTCGAACCGGTGATGCTATCAACGCTACAAGGCACCCCATTAAAGGTGATCATTTCAGCCAACGTCGAATGGCTGGCCGACGTTGCTACGCCTTCAAGCTCTATTCCAATCGTCTTGATGATCGACATTATTGAACCGTCACCCGTAAGGGCAACGCCCCTATTGCAATCGACACAGTGTCAACGAAACCCCATAAGGGGCAACGTCACAGTGTCACCAAGTCACCCTTGAACGGATGATCAAATGGCCAAATCACCGGTCCCACTTTAATCACCCTCCGCAAGCGCGTCGGGTAGTCACCCTCCGCAAGCGTCGGGTCCTCACCCTCCGCTTGCACGTCGGGTAATCACCCTCCGCTTGCGCGTCGGGTCGTGAAACCGGTTTCAATTTCCTTCTCATTGCCCCTATTGCGTCACCCGTAACCAATGACACCAGCCAACCACCGTAAGCTATGAGAAACCGTATGAAGGGTTTCAAGCGTACCAGTCTATAGGGTGATGTCACCTGTTAGGGCATGACGCAAAGCGCAACGGAAACCGCCACGCCGTGTGGTCACCCTCCGCTTGCGCGTCGGGTAATCACACTCCGCAAGCGTCGTGTGGTCACCCTCCGCTTGCGCGTCGGGTAAGGGCCAAATTGTTTGTTTTAACCAAAGACACCACCTGTATGTGACAGCCTATACAGCGTCACGGTGGTGGTGTCTCACTTGACAACGCTACCTGTCAGGATGTCCTACTCGTTGCCCCGTCGTTGCCCTTGGTTCATGTACGCTTATTATACAGCATTCATGACCAGTCTGGTTTTTCTCAAGTGGCCTTTCCCAGATGGCCGTTCCAGATTGGCTGGACCCTAATTCATTGGTTTTCCTCAGTCATTGGCAAATTGACGTTGGATCACCTGATAAAAAACCGTGCGTTTGGTGTTTCAAGGCTTCAAGATCGCGTGTATCTGACACGTCAATTTGCCCTTGCGCCTTACCCCTCCCGCTTGCCTTGACCCTCGGCACCCCCTTTCCTCTGTCTTATTGATCACACTGTCACTGTGCTCGGTTTCACTATGAAGGTCGAGGGGTTTGATAGGGGCAACGGCACCAAGGTGCGACGCTTTGGGCAAATAGCCCTGTGATCACAACAGCTTAGGGTGCGGCAACAAAAAATTTGTGTAGCCTTCGTTTTGGCGTGCCACTGCCTGTTGAAACGGGTTTCAGTGGTCGGATAGGGGCAACTCGGGCAAATCGGGTGTGACAGCCATCACAGTAGCGGCGTTGCCCAGGTGACATTGCCTTGCCTCTGTGTCACCCGCGCCTTGCCCCACAGCCTGTCACCCGTCACGCCTTGGCCTTACCTCCCTGTCAGGGTAGCGGGTGACGTTGCCCCGCGCCTTGCCCCGCGCCTTGCCCCGGATTTCAGGTCAGAGCACTCGTGATCTGAGGTTTTGCCGCACTCTGACCGACCGGTATGACGCAGCCAGGGTGACGAGACAACAGTCCTATGGCCGATGGCCCTGCTTTGCCGGGCTTTTCAGGAGCATCGCTGGTATTGCGTCGTCACATTGCCTCTGGCGATGGGGGCGTGTCGCCACATTCTGACCGCCATCGCGTGTTTCGGGTGACACTACCTTGCCGATGCGCCAGGCGGTCGCGGCCGGCGGCATCCGGGGTTCAGCGCCTTTCCGATCTCAGAAAATCCTGAAACGGTTCAGGATACGCCCACGCTCCTTCCCTCTCCAATTTATAGCATTTCTGGGAAATTTGACGTAAGGTTTCGCGCTAGTGGAGAGAAAGTGTCAGGATTTAACGAAACATATACACGCCGATAGCAGGGGGCTAAAAATTTCCCCGGGGGTAGATTTGGTGGGGTTGAGGAGGCTGCTATTTCACACACTTATTTGGGTTGGGTGGGGGTAGGGGGCTGGTTGGTGACACCGGGTTGGGGGGTAGGGGGCTGGTTGGTTACACCGGGTTGGGGGTAGGGGACCAATAGGTTACACCGTAGCCACCGGGTAGGCAGCTACGATGCAACCGGTTTCAAATCATGCGCTACCGTAGACCGCACCGGTGAACACTTGGATGGTATCTGGGGAAGTTCCCCACGAGGACGGCGGGAGGGCTTGACTGTATCCGCGTATGGGGTTATGAGAAGGCAACGAAGGAGGTTTGGATGAAAGTCGTTGGGGTAATCGCTCAGAAGGGTGGGGCCGGAAAAACCACCGTTGCTGTTCACCTCGCTGTTGCCGCTGCTCAAAAAGGTAAAGGGAAGGGCAGGGGGCGGGCGCCGCCCCTCAGAGTGCTTCTCATCGATACTGACGAACAGGGTTCTGCGCGGAAGTGGTGGAACCGCCGGTCGGCGACGAACGTGGACCTTGCTGCGACCCGCGCGCTCGGTCAGACGCTCAAGGATGCCGAAGCCTATGATCTGGTGGTCGTCGATACGGCGCCACGAGCTGTGGCTGAAACCCTTGCGACAATCAAGCTGTGTGACTTCGTGATTTGCCCCTGCCGTACAGGAAGGTTGGACCTTGATGCACTTGAGGACACCGCGAAAATCGTCAAGATGACCACCACGCCTGCTGCCGTGGTTTTCAACGCCGTGCCCACCATCGGGAAGGCAAAACTGGAAGAGGCCAAGGCCGAAGTCGCGTGTCTCGGGCTGGACATCGCGCCGGTCGAGATCGCTCACCGGGTCGCCTATACCCACGCCCTCAATGACGGGCTGGCGGTCACTGAGTTTGAGCCCTATGGTCGTGCATCGACGGAAATGACCACCCTCTGGAGGTTCCTTGAGGAGCGGCTATGTCTCAAATCATGACGAAGAGGGCAGGGGCTGCTGAAGCTCCTACAAAGCGTCTGCCCGACCGGGTTCAGATGACGATTTACCTCTCTCCCGAAGCACACAAGCAACTCACCATCCTGGCAGCGGAAAAAGGTGTGAAGGCGCAGGTGTTGCTTCGGGAGGGCGTGAACCGGATGTTTGCGGAGAACGGGTTGCCCCGCATCGCATAAAAAACCCCTCCCGGGGAGGGGTGGGGCCATAACCTTAGTACGGAGGGGGGTCTGTTTCGGCCGTGCTATACGGGCCGTCCTTGACGCCAACCAGGACATTCACCAGGGCCATCTTCGCTTCGTTTTCAACGAGCGCCTGCTTGATGCCGGCCAACTCGATGTAAGCCTCCTGGTATCCGAAGACATGGAGATTCAGGATCGTAGAGGAGGTCATCTGCATGACATGACCGCTGTCTTGCGTCACCATGTAGAACAGCCGGGCGTCGTACTCGGCGTCGGGGTCGATGCTGGCGGTCTCGACGAAATCACCTTCGGGGTCGGCGTCGTCGATCTGAGAAGGATTGATCTGCATCAACGCCCAGGCCCCGCGATCAAACGTCTCGCAAAGGCTGTTGATGGCCCGTACTTCTTTACCGGTGAGCGTGGTAAGGTAGGTCGTGTCGTAAGGATTGAGCGACATAGATTGTACTTTCTGTTTGGCGCCCGGTAGGGTATTCCATCGGGGCGCCGGTGGTGTGAAGGCGTTTCCGCCGGCCGCGCCGCTTTCTCTCAGACGGTCCCGGAACAGGCGTCCATCTCGTTGAAGAAGTAGGGGACGTGCTCCTTGCGGTCGTTCAACCAAGTATCGATGTCGTGCCGGGTGAACTCCGAACTCAGGATGGCCGATGCCAAGTTCCAGCTATAGATGCTGGGGCCAGGGGCAATGTCGGCGGCGGCATAGATGTGCTCGGACCCCGGGATGGCATAAAGCTCTTCACGGGTCATCCCCAGAAGCTCGTTCCACCGGGCCTCGATCTGGCCCGCAGCGGCGGGAGTGAGGTTTGCATCGTGTGCTGTGCGTGCTGCACGCACAGTTTCCAAGGCGGCATACATTTTGGTAGCTCCTAGATGTTGAAGTAGTACAACTCGAAGGTGGTCCCATCGGCGCTGTTGTCGATGTAGGCTCGCTCGTCGGGCGTGAGGGCGTAGTGGAGGGGCCACGGCTTGACCGCTTCCAGCGGACAGACAAGGCCCGAGTACAGGATCAGGGCAGCAATCAAGCAGTTCATGTCAGCCTCCAAAGGGGTCGGCGTAGCACCGATGGGTGTGGCAGTGGCTCATTCGATAGGAGCAGACAGCCAGGGCCGTCATGACCACCAGAAGGGCCACCAGGAGTGCGGTTGAGGCTTTGTCCATGTTGCACCTATAGTCCGAGGTAGCGAAGGAAGCGGTAGGGACCGCGAGCTTTGATCTCGTCCCACCAGTGGCGAAGCTGTCCGGGGAGAAGTTCGCCGCTCATGTCGATGATGTGTTCGATGGTGTCAGCATCGGTGATGACGAACGGATAGATCGTGCGACCCATCACGAATGCTTGGATGTCGATGAAGTACCTCTGCACCCCAACGTGGTCTTGACCTGCCTTGGTCTCAAGCAGTTCCTGGATGCTCAGGGCCTTGTAGATGCAAGCCCGGACCTTCCTCGTCTTGGAAAGGGTATCCATGGCCTGGGTGTCCAGTTCGACCTTGACGACGGTGACGGGCTCGGAGGCTCCGTTCTCGCGGTAGACGGGGATCAGCATCTTTTCCTCCACTGCCTGATGGCATAGCCAATGAGGTCCGCGACGATGGTGGCCGCGCCGTCTAAGATCACGAGGGCACCCGCAAAACTGAGGACGTAAAGGAGCCCTTGGGTTGCACAGGCGGAAAAGTCTCCCATGACCATTACTCCGAAAGGGCTCGGTCGAGCCGGATAAGCAGGGATACCCCGAGAATGTAGACGACCTTCCAGAAGATGGGGTACAGGTAGTCCGCGACGGCTATCAGGGCGCCGATGACAGGGGCGACCAGTAGCAGGTGCTCAAGGTCGGTCATGGGGTCCCCGTCAGATAGCAGAGGTAAATCCCGGTCACGATGATCAGGCGCACGGCCCAAATCTCCCAGGCACCCATCTTCCTTGACGGGAAGGACGAAGCATCGATCCGAATGTGGCTACCCTTCACACACCCGAGGCACCGGTTGGTGATGTTCCGGCACATGACGCAGACTTCAGGATTGGTTTCGGCGTTCATCGCGCTCCCTCCTGGTTTTGGCACAGATGGCGTTCATGTCGGCGACCAGTTCGTTGTAGCTTTGCCGATGGGCTTCCCGCTGTTCCGGGGTCAAATCCTCGTAGGGCGGGAGGGACGTGTGAAGCTCACGAATAGCCTCGTAGTCGTCCCGAAGGGTCCTGCTCACTGGAAGTCCCACATGGCAGCGAAGACGAAGGCCGCGATGATCAGGGGGCGAGGCCCGAACCGGTCAATGAAGAGGGCCATCGCAAACAGGATGCTTGCCACAACGCTTGCCAGCATCACGAGGCACAGCGCCGGGTAGGTGTGGATCACATGGTTGATCCAAAGGACGACGGTGGCGGTCATATCGTCACTCCCAGGAGGTTCAAGGTTTCTTCGATATCCGCGATCTGCTTGTTGACAGCCCCGAGGATGAACTCAGCCCCCAAGTGACACAGGATTTTTCCATAGCCGACCTCAACAACCGAAGGGGCTTCCTCGGTGAGCGCGTCCCGCAAACGGATCAACCGACCCCGTGTCTGCGCCAGCACGAAAACCTCGTCTGCGTGAATGATTTTCATATCAGCCTCCCTGAAACCAGTTTCACAAACCCATGGCATCGCGCGCCCGCTGCTTTTTGGCCTGGACCTGTGGGTGTTCCAGTATCCAGTTGCGGGTCAGAAGATAGATTTGGTCCTTCAAGAACTGTTCGGTCGCTTTTTCGTTCTCAAGACTAACCGGGAAGGGAACCCAAAGAATAAAATAGAAGTCGAACTTGAAGTCCCAGATCGGGATATGGATGCTCCCCGTGACCGAATAGCGGGGCGGTTCGGCATCGGCCACGCTGATATTCGCCAGCGTGAAGGCAAACAGGTCGAAATGAGGGTCGTCATCAGTCCTGGTCGGGTCGTCGAGGGTCTTCGCCACATCCACGGTGAATGACCGCTCAAGGAGCCTATTGGCGATGGTGTTATAGGTTTTGGCGATGTTCATGGGGGTCTCCAGATGGGGGGGACTAGCCACCCGGTGGATCAATGGTAGAAGCTGTCTGGGTGTGCGTTGCGTTCGATGCCGTCATAGAGTGCCGCCCCAACGCTAGACACAGCGTGGTTAACGATGTCCTTGGCTGTGTGACCGCCGGCAGTCCCAAAGGATGTCTCGAAGTCACCGAGCGATTGCTGTGCATCTTCGATCTCGGGATCGGTCGGGACGACAATGTCGATGGCGGTCAAGGTCCCGTTTTGGATGTCCTCATCGCCCGGCTCACCTTCCTCGTAGTTGGCAAGGAAGCTATCGTTGGTGAACGCCTCAAAGATCGGGAAGCCGTCGTCTTCACCAAGGAATACGATCCACTCACCCTCGTTGACCTCGACGTAAGGGTGATGGTTGCCAACGTCGGTGAGGATCGGCGGCCCATAGACGGTGAGCTTGCCGTCCACACGAAGGATTGTCAGATCACAGACTGCATCCTCCAACCAGTCGGGAAGGAGGGCGTCGTTGTTGAACTCGTCGTCGGTCAACGTAACGAAGGGAGCCTTGTATTGCCACGCTACCACGAGGGTTGGAAGATGGCGGTAGAACTTGGTGGTAGCAATCATTGCACTTTTCCTTTAGGTGGGAAGGGCAAGGACATCTGCCCATCGCGTTCCAGTGTTTTCCGCGTGACCTTTGGCTTCCGCTGTTTCGGCCCGAAGTTGAGCGGCCGATACTCCGCTGCTCGCATTCGTTCAAGACGGCAAATTTGCAGAAGGATGTTCATTGGAGCCTCACGTCTGATTGGTGTTGGTCGGCTTGTGCGGCGGGAACGGCCGGCCCTTCAAGCCGATGTTGTGGGTAGCCGGAGAACTGGGCGTCCCAGGCTTTGCCACCGTCATGGTGCGGCCTTCAAACACGGGGGCTGTACCGGTCTTCACCAAGCCTTCCTTGCGCGCGATCTCGGCGGCCAGGGCCTTCTGGGTATGGTCTTCCGGCAAGGTCATCTTCTCGGCCATGGTCCGGTTGTCCGCCTTCAATTTGGGGGCAGGGGCGGCCACCGGTGCGGGTGTTGCGGCCGGGACTACTGGTGCCGGGGTTTCAACCGGGGCAACGACAGCGGGCTCATATCCGGCCGCAAACTTCATATAGGCTTCGCGCGTGGCAAACTCGTTCCACGCTTGCTCCTCACCGCTGGTGCCCAGGTCCATTTCCATGTGGGTGCAGATGAAAGCTGCCCGCAACTCCTTGTCGGCCAGGGCTTCCTTATATGTGTAGGTGGCCATTTCAGTTGCTCCTCAAAATCTTGAAGGGGGGGCTTGTCGGCTTGAACTTGGGGACCTCAATGACGAGGGACAGCGGTCCAAGCTCAATGTCGAGATACCAGTATCCCCAGTAACGGTTGAAGCGGAACTCGGCAGACCAGACAACCGGGTTAAACTGAACTGCTACTTCAAAACGGGTCTTGATGATGCACTTTAAGGCTCCATAGATACGCTCGGCAAGCGTGTATAATTGCGGCTCAGGGGGCGTATACTTTGGCACCTCTACATCGTACACTTCGCACTCGTCAATGGAAACTTCAAGAGCCTCCTTCGCGAACTCGGCAGCGGTCTGATCACGTTCCAAAAGGATTTTGTCCAGCTTGGCCCAGTCCTCTTCATTTAGTGCGAAGCGGATTAAGGTGGCTCCGGGTGAACTGGGGTCGATGGGGAAGGTAATCATCACTTTCCTCCCTTTTTCTTGCCCTGGGTTGCACCGCCGCTCGGACCCTTGGCCGGACCCTTATACTGGTCCTTGGGCTTAGACGTGGGCGGAAGAATTTTGAGCACCTTACCGATTGAAGCTCGCGCTTCCGCCAGAGTTTTCAACTCGCCAACTTTCGTGCCTTCGGCATCTTGAACCACATACACGATCTCGGAGACGACGGTCGGCTTTTTGTTCACGAGACGGCTCTTGGTGGTCTCGACCTTGCTGATGGTCTTGCCATCGTGCCGATCGACAACCTGGGTGTTGCTTGCCATGTCGGTGATCCTTGTGAAACCAGTTTCAGTCGATGTGCCTATTGGCTTCTATAGCTACATATGGGGCGCCCCCCGGGATTTGCTGTGTGGCAGAATGTCGCATCGACGGTAAAGGGCTCGTGCCTTCGTCGTCAATGTCGGAACGAGCGGCCTCTTCCGGGCTCACTTGCAAAGCGCCGAGCACGCTACCGCGCTCTTCGACGGTGATGTTCCAGGTCTCGACGGCACAGGCCAACGCGACTGTTGGCGGATACCCATGAGACAAATAGATATTGTAGCAGCGGGTTTGCCATTGTTGGTAGGTCATTGTCGTTTCCTTAATTGAGGAGCCAGATGATGGTCGCAAACATGATAGCGCACACAGCCACACTCACAACCTGGATCGCATTGACATCGGCGAGCACACGCTCAAACTCATGAGCCGATGGTGGGCTCTTGCTCCTGTCCACAAAGGTCTTGCCTTGGTCGTTCTCCAACAGCCGGGACCAGTAGAACCTGAGCCATACTGTCCGCTTGCGGAAGTCCATGGTCTCAACAGGCCATAGGGCGAAGTTGCGCTCCCACTCACTGGCCTGCTTAAATTGGTGTGCCCTGCTCATGGCCAGTATTCCCACTCTTCCCTGGTTTGAGGCTGATCGTCCTTGCGGAAGGCTAGACAGAAGACGAACAGAAAGATGGCGAAGAAGGCCGATCCATAAATGAAGGTTTCCATCACATTATCCGCATCATGAGTTTCGGGTTATTATTGATAAACTCATAGGTAATGTTAAAGAACCAGAGGTTGACGCGGCGGTAATAATATACGGTGCCCCACCCGTCTAAGGTGTCAGCAGCCACGAGCGACTTCAACTGTGAAACTTTTGGGTGGCTGGCATGAAGGACAAAGGCCAGGTGACGGATGATGCACCCAAGCTGGAGCTTGAACATGAGGAGGCCCTTAGTGGGGTAAAGGACGGAAACCATCACGCTCTCCTATTATCCCACCGATCGTTTGACCGGCTGTTGGGGGTGGTTGCGAAGTATTCGGCGTCGGCACGGTCAAGGGCTTTGAAGAGTAGGGCCATTTCGCACCGGGTAATCCGTGGCCGCCGATGCAGAACAGCCGACCAAGTGAACACGTCCACAAGCTCAGGTGTGTCCTTGAAGCCGTTCCGCAGGAGCCGTTCATAACCAACCCGTGGGGGGGCAAGTCCGCTCATGGCATTACACCCCCGCTTGGCTAGTTGACCGTGGAATTGGAAAGCTGAAAGGACGCTTCGAGGCGGACTTGGCCGTCAAACAGCGTGAAGTCGTGGTTGATGGCCACACCACCATCCTTGGCAAGCGCAAGCCCTGCGGCCAGCGTGAGCACCGAGTGGGCATCCAAGCCCCCAAGGTCTTCCGGGAACGTCTTCGTGGCCTTCTGGGCGTACTCGACCAGATAAAAGGCGAGGGACCCGGCCAGCGTAAGGACCGGGCCTTCACCTTGTACGCCACCATTTTGGTCTTTGATTGAGCCCCGGGTGCTCGATGTTTCCTGCTTGGTACTTGACATTTACTTTCCCTCTTCTTTGACAGGATAGCCATAGTATGTAGCGCTAAACTCGATCTGGTACTCGAAAACGATGCCGCACCCCTGACAAGTCCAGTCTCCGCTGTGCGTACTCACTTCCCACATGTGACAGTGGTCGTACCCACAGTGTGGGCATATAAGGGCCGCTTCACTGGACGTGCTTTCGGGTGCGTCCATGGTCAGGACAACCCGGCGGCGGCCGGCTCGTCGTCACGGGCTTCCTCTTCCGCTTCGGCCTGACGATCGTCTTCTACCATCGATGCTTCGGAAGCATTGGACGCAGCAATGATGTCCTCAACTTCGGCCTGCTTGGAGTAGCCAGCGAAGAACGTATAGAAGTCGAAGTTCTCCGGGGCAATCACCTCGTAGCGCACCTTCACGCACAGGTCGCCAAGGTGAAATTCGTGACAGGACTGCATCACCTGCTCAGACAGGGCAGTGGTTGCGACCGCCATCGTGAGGATGCCTGAAGCGGCAATTTTCAACGGAGCCAGTTCAGGGTGTTCGGCTATCTTGCCAGCAATGCTCGAGAGGTAAGCGGCACCGCTGGCCACCATGGGGTGGACCCGGTTGTGATCTGCTGAACCGCTAAAGCGGTCACCCTCGTCGGGGATTTCCTGCGTGTCACCTTTAGACATTTTCCGACCTTTCTGGCATTTGAAACTGGTTTCATTTTCGGCATCTTATGGTGACACCTTTGCATTGCTACATGTAGTCTCGGGGCGTCGTTTGGTCAAGCACAATTTGACATGTTGGTCCGTACTTGCTTTAGAGGCCATTTCCTGGGTGGGGATGCGGAACCTGTTGAACGGGTGCTCAGTCTGTTTGTCCACGGTCGCCATCGTCGTCATCCTTGTCACTGTGACTTCTCTCGGCCCTAAAGGGCCGAGCTTCCCTGCCTCGCGGCATGTATTTTCTGCTTCCGACCCTTAACGAGGTTCGATCCACAGACCACCCCCGGAAGTCCTCCGGTTGACTTCAGCTTCACCATGCCAACATCTCTGATGTTCTTGGCGGCATTGACGTCCGCATTTTCCGTATGTCCGCACTTGCCGCAGACAAACAGCGATTGCGAAACGCGATTGTCCGCATGGATGTAGCCGCAGACACTGCATCGCTGACTGGTGTGCGGGGCTGGAACATCGACAAGCGTGGACCCGAATTTGACTGTCTTGTAAGACAGGAGCACCCTGATTTCGCCCGGGGCAACATCCAAGATTGCTCGGTTCAGTCCAGCCTTTTGCCTGACGTTCTTTCCCGGCTCGGCAACGGTGCCCTTGGCGGACGCCGTCATGTTTTTCACTTTCAAGTCCTCGACGACAATCACGCTATGGTTCTTGGCGATTTTCGTCGTGGCCTTGTGGGCAGCATCCTTGCGCCGCCTCTTCAGTTTGGCTTTATATCGCCCTAGGGCGCGGACTGCTTTAGCCCGATTTTTAGACCCTTTCTTCCTGCGGTTGATTGCTGATTGCAGGGACGCAGTTCTTCTCCGTTCCTTTTCGGTGGTTTTTGGGAGCATAATGATTTCGCCGTCGGACGTGACGATGGACTTGGCCACGCCGAGATCAATGCCTACAGGTTTGCCTGCCGGCACAGCCGGATCGGCGACCTCAAGCTCGCACTGGATCGACACGAACCACCAGTCGCCCTCACGGCTGACCGTCGCATTCTTGGGCGTGCCGAAAATTTCGCGATGCTTGACCCACTTAACCCAACCTAATTTTGGCAAGAATATCCGTTCGTTTTCAACTTTGAACTGCTTGGGGTCTGGGTAACGAAAACTGTCCCGATCGCCCTTTTTCTTGAACTTCGGATACCCAGCGCGTCCCTCGAAAAAATTCTTGAACGCCTTGTCGAGGTCAGCAAGGGCTTGCTGGAGCGTGTGAAAGGGGGCTTCCTTGAGGAATGGCAGGAGCTCTTTTAGCTCAGGCAGTTCGTAGCTCTGGTCGTAAGCAGATAAATGGGGGCGGGCCATACTATGCCCAACCATCGTCCTTTGTTCCAAGCCAAGATTATACACCAATCGGACACAGCCACAGGTCTTCCGGCACAGGATATCCTGTGCTTCGTCTGGGTAGATTCGATACCTGTAGGCTGTTTTCATTATCATGTTTACAATATAGTCGTGGCTGACGGAAAGTGCAAGTGCAAGAAGAAAAAGAGGACGCTATCCCGACCCTAAAGGGCCGGGTTTGCGCGGCCAAAAAGTCTGATCACACTGGCATCGTCACGACGCAAGGTCTTCAGGCGGTAGGGGGTCTTCCCCCATGATACCTTCGTCTTCGTCTGGGTCGCCGTTTGCGAAGACAACCAAGCTCTCGGTAATCTCCTCCGATCCTTCACCACCACCCAGGATGCAGGTTTGGAGTTCCCCATTCATCTTGGTCTGCTCTTCGAGGGCACGGATGGCCGACAGCAGGCCGTCGATTGGGATGTTGAACTCCTGGTCGAGAACCAGGACCGCATCCGAGATCGCCTCCGGCTCGAAGCTCAGGAGGAAGAGGGCGATCACACTGGCATCGTCACGACGCACGGGCTGTCTCCGGCAGGAGGGGATGACCATCGACCAAGGTGAAGTCCAGCAGTTCCATCGGCTTGCCGCCAGCCTTGAACTCCTTAAACCGATCAAGGAAGCCGACGAAGATAGCCTCGCCAACGACGGACGCCAGGTACTTCGGATTGCCAAAATACCGGAAGACCTCTTCGGCAAACAGGAGGGCCATCTTCTGGCACTCACCCTTTACGACCTGCTTAAAACGGTTCAGGACCGCCTGGGGCAGATGGGGCGCACCAGCCGTCGCCCGGTCAAGCAGATGGGCATACACGTTGTGGCGAAGCGTATAGCGGGTTAGGGGAAAGCTCACGCTGATGGAGGTGCCCTTCACGAACCAGTTCAACTCGGCGATAAAGGCGTCCGGGGCGACCGAGGTTTGCTTGTCCTTGGAGGTCAAGGCTTCCAGCCTTTTACCCGCCTCCTTGGCGATTGCCTGTAACTCAGGGGTCAGTTGCACCCCCTGTGGCAGCAGGTTCAGCAGGCGGGCTTCACCACGCTTTGCGATTGAGGTACGCGACATGAGGGCCTCCACTAAGTATAGCTGACATATGTGTGTTCCTTACAATTTAGTCCAGGGAAATGTGAGCCGGAAACCGGTTTCAAACGGGGTTCAGGAACCGTCAAAACCATATCCAGGGAGACGTTTCCGGGGTAAAACGATGGGCTGTCTGAGGGCTAATTAAGAATGGCTCGCAATTAGATTTTACATCGCTGAATCAATAGGTTACGGAGCAGTCGAGCGGGGAGAACTGCGTAAGTGATTGATATTTCAGGGATATTGGAGTTGTTGAGAGTCACTCGCAACTAGACGGGGCATCTGTGGAACATGAAATGAATAAGTTAATGATTTCAACGGCCCTAATTAGGGGGGGTCGTGCCAACCGTGGCACCCCCCGTGCCAACCATGGCACACAGGTCGTGCCAACCGTGGCACCCCTGTCTCCGATAAGAGCAAGCTAAGGACACTTTTCTAAGAGCAACCCTCTACGCGCGTGCGCGCGTTGCTCATTAGAGGATTTTTTCAGGAAAAAGGGTGTTGGGTCAGAACAGCCCATCCCTCCTGACATCTTAGAGAAAATTTAGAGAAAATTTTCAGGAAAAAGGGTGTTGGGTCAGAACAGCCCATCCCTCCTGACATCTTAGAGAAAATTTAGAGAAAATTTTCTCTAGAGAAACCAGTTGCAAAATGGAGACAATACCCCACATGATGTAGGGGTCGGGTCTGCCATCCAGCGTGTTAGCGCCGTGCCGAAATGGCCGATTATAATAATGCGGGCTCGACCCCAACTGGAGAAACCTCATGGGTACTCGAAAGCCGAAGCCGCCCATTATGGAGACGGCCATATCTGCCAAGACGCTCTCGCACATGAAGGCCCACGTCATGGCCCGCGACCTCGGTGTTGACCCCGAGCGTATCGCCCGTGCCTCTGAGAGTGTGACCAAGACCGCCGCGACCCAAAACCCCCTGGTTGCCGTCCGGAAGCGAGCGGTGAAGGCGTTGAGCATCCCTGAGATCGTTGAGCGTCTCGGAATGGGGTATAAGGTCTATGTGTCCGCCCAGAAGCGTTCTCAGTCGGCAAAGCAGCAGACACGGTTCATAGTCCGCACCCACCTCGGTTATCACAAGCATCCTGAAGGAGTGAATGACCTCACATGGGATTGTATGCGTGCCGAAATTGCAATCCGGGCTGACGGCATCATCGAATACCTGATCTCTGGAAAAGACCCTCTGAAACTGACCGGAGCCGACAAGGTGGTAGCTTGCCGGGTGTCTGAACTCATAACCCTCAACCACCTCGTTTGGTCGGTGGCCGACACCATGATCCGGGCAAAGGGGGACGGCTTCGCTACCCTATGCGAACAGCTTCCCGTCTATGATGCCCTCAGAGGGCTCTCAGGCTTCGGCCCGTGCGAGATGGCACGGTTGATAGGGGAATGTGGCGACCTTTGGAACTACCCCTCAGTGGCCGCCCTGTGGGCACGTATGGGCCTTGCGGTTATGCCTGATGGGACAAGGCAACGTCGGGTACGCGGACCCGCCGCCCTCGACCACGGCTTCAGTCCACGCCGCCGCCGGCAAGCCTTCTATTTCAGCCGAAGCGTCTTCATCAAAGACAGCAACTGGACTGACGTGAAGCACGGACACCACCCGGCTGGTGAGTGGCGGCTGCTCTATGACAGGAAGAAAGCCGAGTACCTGGAGCGCGGGTGGCGTTTGAAGCGGGCACACAATGGTGCCCTCCGGTATCTCTGCAAGTGCATCATCAAGTTCATCTACAAGGAGTGGCTCCGCACGATGCCGAAGCCAGGAAACAGTGGGGCAGACAATGAGTAAGCGTGAACTGATTAAGGCCGCCTTCGCCGAGTTGCCGAAGACACAGCGCCGTGAGTTTATCATCGAAGGCATCCGTAGCTTCATTGAGACGGCCAGCATCGAGATGAACAAGGGGCCGGCAATAGGCACCCGCGTCTTTGCAATCATCGGCTTTGTCGAGATGGGGGGTGAGACTGTTTGTCTGTCGTTGGGGGAGGGCACCTTCGCCGGCTACCAGACGATGCCGTGGTTAGCACCCGGCAGCACAGACGATGCAATTAAGGCGCTCGGAAATGATCCCGACGATGCTCTTCGGGCCGCATATGAGGCGTTTGCCGAGTGCGTCCGTCTCAACCCCAAGATCGTCCTGGACCGGGGCGGCGAAGTGTGGGGTGTCGAGTGTTGGTGGTGTCCCCTCGACAGCACGCAGATGCTGGAGTTCGAGGCAATGCGCGGCGATATCCCGTTCGTCGAAATCACGTTTGAGCGTGATGAAAACCACATGCTGTGTAAGCTCGTCAGTGCCGAGGACCCATCCGTGGTGCTGTCTGACACCTCGAAGCGGGTGAAACGTCAAAAGCCCGATGTGCCTGCGTGAGCCAAAATGAAACCGGTTGCAACACGGCATTATATGTTGAGCCAAACGGCAAGTCACACCATCTAATGGGCAATGGCGAAGCCTCAAATCAGTGGAGCACAAAATGGACCGCAACCTTGCTGCTTACTTCGCCGGAGTGGTGGACAACTCCGGTTACGTGAGCCTGATCGAAACGAAGGGGCGCCCGATGCCGAGCGTCTCGTTCGTGACCTACTATGAAAGCGTTGCCAAGCTGGCGATGGAATTCTTTGGCTGCGGTCATATCACCGAGAAGAAGGTGAGCAATGAGCGCATCAACCGGCAGGGTGTCCCGATGGATATCCGGTATCGCTGGTGCGCTTCATGGGCCGAAGCCAAGAAAGTTGCCGGGTTAATTGCACCACACCTTTCTCACTACCAGGAACTGGCCGTGAAGATTGGAGCCCCGGTATGATCGTCGGTATTTCCCTGGCCGAGGGTGCTTCACCCCCGGCCTATGCCACGTTAGGCGCGGCTGGTGCCGACCTTCGGGCTTACCTTCCTGATGGTGGGCTGGCATTCGCACCGGGAGAACGTCGGACGATCTCGACTGGTGTGACCCTCGAAATACCGGAAGGTTATGAGGGTCAGGTTCGTCCAAGGAGCGGGCTTGCCCACAACAAGGGCATCACGGTCCTGAACACGCCTGGGACCATCGACAGTGATTATCGGGGAGTTGTTGGGGTCATTCTCTACAATGCGGGCCACAACCAGTTCATGGTAAACCACGGTGATCGCATTGCCCAGATTGTCTTCTGTCCGGTTCAGCAAGTCGTCTTTTCCTTTGGGATGAAAACGGCTACCGAACGTGGGGTAGGGGGCTTCGGGTCAACCGGTGTAGGCTAGTGCCGCCGGAAGAAGAGACTGGATGGTTACTTTTAGTTGTGCTGGATCGACTGGCTTAGGAAGTAGCGGAAAGCGAGCATCTTGCATCTTCTGCTTCCGGGCCAGGGTGATCTCACCGGAGATCATGAGGACAGGCATATCAGGGTAGACCTTCCTCAGTCTTACCGCCGTGTCAACACCGTCTAGCTCCCCTGGGAGTGAGAAGTCGATGATGGCCAGTCCGGGCCTCTCGGTGGTAATGCGAAGGGCCTCTTCGCCGTCAGACGCCCCAATTGTAGGCAGGTTCCAGTGGCCGATTACCGCCCGGGTTGCCTTTAGGATTGCCCGATCATCGTCAATCACCAGGACCGTTGGAATAGCCGTCAAGACATCTGGAGCTATTGGTGTTGAACAGTGGTAGCCCGCTGATGACATCAAAACCCGGCCATTGTTATCAACCAGAGCAAGGCCAACCGGTGAGTTCTGGATTGCCGAAAATACGGTCATCCATTCCGGGTTTGAGCTTCCCCCCATCATCAACCGCATTCTGGATAGCGCCTCAGTGCTCGGGGCATCAACGCCACGTTCCCATCGGGAGACCGTCTTTTGGTTGACTCCGAGGAAGTTGGCAAGGTCAAACTGTGACAGCCCTGTTGCCTTTCGGAACGCCTTGATATCGGAGAGTGGGTCCAGGTCTTCCATGATGGCCCCTTCTATTTCACAAGAGGTAGTCGAAGCGAGAATACCGACCCCTTGCCCTGTGTCGAGGTTAGCTTGATGTCAGTTCCCAGAACTTGCGCCGTTTTCCGTGCTATTACAAGTCCTAAACCAGACCCCTTCTCACCCTGGCGAGCTTTGTTATTCAACTGAACAAATGGGTCAAATATGGCGTCTAGCTTATCAGGGGCAATTCCGATGCCGTTGTCTAAAACTTGTATCTCAATCTCATTGCCCCGGTGACGGCACCCTACAAGAACTGTCCCACCCCGTGAGAATTTAATGGCATTTGATACAAGATTTGAAAGAGTGCGGTATAGGATGTCTGCGTTCGTAACGATCGTTACACTTACGGGGATGACGATCTCAAGCCGGCAGTCGTTGGCACTGGCGTGCCGTGTGAACTGATCTGAGAGGCGGATGAAGATCATGGCGAGCGGGTGCGGTTCCCGGGGCCATAGGGCGCTTCCAAATTCATACCGGTTGATGTCGAGGAAGTCGTCAAGCAGCTTTGACATTCGATCTGATGATACCCTTGCCTCATTGAGCAGGTCGCCCACATTCTCCCCGTCTTGTTCAAGGTCAAGCTCTATTGCTGTAATGAGCAACCGGAGGGCGTGTGCAGGTTGGCGAAGGTCATGGGCACCAGCGGCAAAAAACTGACGGCGGTAGGTAGCCTCAAGGATGGCCTTTTCCTTTTCCTTGATAAGCTCTCCTGTTGCAGCTTTGATGCGGGAGAGAAGTCGGTCTTCTGTTGCCTCATTCAAAATTATGATCAGGGCCAGCGTTAAGATTATGCGGCATATGGTAGTTAGTGCGTAATAGAAAGCCAAGACACCCCCTTGCTCGTAGTAGGATATGTCCGGTATGGGCACAAGTTGAACATAGACGCCACGAACAATAACGACTAGAGTAGTCAAAGTGACTGCAAGTATAATCATACTAAGTCCCACCCCATACGCCCCTCTTCTAATTCGAGTGGCAATCAAAAAGTAGTTTGCGGTGCCTAGAAAAAAGAAATGAGCGACGCATAAAATAGTGATACGAGTAGCTATGTCTTGTGGTTCAAATCCGAACTGGTAATAAAACGCCGCAAACCACCCAATTACGATGGGATACATGACATAAAACATCCGCCGACCGCATAGCCACAAAACTCCTGCATGGAGAAACGCTGATGCGATAATAACTATGGTGTTCCCGACGAAGCCCTGGTTCACATGGTATATCGACCCCTTTGTAAGAACTATGATCAGGCCGACGCCATAAAGGAGGTCGTGCGCAGCAAACAGTAGAAAACCTTGTGCCCCCTTCTTATATGCACATAGGGTCAGGAGCACTAGACCGCAGGCTATAGCAACGATTGAAGAGGCAAGTCCGAAGGTACTCACATCGAGACGGATCATTTTACCCTCCATGTTCCTAAAATTGTATCTTTCTTAACTATTTCGGTTAGGCGTCGTTAGGCGTATCAGGTGCCTCGGGACCGTGCCATAAGTAGGCTATCGAACGCCAGCTAAAAGGCGAGCCGCTCTTGAGAATAGGCGCGGCGCACGGAAACAAGGGCAAAAGGGGGTTAGGGTATGGATAACGTGACCGGAACACTCGCAGTCGTTGCCGCAGTCAGCTACCTCGTTGCGGGTCGCCAAACCATCATGCTCTACTTCCTTACGCGCCGGGGGAACGATGGGATGCTCTTGTGGGCAGAGTATCGCCGTGGCTGTATGTATGCCACGCTCCTGGTCTGGGTTCTCGCTTGTCTTTGGCCCGTCCTGCTGGTGGGTCAAGTTGTTGCCAAAACCGTCCAGTCCATGGAGCAACCCCAATGAAGTTGGTTCAGCCGCGTGCGTTCATCATCGGGGAGACGACAATCGTCGTTCCCGGGATGCGTGACTTCCTTGACGAACTTGGAGCTTCCGCGTTCCCGATCAATCACAGCATCCCACCGGGCCAGTTTATGGCCGAGGTAGCTGGACGGACCTGTTACAAGTCCTTCCATGTTGGGCTCAATCCCAACGTAAAGTCCATCCGTGCGGACAGTTCCGAGTACATGGCCAACGTGATCGCTTCGGCTCACGGGTCAGTGCTTGAACACGCCACCGTGAACTTCGGGCTGGCGAACGTGTCTCGCATTCTCACACACGAACTGGTGCGTCATCGTCAAGGTGTGGCAATCAGTCAGGAGAGTATGAGGTTTGTCCGTCTGACCGACCTCGGGATGTACTATCCAAGCGCATTCGAGGTGGAGGAGATCGAACACTTGTACGACAGCATTCCACCACTTGAACTTCTAGCCCCCGGCGAGATTATGTTCGACACGGAAGGCAACCCGGTGTGGTATCGCCCAAGCGCGGAAGGGGGTGGCCACTTCGGCCCCGACGCCTTCAACAAGCTGACCCCCGAAGAGATGAAGGTATGCTGGGTGTCCGAGCGCGTCCTGATGATGTTGACCATCTTCAATGACGAGGTTGCTGCCGCTGAGGACAATCAGTTGACCATGGCTGGTCTGCTTCGGCTTGACCACTCGAAGTCGTTCACGGCCAAAAAAAAGGTGACCTCGGCAATGCGTCGGCTTGCCCCGGCTGGCGTTGCAACCTGCTTGGTGTGGACGGCAAACCACCGCACTATCCGGTTCGTTATCCAACAGCGGACCAGCCGTGGTGCTGAGGAAGAGATACGGGTGTTGTTCCACGACATCTTCAAGCAGGTCCATAATCGGTTCCCGGACCTGTATGCTGATGCCCACTTTGAGTATGACGACGAGGAGGACGAGGCGAAGCTCAACGCCAACTACGCCGTCGTGTTCGAGCACCACAAGGTCTAACTGAAACCAGTTTCAAAACGAGGGATGCAATGAAATCGTTGAAGCACTCGGAAGTCCAGGCGTTCTCAAATTGGGTAGGCCGCGTTGGTACGATCCTGCCGAACGCCGGATACCACGATGTCCTCCGCGTCGAAGTCAACGGCCAGCTCGTTGTTTACAAGAAACGCAAGGGCAGCAGCCTCGAAACCTGCCAACGCGGGTCGCGGCTTGTCAATGAATGGCGGTCGTGTGAACAACAGATCGCAGCTTGACGGGGAGGGGGCTTCGGCCCCCTTTACCCTTTGGAGGATACCATGAGAGACCGGCCAGCACCGTCCGCAAGTGCCAAGCCTTCTGTTTTTGTACCGGAACAGCCAACGCAATGGCCTGCCGGTTCCCTGGTATTCGCACACAACACGGCTCATTTGCGTGAGCCTGATGGCAGGTCCAGCTTCAAGGGCTTGTTGGGGTGTGTTTACAGAGACATAGCAAGTGGGCGGAAGGACTACGCAGTGTGGCGGTATAATAAGCAAGCGGCCTCATTTACGTTTGTGGGTCATTATGTAACATGGCATGAGGGAATGGGCCGTCTCGACTAACGGCGTGTTCGCTGAAATCAAAGTATACATTATGAACTACTTGGTGGACCCCAAGCAGGGCGCCCCCTATTCGTAAGGTTAGCGGGTGCGTGATGTACTCAGGTGAGGCAAAATGCAACAGAATGCTACGAAAAGTGATTGACGAACCTCAAGGAAGTGGTATGGTTAGGCCGGATTTGGGGCGGCAAGCGCCCATAGCCTGATCGACAAAACTCAATGAAGAGGACTTCCCGATGCTCGAATATACTCCCGCTGGGCAATTGCAGCCACTGAAGCGGACACCTCCCGCCTCCACATTCACGGTGGAGCACCTAACCGAACTTAAAGATGTGGAGAAAGATGTAATGCGTGACCGCGTTGCATATATCCACGTCACAGGGTGCAACCCATCCCACCTTCGTAAGATCACCCAAGATTTCCTGGCCGTGATGACATCCTTCTTCAAAGGACCGCTGCCTGAGCCAAAGGTGGGTCCAATTGTCATCAACCCAGACGTGCTTGAATTTCTTGACATCGAAGCACACCCGCTTGTGAAAAAGGTTAACGAGTTCTACCGTAGGGGATACCGGATTAATGTTCCCGGTGGTGAGCGGAGGCGGTATAGCGCGGTTCGTATGGAGGGCGCTATAAACGGAAAGCGGTCAAGGATCACTGTGCAGTCTGATGGCTCTGTTCTTGAGGGATGGGCCTGAAGGTGAATGATCTCGCAAAGTTCGCTCCCCCTAAAGGCACGAAAGGGCGCCTGCTCCTCAGACTTCTATTAATTGGGGATCAGGTTGGGCCAGTTGAGGCATTCTATCGTCTCAACCTTCCCACCCTTGCTGCTAGGGTGAGCGAGCTTCGCAAACTGGGCTGGCCTGTACGAACTATCGAAATGCCCCATCCAACCCTTGCAAATGAAGATGTAACCTACTATCTTTTAGATCAGCACTTCCGATCGTGGCTGTCTGCCCACCCGGGCGCTTCTCCGAAGGATTATCCCGACAGTGATGGCCGGGGTAAGTTTACAGATAGGGGCGAAGTCACCCAGGTCTGAAACCAGTTGCAAAATCCTCAATGACCCACCTCTGGCCCATTGGGGATTGGTATGTCTGTCACCATAAAAGCGCGTCCAGCGTCCAATCGTGCGACCACCGGCCGCAAGCGCCGGAAGGGTGTCCCCGAGACGACTGATGTCCATGTCAGGGCTCTGAAGGAGTTCGTGGCATCGCAAAGCATGGATGATCCTTTCGACCTTTACTACGCTGGCGGGCAGACGGGTGTCCCAGGTACTAAATGGGTTGTAAGGCAGCCGCCATACTCGTTTAACACGCTTATGCGTGTCCCCTACGAGAACTCCATCCTCTTGAGTTGTATTCGGGCTATCGTCACAAATTGCGACGGCCACGGTTACACCATGGAGTACATCGGGCCGAGTGGTCAGCACTCCTGCCCGGCAGCAGTCAAGGAAAAGGCTGTCCTGCAAGACCTGCTCGACCACCCCACCTATGATATGACCTTCCAGACCTTGCGTGAGCGTATCCGCGAGGACTATTGGACTGTCGGCAACGCATTCATCGAAATTGGCCGGGGTAAGGACGGGCGTATCGTCTCCGTCAATCACATTCCTGCCTACATGATGCGCGTCACCGGGCCGGACAAAGAGCACACCACCTTCACTTACCCGATGCCCCGTGACGGGAACCCCAAGGCTACTGCGCGCTTGTCGCGTCGGTTCCATCGGTTCGTCCAGATGTACGGCATCGAGCGGGTGTTCTTTAAGGAGTTCAACGACCCGCGCAAGATCAACCCCCAAAATGGCATGCCCAATGATGGGTTGGCCCCGGAAGATTGCGCCACCGAGATCATCCACCTCAAGTTCTACACCCCGTTTAGCATGTATGGTGTCCCGCCTTGGGTTGCCAACATGCCTTCCGTGCTGGGCACCCGGCAGGCCGAACTGGTGAACCTGGACTTCTTCCAAGAGAACGCCATTCCGGCGATGGCCCTGCTGGTCAGTGGCGGCCAGTTGACCGACGAGACAGTTCAGGAAATTGAAGAGCACTTCAGCGTGGTGCGTGGGCGCGGCGCAATGAACCGGGTCCTCGTGTTGGAAGCCCTCGGGGACATGACCGGAGCGTCTGAGACCGGCACCGTGCCGACCCCGAAGGTTGAGTTGAAGATGCTGCAAGGTGAGCGACAACAGGACGCGATGTTCCAGGAGTTCGATAAAAATGGTCGGATGCGTATACGCTCTAGCTTTCGGCTTCCTCCTGTGCTGCTGGGTGAGGCAAATGACTACACCTATGCAACCGCCAAGGTCAGCTTCGAGATCGCCGAAAGTCAGGTGTTCGCCCCCGAGCGCACCAAAATGGATGACGTGTGGAACAACCAAATACTCACCACCTATCAGCCCCAGTTTTGGCGCTTCCGTTCCAATCCCCCTCGAATGGTTGATCCCGATGACGTAGTGAATGCCATCAACGTCTTCGACAAGGTTGGCGCCTTGACCCCCAACACTGCAATCAGGCTCTACAACGAGAGCTTTGATATGCACATCGACACCATCGACCAACCATGGGGCGACGTGCCGATGCAGTTGCTTGTCGAGTTTGCAACCAATGGCACGCTGATCGGCTTCGACGACGTGAACGACCCCGAGCTTGCCCAGCCCGATGCGGGCGGTGGCACGCCGGCTGATGCCAAGCAGCAACCCCGACCGTCCTCACCGAAGGAGGACACCACTCTCGACGCCCTTCACGCGATGCGGCGAACCATCCGTGAGTTTCGGGCAATAGCATCCAAGATGGACCGCCAGGGCCGTGATGCAAAGGGGCACGACAGTGGAAACCGCCCTCCTCAGTCTTGAGACGTTGGCCCTCCTACAGCCGTGGGGGGACCAGCACTCTTTTGATGCTCTTCTGACCGAACTTGATTGCATCGGCATGCTGGCGCGTCTCGATACCCTGATCCGTCAGAAGGGTGGGGAAGTCCCGGATGAGGGGGAGATTGAGGAAGCTGCCAACACCCGGGATGAGCACGGTTCACCGTGGCTCCGGGGCTACGAGGCCGAACTAACTGCCATCTTCCTGCAAGACTACTGGGACCGGATGCAGACCTCCTTGGCGAAGTTTCGCTTCGAGATGAACTACAGTCGTCCAGATGTCACGCGCGCAATCAACGAATTGGATGCTGCCATTGATGGCATGAGGGTCTTAGACCAGGACGTGAAGAAGGAGACCAAGGCCCGGATAGCTGAGATCATGAAGGCAGGCTTCGACAAGGGGAGCAAGGGGCAGAACCTTGATAGCAGCTACGTCGCGTCACATAGCCGCCTCATGGTTCAGGACGGCCTTTGGGAGAGCCTGGGGTTCTACCTCCGTGAGTTCTTTTACCGCTTTGTCGCCCCGAAGGTCCGCAAGGAGCTTGAGGTAGTGTTCGACGAAAAAATTGTCCAGAAGGTAACAGATACAAGAAAGGTGCTTGAACTTCTAGCCAATCCATCCTATGTTACAGCTTACATGGCGATCATGGCCAACGTGGCGGCCCAGCGCAGCTACAATTACGGCTTCCTGACAGCCATCCAGGCACGCGGTGTCCGGGTATTCCGGCTCGTCGCGGTCATCGACAACCGAACGAGCGACATCTGTCGCGCACTCAACGGCACAGAGTTTTTCGTCTCCGATGCCCTTCGGTTGATCGAAAGAGCTTCAAACCCTCAAATCCCAACAGCGGCAACGACCGTAACACCCTGGCTCCGGGCTGAAACGCTTGAACCCATGTCGGTTCAGCAGCTTGTAGCCGCAGGGGTAATGGTCCCGCCGTTTCACGCAGATTGCCGCACCCACCTCGAAGAGGTTAAGGCGTCAATTTGAAACTGGTTTCAGGGACGGGGCTATGTCAGAGCGTCGGAACATCACGTTTGCAATCAAGTCAGTTGACCAAGCTAAACAGCTTGTCACTGGCATGGTGTATGCGCCGATGGTTATCGACACGACTGGCGAGTTCATGCTTCCCGAAGACCTTGAACTGGCCGCCCATCGCTTCCTACAGATCGACCTATCCAAGTGCGTTGATACCCAACACAACAATGTCCTCAACGGGTCCTACCCGGTCGAGAGCTACATCGCTCGCGGAAACCCGGAATACCCGGAAGGCTCGTGGGTGGTCACAATCAAGGTCCCGGACAAGGACCTCTGGAAGCAGATCGTCGATGGTGAGATCAACGGTTTCTCATATGAATGCTACGTCACCCTAGTTCCACATGCCGTCGAATACCTCGTCACCCGGGATCATGTCGGGCTTACTGAGGAAACTGATGGGCACGCTCATATCTTTTTCGCCCAGGTAAATGAGGCTGGAAAGATCGTCTATGGCAAGACCGAAATAGTCACCGAGCATGATCACCAGATCGTTTGCTCTTCGCGGACTACGACCGATTACGGTCATAGTCATCGTTTCTTCATCTGAGGACCATGTGATGCGACCTATCCCCCGGACCTTTAAGGCAGTTGCAGTCGCTCAGACTGACCCGGACCCGCGTTTCATTTCGCTGGTCAAGGTCGGGGCGAACCAGACGCCGTTCCGTGCCCTCAAGTCTGCCGTGAAGGATGAACTCGCCATGATCGTCTTGAAGGGGGAGGGGGCTTCCGTTGTGGGCTTTGCGTTCCCGGCCGCCAGCTTCACCACCGCGACAGTGAAGGCTTTCATGGATGACGGTGGTTACTCCGACTATGCGATTATCGCTGGTGCGGATTACATCCGTGTGAAAGCAGCCGATGCTGTTGGTGGCAATGACCAGCCCGGTGAAGCCCCTGCGGGCTCCCGTGAGATTGCCTTGAGCGGTGGCGTGGTCGTGACCGTCATCACCAACAAAGCTCCCAACCCGGACATCGCGGGCAACACGCCCTCCATGATCACGTCCGCAACACCCGTTCGTACCAAGGAAGATGAGCCCGCAGAGCGTGTGAAACGTGACTTCACGGCTGCCGAACGTGCAACCGACGCCAGTTCAGGCGCGGCTATGCCTGATGGCTCATTCCCCATCGAAAACGGTTCCGATCTCGAAAATGCTGTCCGGGCGATTGGCCGTGCCAAAAACCCGGCGGCGGCAAAGCGTCACATTATCTTGCGGGCACGGTCCCTCGGCCTGACCGCTAAACTCCCGGAGGACTGGAAAGTGAGCAAAAAGGACGAAGAGCAGGCCGCCGCAGCGAAAGCCGCTGGCAACAAGCTGCGTAACAAGCCCGCCGATGCTGACGCGGAGGCGGCTGAAATGGGTGTGCCGAATAGCGGTGGCGAAGCGGGTGCTGTTACCCAATCGTCCAGCGACAACCCGGAAGACGGTACGGGCGAAGGCTTGCCGTCTGGTGCAAGTGTCCCCCACCCGGCCACGACTGGTAACGACGGAACGGGTGAGGGCATCGGTACTCGGGGCGGCCCGTCCGTGATTGCGACCCCCGGTTCAACCGGCCCGCAGGATGCTACCGGCGCTGCCATTCCTTCTCGGGGTGCCCCCTCGAAGATTGGCAAAAAGTTCGACGATTGGTCGGAAAGGATGGCCAAGCCAACTGCCTTCTCCGATGCGCTGGAAAGCAAAGCGGATGGTGCTCACCCGGACCTCCACGGTCTTACCCGCTCCCTTCATGATGTAACCAAGGCGTGTGTTGCCAAGGGTGATTATGAGGGCGTGAAGAAGGCAGCCGGCGAGTACGCCGATCTCGTGACCAAGATGGGTCAGGTGTTTGACGGTGCCCGTTCCGCCAAGCGTGCCAAGTCCGACCTCGACGCCTTCCAGAGCAAGGTTTTCAACGACCAGTCGAACGACACCATTGTCGTTCTCAAGGCCGTTTCGGACCTGAGCGCCAAACTCGATACCGCTCTGCAACTGGTTTCAAGTCAGAAAGCCGACACCGACGCCAAAATCCAGGAAGTCAAGGCGGCGGCTGAAGCTGTGAACGTCATCGTCCAGCGTGGCGCACAGGCTGGTGACGAGGCGGTTTCCGACAAAAAGGAAGATGCGCCTGCTTCTGCTTCGGACTTCGTTCGTGACCTCCGTATCCGTTCTCAGTTTGGGCAACCCCCGGCAACCCTCTCCCGCAAAAAGTAACCGTGGTCCGAGCGTAGTTGCCGGATACACCACCTAACAAGGAGCATGTTAAAATGGCCCGTGACCTCTCCCGTAAGGCGGATATCGCCCTCGCTGATCTGAACAGCCACGGTGGTATTCTGATGCCGGAACAGTCGGATACTTTCGTCCGTCTGTTGCTTGACACCCCGACCCTGTTGAACCAAGTGCGTTTCGTTCCGATGAACGCCCCGATCATGTATGTCAACAAGATCGGTTTTGGTTCGCGCATCCTTACCGCTGCCAACGAACTCGGTGGCGCCGGTCTGAACTCTGACCTGTCTGTTGACAGCAATGATGGCAACAACAGCCGTTATGTCGCTGCTAACCAGCGTGCAATCCCGACCCTGGAGCGCATCGAACTCCAGACTTCGGAAGTCATCGCCGAAATTCGTATCCCCTACGAGGTGATCGAGGACAACATCGAGCGTGGCGACATCACCAACACCTTGCTCCAGTTGATCGCCGAGCGTGCGGCGCTTGACCTGGAAGAGTTGCTGATCCTGGGCGGCACCAACAGCGCCGACCCCTACCTGTCGTTGCAGACAGGGGTCCTGACCCGTATCTCCTCGAACGTGGTGAACGCGAACGGCCAGCCGATCTCTGTTGGCCTTTTCAACAACCTGAAGAAGAGCCTGCCCACCAAGTACCGCCGTAACCTCGGCGTCATGCGGTGGTTCTTCTCCATGGACACCGAGAGCGATTACCGCGTCCAGGTTGCCTCCCGCATCGGTACGCTGGGCGACGACACCCTGACCGGCAATGCCCCGCTCAAGGTGCTCGGCGTCCCGCTGGTCGGCGCGGCCTTGATGCCTGTTACCCAGGGCATCCTGACCAACCCCCAGAACATCCTGTTTGGTATTCAGCGGGATGTGCGGATCGAAACTGACCGCAACATTCGGTCGCGTGAAGTGGTCGTGGTTATGACCGCCCGTATCGCTCTGCAAATCGAGCAGGAAGATGCGTGTGCGATGGCCGTGAACATTGGTTCGGCCGTGTAATCTGACCACCGGCACCACACATAGTGTAGCAGTCAGAAATGGCTGCTACACTACAGCCAGAGGATAGAGTGATGAGCATCAAGTTCACCAAGACCGACCAGATCGGTATGAACCAGAACGGAGAGCCGGCCAGCTTGCTTGCGGTGCGTGACGCCCAGCAACACGCCCGCGACGTTGCCCGTAACCTTTCTGCCCTTACCGACAGCAGCGGCGGCTCCGTGAGCTTCCCGCAGTCTGTCAATCTCCTGCCCACCTTTGCTGACTTCCTTGCTTCTGGATCCACCCTGGCCGACGCAACCGCTTTTGCGGCTTCCCTCGCGAAGCTCAAGAATGCGTTGGGTGAAGTCGCAACCAAGGCTCGTTCGGTTGCCCTGGCAGTCGGCGCTCCGGTTGAAGTTTGGGATGGCGGCGGCACTGCTACCGGCACCGTTCCCGCCCTCGACCTGACCGCTACCGCGATCTCCGGCGCGGCCCCCACGGCCTCTGGCCTTCTGACCGTCACCGCTGCGTACAATACTGCCTTCATCGGCCTTGTTGGTCTGGTGAATGGTATCGACGTTGCGACCGGCAACAGCCTTGTGAAGCCGGTTCCGACCTCGTTCGGTTCGCAGTACACCAGCATCCCGGGCGCCTCGCTTCCGGTTGCTGCGACGGCCACCAGTGCTACGGCGGGCTTGCGTCAGTCGGATGTCACGACTTGGCTGGCTACTGCGGCCAACAACGTCGCGACCCTGGCTTACAACATCAATCAGGTCGTGGGACAGCTCACGGGTCTGACGGATAGCTCGGGCGGCACCGCCAGCGTCTATAGCACCATCGTCGCAAGCCCTGTGCTGCCCGCCGATGCCCTGTTGACCGCAACCACCAATGGTCCGACCGTCGCGACCCTGAACACCAAAATCGGTGTTGTGGTCAACGCCCTTGCTTCGTTGGATGCTGAAGCGGCCAAGCTGCTTGCCAAGTTTGACCTCAACCGTGCCGTTGCCTACACGGGCGCCGGTTCGGTAAGTGTGACCCTGGCTTCGGTTGGCAACACTGGTTCCGGTGCGGCCACTGGCCCGACTGCTGCAACTGTTCAGCCGGTGGTTACGGCCATCGACGAGAGCTTTGCCGCCCTCGCCAAGAACTTGGACCTCGTCCTGCCGCTCGCAAACCTGAAGCCCCTGGCTTTTGAGTACACCGCGACCCCGGCTGCGACCGGTGCGATCACCGTCACCTTGTCGGGTGTGGCGACCGGCCAGTCCAAAGTGACCCTGGACGCCATCCTGGCGAACTGGGCCAACAACATTGCCACTGTTGCTGCTGTCATCAACGCTGCTGTGGCCCGTGTGAACGGCCCGGTGGTCCTAATCAGCAAGTAAACACAACACTGGGGCCTTAAATCTTAACCCCGGTAACTAGAAGGAAGTGTGTCATGGCCGACGAAGCCGCTCCTCGCTACAAAGCGACCCTAGTCCGGGGGCAGGTCTACTACCTCGGAAACACCATCTTTACCGTCGGAACCCCGAAGGAAGTCGATCAGGTGACGAAAGAGACGCTTGAACGGGATGCAATCGACATGATCAAGGTCGAGCGCAACCTCAAGCCAATCCAGAAGTTCACCTTTGGAGTCTTCGATCCCTCCGCTCCGGTAGTCCCGGCGCCCAAGGTTCGGAACCGGTAACACGCCCTGTGCGAGGCCCTCGGGCCAGCAGTAGGGACGTGTGGCGGGAGAAGGGATGCCCCTCCTTCTCCCGTTTTACTCTAAGGAGATCACGCTATGTCTCAGCTTCCGTTCTGCCAGATGTCTGATGTGAAGCAATGGCTCCCGGTCCGGGACGGCGTGAGCACCTATGATGCCAAGATCATGTCCTTGATGCTGATCGCATCCAAGCAGATTGAAAGCTATTGCCGTCGTGACTTTACTTACCAGTCGAATTTCGTTGAAGCCTTTGACACCAAGCAGACCATCCACCGGGTTCCCGACTTCGCCAGTAGCTGCATCCCTGCAACCGGTTTCATGTATGTCGGTCGGCCCCAGTCACTGTACCTGACCCTGACACCCATAGACATGACGCAACCAATCATCGTGAACTTTGACCCTTATTTCGTCTTTGGCACCCAGACCGTCCTAAATGGCGTTCCGGGAGCCAACGGTATTTGCATCCCGGACTATCAGATTGAGCCAGGGAAGGCCAACAAGTGGCCCAAGGTCATCCTCATGCGTGGCTTGCCCAAGACCAACAGGGCGCTCCAAGTGACCTACAGCGGCGGCTACCAGCCAGACCCGGCCAACACCTACCTCATGGTGGACAGCGACATCACGATGGCTACGGCCCTCCAGACGCTGTTCCTATGGACCCGCAACAACCCGGACAACATCGGTATCAGCCAAGACCGCACGATGGGCTCCCCAGGTAACAAGGGTTTCCACGCAGGTACAGCCGACTTCGAGAAAAATTCCGGGGTGTGCAATGAGGCCGCCATGCTTCTCAAGGACTACGCCAGGATTGCGAAGGGACGCGGCTAATGTTCGTCTTCACCGTGAAGATCGGAAAGAAGGAATACGAGGACTTCGAGGACGCCTTTAACGGTGTTGATGAAGGGCTGATCTCAGCAATGGACAGCGCAGCATCGGGTATCAAAGCGGCCCTGGCTTCGGCCCTCCGTGAAGTTGCTGCCAAGATAGCCGCCCGGCACGGCGAGCA